TTTTTTTTTTTTTTTTCAATTTATTTTTATTTTTTTATTCTGTTATCTTTTTCAGTGGTTTTTATGGAATCATGTTTTTTGGAGAATTGGTATCATAGTCCCAAAATCCTGTATGTGTTATAGCTGGGAGTAATATTTGTGCTCTTTCATCCCCACCGAACATGTTGCTGTCGTGTCTTACTGACATATCGTTATAGTCTTTGACACCGAGTTCCCTTCTGAGGATGGTGTCAATTCTATTGATGTCACTGCGGTCTTTTATCCTTACAGTAATTACGTATGGGTTATCTTCCTCTCTCCACATTTCATATCCCATGTTCATCAGTAATTTCTTAGCATAGTTGTAGATTACCCATTGGTCGTCATATCCCCCGCTATTTTCAAATATGTTTTTTATTGTTTCCCTGATGATTTTCCTGAGGGAATCTTCATTTAGTCTTATCTTCATACCTTAAATCGATTTATTGTATATACAATAAATACATAAATGGCATAAAAAAAGGTCATAACGTTTGTTTCTGTTTTTACGTTATGACCTTGTTATTCAACATTTTCTTCCTTTACCTGTTTCATTATTTGATTTCTTAAAATGGCAATCAAATTCATCGCCGAACCAATATTCAATGTTTTCAATCAGTTGTTTAAGGCTGTCATCAAGTTCATTCTTCTTAAGAACGGTTTTTGTGCGTAGCCAAAAACAGCCATAAGGGGAAACATCGGTACTGTCTACAACAATTTCCCAATTGCCATCTGAATAGTTCTTGTCAACAGCCCTGCCAAGTCTTGTTAATACGTCAATACTATAACACCTGAAAAACATCATATAAACTTCTTTTTCATGTCCGCAACAAGATTCGAAAGTCTCGGTATCGGGAAGACTATTGAGCAAATAATATAGGTCAATACATTGTTCGTCCATGTCTGATGGGTATTTCAATTCATTTTTTATGTTCTTATTGTACTTCATAACTTATTCCTCCACTTTAATAATTTCTCCTACAGATTCGTCTTCATCCAATACCTCCAAATTTTTATCGCATGTTTCCTTATATTTCTTAAGGCTTTGTTTAATGGTATTTTTAGCAACTTCTTTGTCAGAACATATAGATGTTAGATATGACGAAGTACATATAGATAAACCACATTCCCCATGAATAACCGTGGTTCCACGCATTTTCCCATATTCATCAAGCCATTTAACGCATTTACCATAACTAATCTCATTGATGCTGGATACAACATGTTTTTCAATCGAGTCAATAATATTATTGTCAATATTATCGTCATACCAATTGATTATGTAAAAGGTATCACCAACCTTAAGTTCGCCTAATGTTTTCATTCTTTAAAAATAATATTTCTTTTAATTACTTCATATGTTGTAAACTTGCCTTCATACCTCTTTTCAAGATAATCAATAAACTCTTCGGGACCAATCACATTGAAAAGGCAACCTTGCATTAACTCATTATCTGTTTGATCAGAATTATCATATTCATTTTCCAATTCATCAATCAAACCATATATATTTTCGTTATTATGTTTCTTTATATATGGTACTAAATCAATAGAATCCAATATTGAATATGTTAATTCCTCTGCTTTTTTCCAATCTTCATTACTCATTTTCCCACTTTATAAAATTTAATTGTATCACCAGGGTTGTACAATGTATTTGTTAGAACCTGAACCGTTACATCCGAATAACATGAAATATCAACGGTTATCATATACTTAAACTTTGAATTATCTTCAATTTTGACCTCCTTAACAATACCAATATCAAAAATAGTATACGTACAAGAAGATAAAACAAACAAAATTGTTATAAAAAATGCCAATCTCTTCATTGTTCCATTGTTTTTCTTAAATCTTCTATAAAACCATATTTATAATCTGCCTCATTGAAATCTCTATTGATATACAAATAATCATATATATTATCTTCAAGCCATTCGCAAACCTTGTCAAGCATTTCTTCTTTGCCTAAATTAAAACTATATTCGTCTATTTTACGAATTTCTCCATCTTCCATTTCCATATTTTATCCTTTATTACTCATATGTCTTATAGTCTTCTTTGTAGATTACTTTTTCACCTTCTGCTTCCTGTTCATTTTTACACAAATTCCTCATATAATCTTCAGCAGCATTCAGTGTCATTCCTCTAAGCATTACTTGACAAATACCGGGACCATACCAATAGTCATAACTATCAGTAATCCAAATGAACGGGAAGATCTGTTTCTTGATTGTGTAGTCAACTTCACCGTTCTTGTGTGTCACTTTCACTATTTTCCTTTTCATCGTCGTACAAATTATATAAATCAAAAAATATTTTTTCAGACTCACACAGTTCATTCTCATTTATTTCCAAGTATTCACTGTTATCCCAATTCTTCACAACGGTTCTTGTGTCATCGAAACGATATTTTTTAATATAACCATTATCTTCGTCATCCTTGATTATATCTTTAATTGGATCAATTTCAGCAAATTCAAACACAGATGCCATAAAACAACGTATGGCACAAAAGTCTTCTTCCATGTCTGGATAATCAGGAAATATAAAAAACATACATCCGCTACGAATATAGGTCACTTTAAGTTTATACCACCCACTACCATATTTTTCAGATATTTTATTTTCTCCGGAAAAATAATACCAATATTCACGTCCCTCTTCTATATGTAAATGATAGTTGTCTCTACCATATAAATCTAAAAGTCTTGTTGATAGTGTTATTCTTTTTATTCTCATAGCAAATTGTTTTCTTTTTTTTTCTTTACCTAAATCTTTTCCTCTGTTTCCTCCGAAAATACGTATTTCTTTAGTTTATCGAAGACGTTATTGAAATTTATGTTACATACGCCGCTACACAGCACGCATGTTTCATTTTCTATGTTTTCCTCAAGCCATTTGCATATGAGGTCTGCCGCATCCTTAAATCCCGCAATATATGCACACTCGGTCTCAATGAGCAGTGATATGTTTCTATTGCTCAATTGTTTTTCTATATTCTTACGGTATTCCACCGCGCCCTTGTCTGCCTTTGTCATATTTTATTATTGTTTGTTTTTTTCTTTATTGAGCCTCTACGCTTTCATAGTATTTTCCATCACACATCTCTTTGCGTTCTTTCAAATCATATTTGTTAATCTTATCGCAATACATAAAATATTCTTTTGAGAATGGTCCTAATGGGCATTTCTGCCAATGTTTACATCTACTACAAAATGATTTTGCCATATTATTGGTTGTTTGTTTTTGTTCTGTTATTTATTGCACCACATTCAATTTCAGCCTTGTTTATCAATTCAATAAGAGGTTTTATATCTCCACCGATACAAAACACATCCTCACCAATGTCATTACAAATAGCATGTATTCCCGCCTTTGACATTTTCAATACGATGGTGGCAAATACACAGTTATTTTTCCTATTCATTTTTTTTAATATAAATCCTCCTTTATTGATTCATCGGGAATCCATGTAGATATACTTCCGTTCCATTCGTATACAGGAACCCTGATTTTCTCATAGCCAAATGTTCTGTAAAGATATCCATCTTTTCCCTCTTCGTACTTGTGTCTCCAAGACCAAAACCATTCGCATTCCGTTCCGTCAGTAAGAATGGATTTATGATGATGCTCGTGATCAAAACAATGTACAAGGTCATTCCAAACAAACAAATCCTCTATATTGTCTAAATAGAAATATTCGGGATTTGGATAGTTTCTAACAATCCAACGAAGTCTTGAGTCTACATCATCAGTGCTTTTTTGACGTAATTCTTTAATTAACTTAACAATATCTTCAATGGCTTCGATATAATATAATTCTTTAAACACAGGAATCATTGATGTTATTTCTTCATCCCATGTAGTTGTTTCAAACTTATACCCGCGTTCATTGTCGGTAAGAATGACATCTATACTATAATATTTCAGATAGTCTTCCTTTGACTTAATTTCATATTCTTCAAGAAATTCACAGAATAAGTCAATTGCGGGTTTGTATATTACATTTAAAGGAGTGTTTGGAAATCTCCACTGTGGTCCGGAACCGAATCTCATACAATCTTCAATTTCACGGTTAATATCATAAGCGGTAAATAATTCACGGTCCTTTGGCATACGCCCCCTACAGTTTCTCCATATATCATTAGCATGCATGTGAGAAGCGATTGTGTGTCTCCCTATACAATAGCGATAAGACATCCACAAACAATCTTCCTCATAATCGGTCATTGGAAAATTGTCTTGGTATGCCAACCTCAATGAGAACTCAGCGATAGTCTTGTAATGTTCAGGTGCATCTTTAAGAGATTTACCATTTACTTTTACTTCACCTGTTTTTGTATCAATTATTACTTTCATATACCCAAATATACAAATTTTATTTTTTTACATTCCTGAAAATTATGAGGTTAAACACAATGTGCAACAACATTATTACCCCCACTGTCTGCCAAAATGTTAGTATTGGCGCTGCCTTCCAAAACAATGGTGCAATCCAATTCCATAGGGCCATTATGCCCCATGCTGCAAGAAAGAAACATCCTATGGCGAGTGTTATACCAAACAGGCACCAAGCAAAATATTTTTTATTTCCCATAGTTTAAAAATAGTTATGTTTTTCTTCCGGTGTCATTTTCTTCCACTCCTCATCAACATACTCTCTCCAATCCTCACGGTCAAACTCTTCTTCAAGTTCCTCGTCAGTATAGTCATTGTCCATATACCAAAATAGAATCGGGTTACGTTCCTCGATTTCAATGTCTTGGTCATAGTTCTCCTTCCACCACTTCTTGACTGTTTCGGGGTTTGAGGTTGGCGAGGCACCGAGACAAACATCACAACTAAATCCGTTTTCTTCATAATCGAATTTATAGTATGTCTTACAGTCAGAAATAGCATTCATTACAATATCGGTTATTTCCTGTGACATATTATCACGGTCCGAACCGATTAGATAGCCATTAAGTTTATTTGATATCTGTTCCTTAATTGGGGGGACTTCCTTGTATGAACGGTATCCGGGATGGGTAAAGCCATCACTGTCCGTTTCCTCTTCTACCCACGCATTCTTATGACCACCGTTTTTCAGGTAGTCTTCAACCACCTCAATATCCGAGTTCCAATGTTCCTTGATATTATATGCCCTCTTGTATTTCTCTAAGATATACTTGAATTCATACTGTGACAGATAATGTCTTTCGTAGATACGTTCGTCTTTTCCAATCTTACCCTGTCTGTATTCTTCGACAAGATTATCCCAATCTGCTGCGGGTTGGGCCTTTGCATACATTTCGCACATGCAGTCATGATATGCCTTTTTCAAAATTTCTTTTCTGTCAATCATTTTTTATCCTTTTTTTTTAATTTTATAACATAATCCAAAAAATCACTTATGATGAACATTGCGTTGTCAAGTGTCTCAATGTCCATTTCATCACCGATAGTATCGCCATTCGTTGTGCATATTGTATAATACCCGTAATAATCGGGGCAGGGATCTGTGCGCTCACAGGAGTATTCGTTGTGCCAATCCTGTATACTAATGTGCAATTCAACATCCCCATCCAGTTTCTCATTGATATCCCCGATGTCAACCAACAGAGCCGCAATCAGTCTTTGATCTTTCTCAGGAACAATTTCCTTGTAGTTGTCTTTTGTGATTTTCATATAATATTTCGTTTTCGTATACCATCATTCCCCTTAACGTCAGCATACGCTGCGTATATGCATTCTCAATTTCACCGTTTGTTCTTTTCCATGAGTTGTCCGAAACACTATCGCTCAATGACTTTCCGTCATACAGATGTTCCAATATCGCCTCCCAATATGCATCCAAATTGTACTTCCCATTACTGAACCTAACACCGAAATGCCATCGCCTGAATAGTTCAATGTCAATGAACGGTTCCTGTTCGAAACAGTTTAACTCGTTCTTGATCTTCCATTGAAGCGGAACATACTGTATGAAGATTATCCTGCTTAAGATATCCTTGCCCTCATTCCACTTGTGATATACAAACGGAACATAATTCTTCACAAAGTAAAAAGTGACACCCGGAAATTTGAAGTATTTTCTGTCTCTCCACCAAGTTTTCATATTATCATTTTCCTTTATTACAAATATATAAAATGTTTTGGGTATGGTGTATCTTTAAATTCCTAAAAAATGTTAAAAAATGACCCATTTTCGTTGTAAAAAACTGAAAATGAGGACATAAGAGATAACTCACTGTGTTTCAGATAATTAGTGTATGTATTTAATTATTAATGAGATAGGGACTTTCAATAAAAAAATACATCATTTACCTTACCCGGTCAATATGCATTTTTATGCAATATATTTTTCATAAAAAAAGATGGTTTAAATATTGATTTTTCTATAGTTAGGAGTATTTTTTAATAAAAGATGTTTTTATTATGGGCGAAAAAAAGTATACTGAAATGTTCACTAAAATTTACAGAGATAATTGTTGGGGCGGTGATGGGGATTTCAAGTTTTATTCGGGTTACGGTTCTCATGAATATGGTTGTGTAAGGAGGTCAATTGATTTTATCAATGGTTTCATAAAGGACAGGAATATCAAGTCCGTATTGGATTTTGGCTGTGGTGATTTCAACATTGGTTCTAAAATAGACGTTGATATGTATTATGGTACGGATGTTGTCAAGGAACTAATTGATTATAATCAGGGGAAGTATGGTGATGAGAGGCATCAGTTCATTTTAAATGACGAGTCATACAATTTTCCTGCGGTTGATCTCATAATATTCAAGGAGGTGCTTCAGCATTTGGACAATGAGAAGATAAAGGAAATATTGGACAATATCATCAGTAAGATGTCATTCAAATACATATTGGTGTTGGATTCGTCATTGACTGATGATATGAACGAGAACATAAACGTTGATTCTAATGATGAAAATGTTTTAATGAATTCAAAGGAATTTTTGAATTACAATCTGCATTTGGACAAGGAGCCGTTCAATTATGATTTCACATTATATACGAGATTGGCCAAGCGGATTGGGGAATATTGGAATATATGGTTATATCGTAAAAAAAATAATATAGATGAAAATTAAATTTCATTATGATACCTAAGATTGTACATAGGGTTTGGATGTCTGATGAACTACCGGACAAGGACAGTAAGATTGGGCAGTGTTTTTATTCACAGGAGAAACTAAAGGACTACGGTTATGAAATAAGGACGTATAATGCGAAGAACTTTGATTGTTCGATATCGAAGTTTCTTTTACAGGCTTATGCCCTGAAGAAGTGGGCATATGCGACGGATTACATAAGGATTTGGACACTGTACAATTACGGAGGGATATATATGGATGGTGACGTTGAAGTCATCAAGCCATTTGATGAGTTATTGGACCTCCCTTATTTTTGTGGCGCAAAATATATAACATGGGGTGATCAGGAAAAGGACCCGGGGAAGAGATACCCGCACATTACGGGCATTTATGGTGACTATGGCTGTACATTTGACGGTGGTGTATTCGGTTTTGAGAAACACAGTCCGATATTGAAGTTGATTTTGGATTTTTATGATAACAGTAATTTCATTGAAGACGATTACTTTATACATGACAAATCATATTGTGCAGACAATTTCACTGAAGACTACATTGAGCACAAAATAACTGATGTTTTAGTGAAAAATGGTTATAAGAGATATCTTGTGGATGATTTGGAGAATTACAAGAAGTTCCTTAAAGACCCAAATTCAGAAAAATCAGTGTATGTATTAAATACACAGTTTTTATGTGATGCCAATTATCACAGGCATGAAGATAAAAACTGGGAGTGTATCTGTATCCATTATGGATTGGGTTCCTGGATTGACAGGGGCGCTCTTGAAAAAAGGGACAGAGAGAAACTGACGGATTATCCTCAGGAAGAACAAGACGAGTATTTTAAGAGATACGAGAGCTACACGTTCGACGAGAACAACAATATCTACGGATACGATTTCAAAGGCAAGGAATGAGAATTTCGGCATATTTACCAAAATGAAAATGGCTTGAGAGTTCTTTTCTCAAGCCATTTTTTTGTAGGTGTCTATGATATTTCTTCTTGTTCAGGTGTGCCCTGTTTTTTGAAACGAACTTTCCCTGATTCCGTTCCAATTCCTCGTTTCGGCTAATCATCTTTATGATGACCGCCTGATCATTGCTCTTTGTTGGTTTTGACAGTTTCATATGTTTATAAATAGTTTAGAGTATTCCTTTATTCAGATTATTGCAGTAATCGAGTGCAACAACTGGGTCGTCATAAATGGTAACCACCTTATCCTTCCAATACCACCTGCGTTTTGTAACGAGGTATAGCATTTTATGCAGTGTACATTTTCCGACAGTAGTGTCATAGGAATGCATTTCGGGAACCGAAATAACTTCGACGTAGTGTTTGTTTCTCATATTTTATCTTTTTGTTTGACAGTGCAAAGGTACGGTTTTTTACGTAAAAAACAAAACAATTTATGTTAAATTATGTTAAATGACAGGATTTTTTTCAAATAGTGATGTTGGTTTTTTAATCACAATGATTTCTCCTGGTACAATTATTAGTTTCTCGATTTCGGTTTCTCTCTTGGTTTCCTTTTCAAGGTCCAAGAGGTAGTTACCCTTTTTAATCTTGACACTTGTCTTGTTTTCCAATGAGGCATTTAGGATTATGCAATACTTTGTGTTTTTGTTATGTGCATATGAAACAAATACCTCAGAACCATTTTCGAAAGCCTCAATGAATTCATTCTTTTCCCCTTCATTAAAGACATTTTCCCTATTGTAGTAGGTTATTTTATCGGGATGAAGATTAACCATAATCTTCTTGAAGTTCTTGAACTTTGCACTGTTATAGAAGTCCTTTAGAAGATTGTATGTGTATTTGTTTGGTTTAAGGTCTACACTGAATGCCGCCTCAGTAAAACCGGCGTATTCTTCCGAACCGGGTATATCAACAACCACGAAGAGCATTAATCCATTTGAACCCGCCATTAGGTTTGCATATGATTGTACCTTTACTGTGATTTCCGTTGGCTTATATCTTGCCACAAACAACTCGCCATTATCATCTTTTGTGACGTGTTTACAAACATGCATATACAGTCTGTGTACTGACTCGGGATGGTTGTTGGTAAACATCATTTGTGACTGTAGATAACTGCACCAATTTTTACCGCCTTCCGTATCACTATAAACCGTTTTACCGTTTCCCGATATATCATAGACCTCCTTACTTGTCCATACTGAAGATGTGGGGTACATATCAGCAAAGAATATGTCGGCGGAATTGGCATATGTTTCGAGATATCTATCATAGTCACCACCAATTGCGCCCTGATTTACCAATCTTGGTGTTTTAGGGAAGAAACATATTGACATATTTGGCCACTTCCTTGTCCCGTCTTTAAACTTTTGGGAATGAAACTTGGTTATCCAAGCCTTGGACAACTTAAACTGAGTATATCCCACTTCATCTTCTGCTATCCATCCGTAGAAGGATTCATTTGTGGAGATAGTTTTTATCTGTGTCTCAGTCCAACTTTTGTAGATGACATTTCCCTCGGCATCCTTTTTATCCATTGTCTCATATATGTAAAGCATCAGTTTTATACCACTGCTTTTGAATTGTTCAAAAATATTAAACCATTCGTCATAGGATAGATATGTCTCCGGTACCGATTTATTTCTTGGTGTGTTGAAATAGACAATGTTTACGCCAAGTTCTTTGAGGTTTTTAATGAAATCATCTGTAATAACGGCGCCCTTGCTTTTGTCAAAAATTATATAGGCGCCAATCTCACCATTTTTGATATTTTCTTTATCATATGGTTCGTTTATGTCCTTTGTCTTCATCTCAGTTGTTGTTGGTTTAACAGTGACAACAGTATCAGTTGTATCTACCTTATTTCCGATACTTAGAAATGTTTTAAATTTTGTAAACAATTCTGAAAAGGTCTTTTTAATTCTTTTGAAAATGCCCATTGTAGTCTATTTAGTGAATAGCGTTATTTATATATAAATATAAATTAGTCCGAAACTGTCATATTATCTTCCACTAATTCACTCATTAATCCTGCAATGTTACATAAATCCTCCTCAATGGTTTTACCTCCGCCGCCTTCATAAATGAATCCTCTTTTCGGCTCTTTTTCAAAAAGTTTACACGACGGGCAATAATTCCAACGTTTACGTTTGTTCTTTTTTGCGACGCACCAACCCTTACTTTCTATGAGCAAGCCATGCTTTCCGGAACCGCTGCCCCAAAAGTCACCCGTTTCCCAATACTTACATTCTGCACAAATTCTACAATGTTTTTCCATAACTTATCCTCCACAAGCACAATGGTCATTCGTTGTCTTACGGAAGAATTCATATTTTCCTTCCCAAGTTTTAGCAAACACCCAATATAGTTTGTCGGTTACACAAAATACTAATTGATGCATATTAGGGGATTTAGAATATTCAATATCTTCAAGTGGAATATGAGGTACATGCCAATTCCAATGAATTACTAATTTCTTTTTTTCTTTATCTCTATATATGCTAAATCTAAACCACTTTTTCATTTTGTTCATTAATCAATCCTTTTGCTTTATATATGTCATACCAATACTGAATTTTTGCCTGATACATTGTTTTATTGATTATATGTAAAACATCAGGTATTTCCTTAAGTACTTGTTTACGTTCAGATTTCGTAAATGCCACCCATTTTTCAACAAATTTAACTTGTTCTTTAGATAGGTATGACAATACACTTCTTCCTGTAATTTTATTTTTCAATCCATACTTAAAGAAAAAATTAGTTTCACGCTGTGCCGGAGGTTTTGGTCTTCCTTCATCGCAAATTAACCAATATCTATATGACTCATAATTCCATTCATTTGCAATATTTTTATCAAAAGAATACTTATGATATGGATAATTTACTTTTTGTTTATTCTTAAATTTAGCCATTATTTCAATGTTTTTCTTTTTCTTCTCGTGTCATAGGTTATCATATTCTTCCTTTAATTCTCTTTGTTTTTTCTTGCAGTGGTCATGGATAAGTTTAGCAAGTTCTTTATCGTCACTAACATCACCTATTCCAATCATACCATCAAATCTTAGACAATTTGTGTGAGTATACCTAATAACAATTTCATAACGATCAATATCGTGCTTAAGTTTGTTTGCTTTATCAATTATTTCTTGTGTCATATCTTACCATTTTCAATCAATGTGTTTATATTTCTTTTTCCCACATTTTATACACTCATATACTTCATATCTTTCTGACCACGTATTATACCCAAAATCAGAAAAATCCGCCTCATGAAATGTTTTAATTATATCTTGTCTATATACGTAACAATGATTACAAAATAGTCTGTTGAGAAACTTCTTTATCATAACTTTATTCTCCTTTCATGTTTCTGGTCTGTTATCTATTAAATTATTAATGTAGATAAACTCTGCATCTTCTTTACCCGCACCGTCACCATAATTTGGTCCTCCCCATGATATATCCATTTCTTCGTAATCATCAAAAGTGTTGTCAGTACTAACAACAATTTCCGCATCCATATCAAAGTCCATTAAGAACTTTATCAAATTTCTGACCTTCATATTATTCTCCTTTCTGTACTTTAATGCCTAATTCAAAGAAATGTTTTGCGGTAAAAGCCATCATTTCCGACATTGTTCTATTACAATTTTTATCAAACCATTCCTTTTGTAAAAAGTCGTGATAATACTTCTCCAAGTCCACCTCTTTCACTGAAAGGGTGTCAAGGAAAGAAAGAATTTTTTCACAAATTGACATCTGAGCGTCACCAAAAATTCCATAATAACCGCTATTCTTTTCAAGAACATCTGTAATTCTTTCTATCTCCGCCACAATTTTGTCTTTGTCAATCAGTTTCATAATATTCTTCTTTTTGTGATTTAAGTTTTCTTTTGTTATGTATTCTTTTTATTTTATTTGTATAAAAATTATAGCCTCCGTAATTATAATACATGTAATACATTGCGTTTATGTAGTTATTCATTTCCCTCTCCTTTCTTTGCTTTTAATCCAAGTCCAAAAAATGTTTTACAATTTTTATTACTTCTTCCTCTGGCCAAGAGCATTTCCAACCTCCAGGAATACCTGTACGTGAATGTGGAAGTGTGTAGATATAATCTTTAACCTCTTTCTCCAAGTCCACCTCTTTCACTGAAAGGGTGTTGATGATGTCAAGAATCTTTCTTGTTGTATCATACTCTACGGAATGATTACCATCTGTATTATAACCAATCTTTTGTTTATCTATCTCTGCTACTAAAGCGTCTTTGTCTATCAGTTTCATAACTTTAATTTATTATATAATGATTTAAGCCAATTACATAAATAATCTGACTCTTCTCTTGGAATTAATCTCTCTTCTTTCCACCAATTTTGTACTTGACCAGCTTCATAAAGAATCGTTGATATTCTATTTAAATTCTTTATATCTTCTTCGGATAATTCATTTGTTTTCTCTTCATTTTGATTTTTAATTAACTCTACGAATTCTCCAAAAGTATCAAATTTATAGCATAAACCAACGGGTGAAGAAGCAGTATAAAGAATAACCTCAACTTCGTCTTTTCCTTGCATTAACTGATTAAGTTCTTCCTTTGTCATAATATTAGTTGATTTTACTATATAATTCTATTAGTGCTTCTTCTCCTAATATAACATCATCACTCATAGTAAGCCTTTCTCCTTTAACTTCAATATCACTTCAAATGCGGCATCAACAAAATTTTCTTCTGTAATATCCGGTAAATTTTCGTCTACTGTACCAGATGATAAATCATCAAACCATAAAGCAATATCAGTTTCACCCATATCCATTCTAAATACTGAATCACCAATATGCTTTGGTATAATACTCAGTAATGCAGCAAGACTCCAAGCAGGAATAACCTGATTTCCATAATCTTCTTGTAGTTCTTCTATTGTTTCTCCTTGATTTGGAGATAAAATATATTCTCCATTCAAAATTGTCCAAGTAGAATAGTGCATATCAGCAGTATTAATATCAATCCCAAGTTCTAGTAGTTTCTTGGATTGTTCAATAGTTGTACAAATTTTTGTTTTCATAATTACTATTATTCTTACATTCTTTTTCTGTATTGCAATATCTACAGCATCCACTTATTCCCATATGGATACAACCTTCACAATTAGGATTTGTTCTGTTCATACGGATTATTATCTTCTGTTACTTCAATAGCCAAGCCTTTCTCAATCAGTCCTCGATAGTCGAAATGATGAGCGTTAAGCCAATTTACAAGCAACCAAGAACTGTCAAATGATATTAGTATTTCATCAAGTCTGAGTTTGCTAAAATCAAACCAATCAACATCATTTTCCACAAGCCAATTGTAAATTTCTCTTTTTTCTTCCTCAGTCATACTTGACATTGGACGGAGATATGGTTTAACACCATATTTTTCTATATGGTTTAATAAATTTATTGTAGAACCGTTTATCCCCAAATTAAGGACTTTATCACAATATGTTCCATTGTACGGAAATTCTTCTATGTGATATTCTGATAATATACATTTTACCCCATAAGGCAACCTCGAACAGAGGTCTTTTAACAGTAGTTCTTTATCTTCTTGTTTCATAACTGCTCTTTTTATTGTACATTCCTTCAGGTGCTTCCAATGCAAGACCTTTTTCAATTAATGTTTTTCCTTCTTCATCAGTTCTATGGTCAAAATATTTTTCATCCAACCACGAGATGGTCTTGTTGCATTCAACACTTGTTACAAAATTATTGTGTGGAGTATGCCATTCGCTATCTGTAGACGGTTTAGAATTTGATATGTAATTGTAATGTGCATAAAATTTATTATTGGTTATTTTTTGCAATTCTTCTTTTTCTTCCTCTGTCATACTTGACATTGGACGAAGATAAGGTTTTGGTTCTTCACCATCAACATCAAGGCTGACATACGCCAAACCGTTGTGTTTGCCGTCCAACGCATTATCAAGTGTGATTTGAAAATGCTGTGTTGGTGCAACGCTAAACAGGGGTTGTGCTAACCCATTATAATTGACCACAACACCATACGGCAACCTTGCACAAAGGTCTTTCAGTAATAGTTCTTTTTCTTCTTGTGTAATCATAGTTATAACTCCTCCAACTTTTTCTTATCTTCCGCTAACCATTTATTGACTAATTCAATTAGTTCTTTCTGTTGTTCATCGGATAAACCTACAGAATAATCAGTGTCATAATTATACGCCACTTCTAATTCAGCACGTTTCTTTTTCCCACAAACCAATTTTATTAAATTAACAAATACGCTATATGGAGAATTTTCTACCACACTAAACCGCTCGTACCATTTTATCATTTCCTCAAACCTTGTAATTCTTTTTATAATGGTTTCTGCTTCTTTTAAATTTTCACGTTTCATAATTGTCCTCCTTTCATTCTGTCTTTTAAAGTTTTGAGCCAATCAATATCTCTTTGATAATACTGCACATCAACACCGCAATGTTTTGATTTATCAATTATAATAAGTTCTTCAAGGTGTTTAATTGTTTCATATAATGTATACTCATCAACATCACTCCAAGCAGGATTTATCTTTCCACCATTCATCATCTTAGTGAAACAATAGTCCATTTCAGATTTGCCTTCATCAATCACACGTTTTCCCAACTTTTTCTTCTCAGCATCCCAGTTATAACCTGCTTCTTTCATCTTTTGGAATAAGAGGTCACATTGTTCTTTGGTCGCTGGCTTAATCCTTAAAACATTCCAACTTGAATTTATAGTAATGTTATCAAAATAGTTAATTGAACAATGATAGTATACATAATTACTATCATGTTTGTGATATATAAAAGTATTACCATTATCTGTTACAAGCACATCACCTTCCTTTGCGTCTTGGATAGTCCAAAGGTGAAAATTTTGTTCTGCATTGGAAAGTTCAATTCGACTACCATCTATCCCAATATTTTCTACATAATAAGAATTGTCATTACTATTAACCGCAATGACTTTGCAGATAATGTTTGCCTTGTTGTGTTTAATAAAATCATCAACCTTGAACTTTGGTTCAACCTTATTAGCATTGTCAACCTTTTCTTCCTTGATTGCTTCCATTGCATTTTTAGGTGTAAGGTCTGGTTGAGGATGAATGGGATAGATGAATGATTTTTCTGTTGAAAGAAATGCTTTAAGTTCTCCATCAAAGAGAATTTCCACACCGTTGTCTCTTGCACACATACCCCAAGTATGACCATTGTATTCAAATGATGTACCGCTATAAGGATTCTGCTCACCTTGTTTTTCAAGCCAAGCGATACAATCATCAATAGGGATTCCGCCAAAATCAGACCACCACAAATCTGGTGCGTCTCTACAATCAATAAGACCTGTGAGTATCGCCTTTCTTATCCCCTCATCTTTTGATTCTTTGAGTTGGGGAAAGTTTTCCTCTATCCAAGAAGTAATTACATAAGGTGTATTTACATCCGACAATGCTTCTTTTAATTGTTTTTCGTAGTCCATAACTTATTCCTCCATTGCTTTACGAAGATCTTCAATAGTCTTATCATTCACAATACCTGCAATGTAACCTGTGCCGTCATTGGTATCTTGTCTGTATGATTTAAGCCACTCACAAACCTTATCAAGCATAGTTTTATCTGCCCATTCTGCACCATCAATATAAATGAACTCATTTATAAAACCGTCAGGAAAATGAGTTTTATAATTATTAGCGGCTTGTATTATCTCTTCTCTTCTTGTCATATCTGTTAGGGGTTTTTGTGATTGTGCTTTCATATAGCCGCATTCAAAGGCGGAAATTATATCATCCTTGTCGTAGGGCGGCTTAATGCCTTTCTGGTATTTTTCCGCCATTTTGGAAATGTTCTCCGGGACGCCTCCTTGCCTCCCTCTTGGACCAATGTTGCACATATTTTGTTTCGTTAGTTATTTTCCTTTCTTAGAATGTGCTGTTATGATATAGGGATAAACCCCGATAAGTGGGATAGATATACCTCTTGTAAAAAAATGATATGTGCTATCTTTTTCAAGGGTTCCAAAATGTTTTGATGCAAATATTCCATCCGGGGAAATATTATAAACCCCTCTATCTGTACCAACAATGTATGAATAGGTTGTATTAACACCAGATTCAAGACCATTAATTTTTTGTTGTACATTTATTGAATAGACCTTGGCATCAAACTCATCTGTTGTTTGGTAATACATTGCACCACTAAATAAGACAATGAAAATACCCAAAAGTACTAAAACATTTTTCATATACAAAATTCGTTATGTTTAGTTACAAATATATTAGCAATTTCTTTTAACTTTTTAATTGTTTCTTCATCTATATTGAATTGAGAATATGTCTTATTGCCAATTTCTATAGTATCAAATATCTGATGAAAGAAACCAATACACTTAGCATAATAATCTTGAGCCAATACATCACCATACCATTTATCTCTATATTTTTCAAATAAATCAGACAAATATCCCATATAAACATCTGCTTCTTTCTTAGTTGGTTTTCTTCCTTCAGGTCCAACTTTCAAGTCTTCAAATCGGAACTTTTCATCAAGATACCAAGAATCAGTTACATGCTTATAATATTCAGGCTGAAAAATACAATCTGCCCTTTCTTCTGCTAATTTTTGAATAAATGATTCTGTCATAGTTTTATTCATGTTCTTCAATATAATTCAAAAGTTTATTTACAAATTCATCTACACTTTCACATTTATATTTGGTTTCTACATGTGTACCAGACCAATCTGTATTCAAATGTAGTTCGCAAAATTCCTTTATTGCTTCTTCTTGTGTCATATCTTTCCATTTTCTTTTAGCCAAACTACCATTTGAAAAGCCGCATCAATAGGGTTTTCTTTCTGACCGGTATTAACCATATCCTTAAATGAATGCTGACCATCTACGTCAAATTTTATGCTGCCATATGCAATTTGATACAAGTCAACATCATCTGTTAATTTGTATTTGCGGAAATCAACCTCGTATGTTATGGTATCACCATAGATAGTTTCCCCATAAATCTCACTTTTTATAAATTTCAATAAAGCAGAAAGACTCCAAGCAGGAATATCATCACCAACCTCTTCACGATGCAAGACATTGGGATAACATTCAATTTCTCCAAGTGCAATATCTGCCCTTAAATAAAACATATCAGCAGTATTTACATCAATCCCAAGTTCTAATAGTTTCTTGGATTGTTCTATGTCCGTGCAAATCTTATTCATAACTTATTTTTTAATTTAAATTATCCAACCAATTTCACAAACTCTATTCCCATCCTCATCTTCAATGGTATATCCTCGAATTGGGTCTATATCAGTGATTTTTACCAGACTTCCCCTTGTAAATTTACCAACCATTGATTCATGAACTCTTGTTGTAAGTACCCAATCTCCAATTTCATAAGTATTATTCTTAATGTATGCCATATCTTTTATTCTTTTTGTTTTCGGCTGACAAACACAGCCTTCATTTCATTCACGATGCAAAGGTACGACAATTTTTCCAATTGGCCAAATTTTTAACCATCTTTTTTTATAAAATTGTGATCAACACACCAATCATATAATTTCTGCAAAGCCTCATTTGGTGTATTACCATAAGCAAATGCATTGTCGTATGGCGGTTCTTCAACATCTGGGTTCATACAAACAAACTTCCCCTCTATTCCGTAGGAGGCACGCCAATCCCTTCCGTCATTATGCAGATATAGCCAACCAATGTCACCACCGTCCTTATTGTCGGACACATAAGCAATGGTTTCCCCATTTTCATCCTTCAGTTGGTTTCTTCCAATATGTGAAGGCAGTTTCTTCAACAATTCATCTGTAGTTAACATTTCCAATACGTTTTTTACAAATATACAAAAAAATGCGGCTATTTCTAACCGCATTCCAAATTATTTTTAACTCCCCAAAAGTTCGAGATACATTTTCCTTACCTCGTCATTTGTATATCTTATAAGTTTTCTCCCTGTAGCATTAAGTATATTCTCCTTTTTCTTGTCTCTCTTTATTTGTTCGGGTTTATCGTGATACCCGCCGTCTATCTCTATGTATTTCTTGTGTTTCGGTAAATAGAAGTCAATTATGTACCTGTGTTTGTGAGTGTCAACTATCGGATATTGCTGTATGAATTCAATGTTCTTGCTTTCAAGTATCTCCTTCATCTGTTCCTCACCCCTTGTCGGGCTTTTAAGCAGGTCGTTTGCCATATCCGTTAGTTTCTTGAAGGTCTCCTTGACTTCTTCCGACTTGGCTTCATCTATGTTCTCTGCGGTGTAAACCTTGAAGTACCTTAGATTCTTCCTGATGATTTCTTCCTTCTGCTTCTCTGTTATTTCATTCTCCTTTCTTTCTTTGTGAGACTTTTTCTTGGGTTTCTCATCCCTGATGTGTTTGTAATAATGTTTCTTTTGCTTTGATTTATCTACCATACTCGCTAGTATTTATTTAAATCGTTATGAGGTCCACACTATACATAAATACCGGACCAAATCGTTTTGTTCATTTTAAAAACACAATCAATAATTGATTAAACCCCCGCATTTTATTGGTTTTTCCTTGATATTTTGATAGATATGCTTATATTTATAGTATATAATTTAAATGAAAATTATGGGAAAAAATATCATATTGACCGAGGGTCAGTTCAAACAATATGTAAAGAGTATGCTCATAAGTGAAGGTATGCAATTCAATAAGCCCGTTGCAAACGCACCTGAAATCACAAAAGATGAATTGAAGGAAAAGATTGAAGATTGGATTGATAGTGGTGAGGAGTGTACAATGAGAGAATTGTACCTTGATCAATTTGCCAATGGTTATAACATCGATATCGATACTCCAATGACATATGAGGAAATCGAGAACGAATATCCCGGCATTACACCAAAATTCTTAATAAATAATGCAATATCCAAACTTGTTGGATCACAAGGAGGTAAAATTGCTAAACGTATGAAAGAACAAGGCAAAGGTTTTCTCCTGAAAAAACCGGATGAGACAGCAGCCGCACACAAGAAACGCGGTGTTGTAGGCAAAGAGGCAAAGGAAGAAATTGACAGGAAGGAAGGTTACGAAGCCCAAGATAAACTGTTCAAAGATTCATTAAAGGATATCATCGCCAATGGTGATCCTGAAGGAAAACTTCCACATATCACTCTTACTCCTGAAGACAAGAACGAGGAGGAGTATCAAAAACTAAGCCAAACTTGTTATGATAATCTCATACCTTTTACTGAGAACGGTGAAATATACCTTCCTGCAAAGATGAATATGCAAATGGTAAATAAACTGACAAAAGACATTAAAAGTCCACAATTTGGAGTAAAACCAAGTGTTGCAATTCAGAAAGTGCCGTCAAAATATCTAATAAATTTCCTAATTCAAGCAGGGGAATTAACAAAAATAACATACTTAAACAAATTCATAGAGAGAGGCGTACTTACACAGCCGAAATACCATTACGTTGGCTTAGGTGGCGATAATGAAAGCGGTGTTGTTTGTATGTTCTACGTTCCTGAAAGAGACAGGTAAAAGAAATATGACGATACATTTATATACTTTATGTTGGAATGAAATCGACATTCTTCCGTTTGTAATCGATTATTGGAAGAGATTGAATATAGCACGAGCCGTTGTTTATGACAACGGCTCAACTGATGGCAGCATAGAGTTCCTTAGCCAATATGATTGGATTGAGGTGAGGCATTATGACACCGGTGGTGAGATTGACGATTTGGCATACCTTGACATAAAGAACAACGCATGGAAGGAATCAAAGGGTAAGGCTGATTGGGTAATCGTCTGTGACATGGATGAGATTATTTTCTCAAACTATCTTGAAGAGGAGTTGTCCTATATGAAGAATAATAACTACAACACAATGGTTTGTCCTTGGTATATGTTGTGTTTTGACAAGAGACCTTCTTATGACCCGAATAAACTCCTGCATACTCAAGGTGATAAGTTTTACAAACAACTCATCAACTACTTTTTTGATTACAGGGATTATGGCAAGTTTCTTCTATTTGATCCAAACAATATCGATGAAATTGATTTTGGAATGGGTGCCCACACTTGTCACCCAAAGCCAAATTCATCAGTATACATTTCAGACAAGATAATCGAATTCCATATAAACAAGGGTTTGTGTGAGGATTATTTTGTTGAAAGACGGAAGATTTTCGGTCAAAGATTGTCCGAAGAGAACAGAAAGTGCTGTCGCGGATGTGAATATCTATTGTCCGAACAATCAAATAGGGAAAACTATAGGGGATACCAAAATAATTCAATTAATGTCAATGAGGTGTTCAAGGACATTCTCTAAACAAATCATTTCTTGCATTGTCTACAGTTTGGATTGTGAACCAAATCTGAACCATGTCCGCCTCTTGTGCACCATCCCCTGAAATAATAGTCGTGTCCCTCTATTACAATCTTTTCATATTTAAAATCGAACCAGTCTTTAATCAGAACATATTCAACATTGTCGCTATTACGACGGATAATTGTGACATCATCACAATTCTCATCCATATTTTCAGGCGCACAACAAGATACGAGTGCAATGGCTATAAAAGCCATTAAAATAAAAAACAGTTTCTTCATATCTCTCATTTATTTTTACTAAGTTTTTCGGTTAACCATTCGTCAATTGCGGTAATGAGCATAATGATAAAGAATACGACCATTATTACAATGCCAATCCATGACCACATTCCATATTTTATTCCTTCATAGACCATCAACTTCGTAATTGGCTCATTATGTCCGTCTATATATTTGTTATAGATGATATATCCGACAAAAAACAAAACCCATCCAAAAATCCAAAATAATAGTATATCCATATCTTTTTTTTTTATTTAAAAATGTTTTTAATCCAATTCCAAATTCTCTTGAAAATATTCGGTTTCTTTTGTGTTTCTTCACTATCATTCCCGCCAATCTTTTTCGTTACGGTCATTCTCATACCGGGCAGCAATGTTTCCGTTGTGCCATAGAAGTCCGTAATTACTGCTTCCCTATTTGGGTCTATGTTCAGGATATGACAATATGTATTCTCCTTATCATAGCCGACAGAAACCATTATGTTGCCGGTGCTTGTCCTAACCAATTCAGTGAAGTTTGTGATTGTTCCCAATATCGGCGCGTCTTCCTTGTAAATGTCGACGTGATCAATATATCTTTTCCCGATATTATCTCTGAATGTCTTAAAATCAGTTGACTGATTTATCAGTTTCACGATGTTATAGGTTTCACCATGTTGGTATCCCGTATGGTCACTTGTATAAGGGGAACATTCGAAAGCAGCAATACCCTCCTTGACATCATTGTCTGTCAGACAAAAATACCTCACATCACGGCAACCGCCTATTAGGTCGCCATACGTTTGAATTAGGTATGATGTGTCGGTCAATGCCCCATAAGATGTGTGTTTGCTTGTCTGTATAAACACCTTGTAGTCTTTCTCTGGGTATTTGTGATGCAATTGCAAGAGTGTTTCAAGACACTCAGCCCAAGCCTTTAGTTTTGAACCTGCAATGTAGTAATCGGTGGAATAATTGATAGGATAAAAATCAACACCGATTGTATCGCTTATTTGGGCATATCTCTCGACATATTCCTTGAAATTCCTACCTGTATTCCACTTGTTGTTGTCTGCGGTGAACATACTGGTATAATTAGGGAACAGGTTTATGTCCACCTTAACATTATATTTCTTGAAGATATCATATAAATTCTTAAGATTTTCATATGTTTCATCCTTGTCGTTCGGTTCGTCGATGAACACACCCTTGAATGACGGATGTTCTATTGCCAATTTGAGTTTATCCTCAGAAAAATTATCGGCATACCACCAATATTCCTTTTCCCTATTTCTGATTACATCCTTGTCGCTTTCGGTCTTAGATAGAACTCTGAAACTTGTAATAACGTCAATTCCAACCTCGTCCGCATTACTTAAGGTTTCAAGTAGGCTGTTAAGGTTATCGGAACCTTTTCTGTCTTGGATATAACTTGTAATGACGTAGTTGATACCAATGGATTTCATATCCTTAAACAACTCCTTGGACAAAGGATTGCTTGGTTTTAGTTCATTCTTAATGAGACCACCTACCTTAATTTCTACATTTGTTTTGGGTATTTCTTCTCTTTGTGTCATAATTTTATTCTCCTTTTACTTCCTTGTTTTTTAGTTTCTCTTTTATATACTTAACTTTGTCGATAACAGGATAAGTCAAAGACTTGTCATAATCACCATTAGTTTGAAGAAAGGAATAATCTATTGCTTCGAGCAATATTTCTAAAAGTTTATCTGTATTCATTTTCCTTTTTATTAGTTAGCCAACTTCTACAATATCCTTGTTCAGGATAAAATCGATAATCAACCACCCAATTGTCATCATTTTTATTATATTTTTCCATAATACTATTCTCCTTTTTGTACTTTAAGTGATTTCTATCCATTTTACAATGTCATCAACATCATCATAATCATCATTAATTCCATTTATATGTACATTAATATGCCCTTCACAATCTTCATCAAGGCATCCATTAAATCTTTGGATAGTTCCATCTTTCATTATACATACAAATTTGTAAAGACCCCAATCTTTAACTGCATCATATATATCTTCTTTTTCTTGTAAATGCCAAGTTTCCACCTCTTTTACTTCAATGGTGTTAATAAAAGAAAGTAAATTTTCCAATTCATTAATCTTTGGTTCTATTTTTTTAGCATCATTCCATACTTCATAACGTACTAACTCTTCATAGTGACGTTTATATGTTGAAATTCTTCTCTCTATTTCCGTTCTTAAAGCATCTTTATCAATCAGTTTCATAATCGTCATAATTTAAGTCATCTTTCGTTATATCCATATCATATTTAAAAACTAACTCATAGTCTTGATATCTCCAAACAAATTCCTCCCATGCCGCCTTTGCTTCATCTTTCCATGATTGTGGCGCGGCGATTTCACATAACGCCATTTCTGCCTCATAATGTCTTGTACAAGCATCAAGTAACTTTTCTTGAACTTTTTGTTTTATAGCGGATTTGTCTATATAGTGCGTTTCCATAACTCTATTTATTTTCGATATTATCCAATACTGATGCAATATCTTCTCTAATTTCTGCAAGAAAATCCTCAAAGCATATATCATCAAACTTATCATTTGCTATAATAACGTCTATCTTGTCAAGGATTTCTTCAAGTTGTGAAGAGCAATCACCCATACAAACTACATACTTTTCCTTATAATTTGTAGAACGGTAAAATTTGCAATGGCGGTGGCAATCAATTGAACCAACCTTTGTAGTGATCAAGCCAGATTTATGCCCATAAGGACACTTTGTATTTGCTAATATTCCATCCGATGTATAATGTACCTTCATATTATTCTCCTTTCTGTGCTTTAATGCCTAATTCAAAGAAATGTTTGGCAATGTCCATAAGATCAAAATAAGTAACACCGCCTATATCCCTATTTGCGTCACTTATCATACCTTTATCACATCCTTCACTATAATGGTTATTTATATATGTGTCTATAATATCCCCTAAGTCAACATCTTTCACCTCAATTGTATCAATGAGAGAAATAATATGTTTAAGGACAAGTATATTATTAACTCCTTTCCTTTTCTTAAGAAAGCCACACTTCATGTCAAGTTCTATATCTGCTATCTTATTTGATAGTATTGTCATTACTCTATCTTTGTCAATCAGTTTCATATCTTTCCGTTTTCTTTTAAAAAACAAACCATTTCATAACAAGCATCAACAGGATTGTCGTATTCACTCGTCATGTCAGTTAAACTATATTGGCAAATATATCTCTCTGTTGGTTCACTTATGTAATACAGCTTACGCAGCATTGGTTCGTGTGCTCCAATTTTGGGCATCAATTGTTCTAATGCCGTAAGACTCCATGCGGGTTCTATAAGATAACCTCTTACTACAAACCTATCTAAAAGATTCTTATATTCTTGTGGTGGAGTACTTTCAATTCTCCAACTTGAAAGAAATGCATTGAATAAATGATTAGTCCAACACATATCAGCAGTTTTAACATCAATTCCTAACTCTATGAGTTTCTTGGATTGTTCTAATGAGGTACAAATCTTGTTCATAATTTTATAAATTTCCATTACCTCTTCCGTCAAACACATCGTTATAGAATATGGTATAACACATTCCATCTTGTGTGATTGATAGCAAATTCATTGATAAATTGTGACCTTTTTCCTTTAACTCATTTAAAGCCTCCGTTGCTTCTTTGCGTCCGTCACATAATATACATTTAATCTTTGACATAACTTTATTCTTTAGTAATTATCAATTTTCCACATTTAGGGCACAATGATGCGAAATATACATCATTTTCTTTCTCATCATAGAAATACGGTGTAAGACTTACCTCTACTATATCTCCGCAATCACATACTACATTAAATGTTTTATCTTTACAATATTCTATGTATGATTTTATTTTACTTTCAGGTATATATGTCATAACTTTACTTATAGGGATTATTACTTTCAGTTACTTCAATAGCCAAATCTTTAGGGATTAAACCCATGAAGTCGAAGTGATTTTTAAGAAGATATTGAATGATGCGATTCATAAACTCATAAGAAACAAACTCACCATAATGATTCATTGGCATACTAATTCCATCATAGCCATAAATTGCGGTTCCTTCAGGAGATAATAGATTGTGCATTTCCTCCTTCTCTTCCTCAGTCATACTTGACATTGGACGGAGATAGGGTTTCACATCCCCAATCTTAAAATGTCTGCTACCACTTTCAGAACCTGCTCCGACTCTCTTGTCATAACCAATCCAACCACTCAATGTTTCTGGATGAATGGTTGTTATTTTCCAATGTGGTAATTCAAATTCATTTTCCTTGTAGTCAACGATTACCCCATAAGGCAATGCCATACAAAGGTACTTCAGTAATAGTTCTTTTTCTTCTTGTGTCATAACTTTATTCTTTATATGGATTATTTTCAATTAGTTCGGGTCTAACATTGAAAACATCACATTCTTGAGCTACTTTACTATAATTTCCTATATAGCCTCCGTCTATGTCTTTTTCAAGTTTAAAACAGTGCCCAGTACAAGCATGGAGACCATAACCTTTGAAATGCGTACAAAAATTACAGGCTTTCACTTTCTCTAAGTCTGCATATATGTCACCGTTTGTGCCGAATCCAACTCTAATTTTCATACGGATTGTTTTCTTCAGTTACTTCAATAGCCAAATCTTTGGGAATTAAACCCATAAAGTCAAAATGATATTCAAGAAGCCAATCAAGTGCAAGAGGAAGCCAATCTAATGGAGTAATGTTTCTAAATTCTTGAAATTCTTTTAATTCTTCCTCAGTCATACTTGACATTGGACGGAGATATGGCTTAATGTCTTCTATCATTTCGTTTTCAGCACACATTAATCTTTCTACATCTTGTATGAGAACAGTAATATAGTCCATATCCTTACAAGCTGGGTTAACCTCATTAAGTATATAGATATGATTCTCGTAATCAACTATAACATCATATGGCGATGCCATACAGAGGTATTTCATTAATAGTTCTTTATTTTCTTTTGTCATAAATTACAATGATTTTTGATATAATATATACTGTCTTTGGCAATTGCCCTAATTTCATCAAGGGCAGCCCAATCTTCCATAACTACACCATTGGCAGTTTTCCTGTCATCTGCAATTTGTGCAATATGTTCAAACCAATAGATGATGTTTTCTTTATCTTCTTGTGTCATAGTCTACTCCCCTTTTTTTCTAATTTTATTTATGGTCTCTATAAAATTCTCCCCAAGATGCATCATCCCCATATTAAGTGACCTCTTAATAGCACCACTGAAATCTGATTCATTATCTGCTACGCCATAGAGTTCTGCATAATTAATTCTCATAGTTTATTCACAATTTTTCATTTAATACCCTTGTTCCTTTAACTTGTTTTTAATCTGTCCAATAGTAAAATACCAAAATAGCCATGCAAATTGCAGGTCATAATATGTAGCATAATTACCAGGCAGTTTATCTTTTACTTTTAATGTTGCCCAAGTTAAATTAATAGAAGGGAGGATACAAAACCCTTCAACAATTCGTCCGACTGTTATTCCCATGTATTTCATATTGTTTTTCAAGTAATTCAATTCTGTCCTCAAAAGGAATGCTTCCCTTCCCATAGAAACTGTTCACCAAAATGCTTATTGTTCCATATGGTACGTTTGCCTTTGTAGCAATGCGTTGTATTCTTTCTCTGATTGTCATAGTTTCTTATCTTTGTTTTTTGTTTTCTGCTGCAAATGTACTACAATTTTTTAAATTGACCAAGGAAATTCATGTTTTTAACATAATTTTAACATTTGGTGGCTATTTATTCTCCTTTCTGTATCTTTTTCATCAGCCGCTTATAGTCGTTTTCAAGCCTTTTAAGGTCTAATATAAATTCCTCCGCAATTCCACTATCTAAAACAGCGGTCATCCTACTTACTTTAATGCCTAATTCAAAGAAATGCTTTGCAAGTCTTTCAACGTCATCAAGTCGTATTTCTGGATTTGCATTTGCCCATAAAGTTATTTCCTTCTCTAAGTCCACCCCTTTCACTTCAAGGGTGTTCAAGATTTCTATTGCTTTTTCTAATCCGTCAATTTCTCTTTCCTCCCAAGAAGGGATGCCGACATATTCTCTACCTGCATAAATGTCTTTTATCTCTTTCTCTATCTCCACCTTTAAAGCGTCTTTGTCTATCAGGCTCATATATTTTAAAATGTTAAAGTTGCTGTATATTTTCCTGGCGGATATTTCTTTTTAGCTTCCTTAATACCTTTGGAAATTGGTGTTTTACAAATTATCACATCTACGACATTGTTGTCCAAATCGTGTATAATCAGTTTCATAGTTTATTCTCCTTTCATATAATTTCTTAAATCCTCAATAAGCCAATCTGTACGAAAGTCAAAAGTTGGTTTATTTTTAACAAACTTTAATTTGCGATATTTATATGCATTGATTCTAATAAAATTGCAAGCCTTCTCAATAAAGGCATCAGTTCGAGTGTACTCAATTTTATTACCATTTCCCCGTAAAGTTATTTCAGGATTTGTCATAAACAACATACCTTCTGTTACATAAATTTTCTCCGGTACTTCGTTTGCTTTCATAATTTATTCTTTATAAGGATTATTCTCTTCTGTTACTTCAATAGCCAATCCTTTAGAGATCAAACCCAAGAAGTCAAAATGATTTTTGAGGAGCCAATTAATAAGTTCATAGGCGGTTACTGTATTTGACGACAACCCTATTGAAGAACCATAAAAAAGATACTCATTATATTCATTTATTTCTTCCTCAGTCATACTTGACATCTGGCGGAGATAGGGCTTGACAACATAATCATTATTTTGGTCATTCAACGGGTCTAACACTGCTTCAATCTCATGGCTATAATCAATACCCCACTCATTTTTATGAAAGCAGAAATAGTTTAATCTTTTGCCTGTAAGTGTCATTGCAAAATTATAAGTTGGAACATTGCATTTCACATTATAAGGCAATGCCATACAGAGATACTTCACTAACAGCTCTTTTTCTTCTTGTGTCATAATTTATCTTACTATAATATAATCGGAACATTCTGAAATACAATCATCACCCAATAATACCTTTACTATTATGTCATAGCCATTGTCACAATATTTGTCTGCAACAATTTTTATTTTTAAGTTATCTTTCAAAAACTGTACTAATTCTTCTTTTGTCATAGTTTATTCTCCTTTCATATAATTTTTGAAGTCCTCAATCATTCTTAATGATAGTTTCTCTCCGTGATAATTTTCAAAAAGAAACTTGCAAGTCTTCTCAATAAAGGCATCAGTTCGGGTGTATTCAATATCATTTGGACTTTGATTATAATTAAGTCCATTAGGCAAAATCCCGTTATCTGGATATACTTTTTCCAAGTAAATCTTGTCAGGTGCTTCCATATTTAAAAAAATCTATCAAAAATGCTTGTTTTGATGTACTTTGTTCGTTCTTTCGGGTGAAAGGTAAGATAGATTTCTTCTATAGTCCCTCCAATAATTAAAAGGACAAAAAGCAATAAGTTTATAATTGGTAATCTAAGCCACCATCTCACTTTATTTTCCCAAAAAAACATTAAATAAATAGAAAAAATACAGATTGATATTAATGACAAGCCAAAAACGTTGTCTGACATGAATTCATAAATACTATAAATTATTTCGCTGTCTTTCATATTATTCTCCTTTCATATAGTTTTTGAAGTTTTCAAACATTTCATTTGCTGCATTGAATCTTGCTTTCGCATACTTGATATAACTGTCTGCTAATGGCTCTCCATCCTCATTAGTTGCAACATCTTGTGGAATATTGACATGCGTTATGAACCAATCTTTTGCCTTCTCAAAAAATGAATCAGTGCGAACATACTCAATATCCTCTCCTTCAATGTGTCTTTGCCATTCTTCTAATAGCAATTCATTTGGCATATAAATCTTCTCTGGTGCTTCCATATTAATCTTCCTTTCTTGTGTTAAGTAATTTTATTTGAGACAGAGGTATAGGTTCATATACTCTTAACTGCCAACAACCATCTATATAGTTGTTATGTGTTGAATTCTTTGGGTCATACTCAACTTGAAGCACTACGTCTCCATATTGTTCGGCTTCCTCCAAGTCAGTTGCAAGATATGTACATCTATTAACCTCCTTGACTATCTTTCCATTATTGTCAGTAATATATCTTCTGCCATAAAGGAAACCTTCTTGCTGAATAGCCTCCCAATTTTCTTGTGATGTTCCGTGATAAAATATCATATTAAAGTTTTTTTAGTTGTTCTAATAACTCTATCAATATTGGGGTTTCATAAGAACACCCGCTAATAACACAGGTTAATTCGTTCATCTGCTCTTCACTTGGTTTCCACTGAGGTTGTGGTTTAAGCGACTCCATAAATTTAATGTATTTTTCGAATCTTTCATAATATTCTTCATATGGCTCGTCACCACAATCGTAATCATTAAAACATTCAAGATATTCAATTATACCGTCAATTATGTTTTTATTTTCATCACTCCACTCTTGCTTTGGCTGTGGCTGTACTCTGTCTTTGATGGATTTGAGCCAGTTCACCATTCCATGATAATATAATGTATCGATAGCTGCTATTATATCCTTCACCATCTTTTCATCCTCTTCAGTCCAAGTTGGACTTACCTTCTCACCATTCATCATTTTAGAACAATAGTCCATTTCAGCCTTGCCTTCATCAATAACATGAATCTTCTTCGGTTCTTTCTTTTCAGCATCCCATTCATAACCCGCTTCGTGCATCTTTTGGAATAAAAGGTCACGTTGTTCTTTAGTGGCAGGGCATATCTTATTTCTTGTAGTTACTAAAGTATCAGTCACTTCTTTATCATGGAAATTATTTGTTTGCCCGTTATACCAACAGTATAAAGAGATACGGTTTTGTACTGAATATGATTTGAATAGTAAAATTTCTTCATTGCAAGCAAGCACGTCACCATCCTTTGCATCTTTTAATGACCAAAGATGGGCATTATCTTCAATAGTTTTATAAGCCCAAGATGTACTTAAACCATTTTGGTCAAACAATTCATATCCACAAGCATTATAATTGACTTTATAGTTCTTGTCTTTCCAAACAATCCAGTCACCAACCTTAAACTTTGGTTCAAATTTATCAGCAGGTTTTTGTTCATCTTGCTTTTCAAGCCAGGCAATCCAAGATTGAATTTGAGGACATTTATTTCCTGTCTGAATATATGGTTTAGCTTGATTCTTACAATGCTCCAAAAGTTCCTTCCTTATCCTCTCATCTTCTGATCTTTTTAATTCAGGAACAATTTTTAATATATCTTCTTCCATAATATCACATTTATCTTCATGAACGCCTTCTAAAAGTCCTCTAAATTCTTCAACAACTTCATCAAAACGTTTTGCCTTTTCTTCTGTAGTCATAATTTAATGTCCTCCTTTTATTCTTTCTTTCAAAGATTTGAGCCAATTATCTAAAATAGCATGTTTGCCCCAAAGAGTTTCATCTTCAGTATCAATTTCATATTCCTCATACGCTTTTTTTACAATAAGTTTATGTAATTGATTAAGATTTTCTTCATCTTCTTCACTCCAAGCAGGATTTTCATCTACAAGTTCATAATAATCTTGACAGTCAAAAGGCAAATGAGTTCCATTACATTCAGATAATCTATATTCCGTATCAACGGCAGTTATTTTACATGTAAAACCTTGTTTCTTATGCCTGATAATATCTCCAACTTTAAATTTTGGAATTATAGTAACAGGCTCATCTTCAATCTTATTCAATTCTTTATTTTTAGCATCCCATTCATAACCCGCTTCCTTCATCTTTTGGAATAAGAGGTCACGTTGCTCTTTGGTTGCAGGTTTGACACAATTTTTGTCTTCCCAATTGCCGCCTTTAGTATTGAAATCACCATATTTAGTTAATGCTATATAAAATTGTGCATGTATATCTGTTGAACCTGCATAAATAAAGACAGAATCATCAGAAGCAACAAGCACATCACCATCCTTTGCATCCTTCAATGACCAAAGATGATAGGTCTTATCAACCCGTTCTATTGTAGGACGTGATTCACCCCCTCCTACACCTTCTAAGAGATAAAATTGTTTTAGGATTCCTCCTATTTTCCATATTAAACCGTAATCATCTACTACCCAATCACCAACCTTGAACTTTGGCTTAACTTTATCAACCGACTTCCGCTCACCATATAGATAGTTGTGTGGGTTATCTACTTCACCCTGTTTTTCAAGCCAAGCAATAGCTTTTAGAATCATCAATTCTAAATCACGTTGGTTATTAATATCTGATTTAAGTTCAAGTTGAGCGATAAGCCATTTCCTTATTTTTTCGCCCTCACTCTCTTTGAGTTCGGGCACATTGTCATTAACCCAATTCTGAATACCTTCGTCAGATGGATTGTTATCTCGCAGCACTTTTACTGCATCAACAAGTTTTTCATATCTCTTTTCGTAGTCCATATTAAATCAAAGCATTAAATAATCTTTTACTAAATCCTCATTCTCTTTAAGAAATAAATCTCTTTGTTCTTTTGTGTGGAAGGCGAGGAAATCATAATAACTACCATAAATTGCTGTCTCAATGTGATTATTTTTTCTTGTGATAGCAAACTTGAATAAATCATCGTCAGCCCACTCTTCATCAGTTACAACACCACCAAATCTTTCATCATTAGCCATAATCTGACTAATTCTTGCCATAGCAAGTGCTGATTTGGCTTGTTTTTTAGTTGCGAAAACATTACAATTAGCAAGCGTATTATGACATTTAGCAAATATAATTTCAGAGGAGTCATTTATATAATATCCTCCTATTACGGCATCTTTATCTCTCCACCTTTTCTTCTTTTGGATTGCTTTGAACTTAATACACTCAAGTGTACTATTTTCTTTGTCAATTTCGTAGCCTTCTGGGGCTATAATGTTAATTTCCTTTTCCATAGTTATTCACTTTTCATATAGTTTTTGAAATCTTCAATAACGGCTGCTCTCTCATATCCACCACTATTATCTCGAATGTATGGAATAAAAAAATTAACAGCCTTATCAATAAAGGTATCAGTTCGTGTATATTCAATATTTTCTGCCCCTTTAGCCGGAGCCTCTTTCCACAACGTTTTACCTTTATCATTGTCAAGATAAGTTGTTGTACGATAAATCTTGTCAGGTGCTTTCATAACTTTATTCTCCGTTTCTGCTGCAAAGGTACAACAATTTTTGGAAACTACAAAATTTTTGATGTTAAAATAAGTTAACCACGGACTTATTGGTCCGCGGTTATCTTCTTTGCGTACTCAGTGAGCAAGTTTTCGAGGAATGCATTCCCATCGAAGCCACTCTCAAGATATTGGAGAAGCTGCGGAGAATAACCGCTCATATAGATGTTTCCGTTCTTGTCAATCTCAGGAACGGTCTTATTACGGTCATTCAGGTTCCACCAAACTATCTTGGTCCTATAACCCCTCTCCTTCCACAACGCTTCAAGTTCTTCCTTGGACTGATTACTACCGCGATCAAACTCCATATCGGAAAGGACAACAAGATACTCGGGAACATCTGTAAGGTCCTTAAGCAGGTCCATAACAGCACCGAAATCCGTATTCGAACAATCACCGGTATATAAGGACTTTATCTCCTTAAGGTATTTGCTGTCACCCGCATCACGAACCGGACATTCATAATCGTAATAAACCCGCGTTTTATCTTGCCCAAGTTTTATTAACTGTGGGTGAGACGAGAAACTTATTGCCGTGTCAGGGGCATAGGTGGATGTCTTGGCAAGATAGTGACCGATAGCGAGAGCCTTGCCCATAGCATCACCACATACCATTGAACCCGATGTATCAATGATTGGCAGCCAGTTTCCCTTTGTCTTTGGGAGAGCCTCAAAGAATACGTCAGGATCAATATTCTGACGATTTCTGTAAATGTCATAAACATTCGTCGTTGTCACCTTGATTTCCTTATTCCCGGACTTCACACTCTCAAGATACTCGTTGAAACGGTCATGCGTGTCATTCTTCCGCATGAAACGTTGGAAGTACTTCAGCATTGCCAGGGACGGTACGTGCTCGAACACAATGCTGTCGGTATCCTTTCTCGACAACTTGTTCTCAACCGTGTCACACTTGACAAAGTGACCGTATTGCTGCTTGTTCATACCAAAAGCCTTGGCAAACTTCCTAGCAAGAAGCAGATTCTTGGAAGAGTATCTAGGCATCCACTTCTTGACCAGTTCATTACCGTTATAAATCTCACGGTAGAGGAACTTTGCGAGGGTATTAAACTCATCCTCGGGCATTTCCTCCCACTTATAAAAGAGGTCGTCAAAACGTCCCGCAAGGATGACACCCTCCATTGGAACACCGGATTGCTTCATCAGTTCGCGGCCATAGTCCCTGCGCCCGACACCATACCTTGGGTCACGCATAAACATTGCGAACAACTGTTCCTTTTCGGAATTTCCGATACGGACCTCATCCAAATGATTTTGGTAGTATTCGGACATGAAAAGCAAGTCCAAAAGTGGGTTCATAGTAGAGTTAAAACTCTTGTCACCGTTCTCAGTCAACTTCACGTTGAAAATCTCGTTCAATGTACTCATATCTTTCTCTGTTTTAGTTTTCTTTTGCAAAGGTACGAAAAAATTTTGAATCGGCCAAATTTTTTGAGGGTTTTTTTATTATTTTCCGCAAATTATCTTATATCTGCGCATTTCTCCCTGCAAATAATTGATATTTGTGGTCTCATCAATCTTCTTAAAAAGGGCTAACAATTTGTTCTCATAATCAGGACCGCTTGCGTATCGTTTACCATTCTTGTTCACATATTTAGCCAAAAGGTCCAATTCGGTTCTCTTACCCCCAATATAATCCTTATATAATAGTCGGATATAGGGTTCAATTGAATAGTCCGGGTGCTTGTACTTGTATCTTCCCTGAATCTGTTCATACGTGTCACCATCAAATGCACCGACATTGAACACACTGTTTGTCTTTGCTGCCATACCCTTGGTCCCGAAGTGTGACTCAACCTGACCTTGTGCAAGAACAAATCTAATATCAAGGTCATACTGTTCACAAAGATCAACTACTGCATAACCGTTAAGACTGCTCGTCGGTGCAACACTGTCAATGTACGCCTTGGTTACCTTGACAAGTTCACACTTAAACTCATTGTAGAATAGTTCAGCCTCATGCTTCATTACTACAAACGGATAATTCAGGAGACGCTGTTCCTCAACGTATTCACTAATGTACTTGTAAACCAATGCACCAAGTGCAAAACAGAACACTGCAACCAAACTCTTCTTAAGTGGCTTGATCAAATTACTAATCTTTTCCTTCATTGTGTCTATTAAATTAATGTTATGCGACTTTTTTCGTAACGACTTTTTTCGCAACGTTTTTTGTTTTCGGCTGACAAACGCAGCCTTCATTCTCATTTCGGCTGCAAAGGTAAGACAATTTTCCCAATTGGCCAAATTTTTCACCAACTTTTTTTGAAAAAGTACAAAAAAAAATGAACAGCCTATTTCGGTTGCTCATTAGTTATGTTATTAATTTTCCATAAAATATATACCGCTCGTAATTTCAGTTACCCTTTTAGTTTCTTTCAAGTCACTTATGGATGCCCCATCCTCAAGGTCAAATTCATCAAGAGGATAATCAGCATCACCAAAGCCCCCAACACTATCACCTTCTTTAAGATTCTTGATTTTTTCAAGGGCTTGCTCTTCCGTTTCAGCAATGACTAACGCATAAACATTATACTTGTCATAATTTCCAATCGCAAATAACTTCATAACAAATTTCTTCTTTGTGCAAATATACTAAATTGAATCTTTACTGTTCAATAATTTCTCGATTATGTTGTTCATATCATAATATTCGTATTCCGCAAGCCTTCCACCAAATATCACGTTCTTTTCCTTATCAGCCAAATCTCTATACCTATTATATAATTCAGTGTTCCTCTCATCCTTAATCGGATAGTAGCCATCCATACCGTGTTTCCACTCAACAGAATATTCCCTGCTTATGATTGTCTTCGGTATCTTATACACATCATCCCCAAACGTGTCGAAATGCTTGTGCTCGATTATCCTTGTGAACGGAACATCCTTGTTCGTGTAGTTGATAACCGCCGTTCCCTGATAATTCGGAATGTCAATATGCTCAGTATCCCACCTAACTGTTCTGTATTCCAACTCACCATAGCAATAATTGAAATACTCGTCTATCTTACCCGTATAGACCACTTTATTTGCAAGCGAATCAAAATACTTCTTGTTCTTCAGGTAATCCACTCCGCATTGTACCTCAATACCCTCCAATAACTTATCAAACAACTCAGTATATCCGTTAACCGGTATCCCCTGATATTTGCCCTCCTTGAAATAGTTGTTGTCAAATGTGTATCTTATCGGTAGCCTCTTTATTATGCTTGGTGGTAACTCCTTGCAATCCCGACCCCATTGCTTCTCTGTATAACCCTTGATCAATGTGGTGTATATCTCATTACCAACAAGACCAATTGCCTGTTCCTCAAGGTTCTTTGGATTCTTAACTCCGTTCCTTGTTGCAACCTCAATATATCTCTTTGCATCTTCCGGATTGATAATGTTACGAAGTTCGTAAAATGTGTTCATATTGAACGGAAGATGATAAAGTTGATTGTTGTAGTTGGCCAATACATTCAATTTGAAATTATTGAACTCCACAAGCGAATTGACAAAATTCCATACTTCCTTGTTATTCGTGTGGAATATGTGTGGACCATATACGTGTACGTTTATTCCGTCAACATTCTTTGTATAACAGTTTCCACCAACAACGTCCCTCTTCTCCAATACAAGACACTTCTTACCCTTCTGCTTCGCAAGATATGCAAATGTCGACCCGAAAATGCCTGATCCGACTATAAGATAATCATACTTCTTCCTTCCGAACATTGTCCTTTGGCGTTAACTTCGTCATTATTAAGCAAATGGCAAAGAAAGCCACCACAGCACCTATTACAATTAATGTATTCATAGTTTATCTCGGCATTATCCAATTGATTATTGCTGCTTTCTTCTCGATACTGTTGTCCCCACCCTGCAACATAAAGGTGTTCATTGCCCTTTCAGCAATGTATCCGAGTATCCTCGCCTGAATTTCAACAGTATAATAAGGAAGATGTGGCTTAATGTACTTCTCCTTATTAGCCTCCACATGTTTGATATAATCCTCACTGGTAAACATTCCACGATACTTGTTGTATTCTTCGAGAACCTTGAAAATATAGTCACAGTATTCAAGGAACATCTCCTTTGTCATAGTGAACATTGATGAATTGTAGATGTAATCATTGTTCTTCATCTTGTCAAAACCATCAATATATTCCGGGAAACGCTCGTGATACATCTGTTCAAGAATGTCGAAATCCTCGACGTTATGCCACCAACCGTACCACGTCCGATTGTTCATTACATGTCCGTCATCGGGACAATTCAACGGAATCGGCTTATTAAGGATAATGCCAAAATATTTGAACAACTGCTCAATGTCCGGCACATTATCCAACCACTCATAATATCTGCGGTAGTGGTTCATACCGATGTATTTCTTGAGGTCATAGTTCTTCCATAGCCAATAGAAACCACTATACTCATTATACATCAGATTCTTGTCACTGATGTTGTCCCCCTCATAATCCCTATATACGGGGAGTGTGGATTGGAAATCCTCATGTGAACAAGTCAACACCTTATATACATTATTATATACAAGTTGTTTAAACGGTTTGTGTGTGTATATGAAAATATCTACATTTTCATTCATAGTCTATACCAATACTTTTAAGATAGTTTATTTTTCCTGGTGTTTTTTTATTGTATTTGAAGAATTGGTCAAGTCCATATGTTTCTTCATTGGGCACAACAGGATAATCAGCATAACCGCGTCCCATCTTGTTATTAACCCATTCCTCCAATGACTTTGTATAATAGTGCCTTACATAAAGCATATCCCAATCAATTACATTACCAATTGGGCTTGAACTTGTCTTAAACCCGCTTGGCGTATAGTAACCGTTATAACCATCAACCGTGTGCGGAGAACTTATAAATGTGTTCTGAACTGACTTATGCAGTATTGACTTTGTATGCAGGTTCTCGGGGAAATTATAGGTGAACGTGAACATCATTGGTTTCGATTCGGGAAAACGCTCAATCACATCACGGTCTTCCATTTCGATGTTGTCATTATCTCCATAACAACGCCAATTCAGTTTATATGCCTTGATGTTGTCATTTGACTCCAAGAAGTCCCTTATGTCAGAAAAATCGGCATATCTACCAAACGTGATGAATTCATCCGCATCAATGAACGCACACCATTCATAATCTTCATTCTTTATAATACTATTGTAGAAAGGTTTCTGTTGACCCTTCTTCCCCCTAAGATTTACAATCTTGACTTGTTTAGACTTGATATAGTCTTTTAATAACGGCTGATACAGTTCACCATTGATATCATTGTTATCTCCGATTATAATCTTGTCAAAACCAATATTAAGGTGGTAATCCACAAACTCTTCGATATAATCTTCTTCGTTTTTGCAGATTACCGCCAAAATTATCTTTCCACCATTCTTCACTTCTTAATGTGTTTGATCAACGTGATTATTTCGTTTGCCTGACGGATTACAGTTGACAATGTACTTGAGAAATACTTCGTGTAATTGTCGTCGTCACCTGACTTGTCCATAATCCTCATAGCCTCATATTCCTCAGGTGTGAACTTGACGCCCGCATTCATTGCAAGAAGGATTGAACGCTCACCACACCTCAAAGCACCGTCAAGACTTTCAAACTTGTAGATGATGCCACGATTGGTCTTCTCCCAAGAATTGTCATTCTCCGAGAACATCAGCACTTTTGCAATGTGGGACAGTAATGCAACCTTAACAATACTTTCTTCATCCGCCCGTTTTGAAGACGGAAACAGTTCGTTAATCTTCTTGGCATAGGTCCCAATGGCTAACGAACATGCAATCATACTTCCGTCATAGGCAACGCCGCTATCCACTGTACTGCCAAAAACGGCCTTGCTAATCTTCTCCTCACCGCCAAGTGATTCGAACAGATTGTTAACTACATCCTCACCGAGCATGTCGATAAGGGTTTCCTGATAAGTTTTGAAATTTTCTGAAATAGACATAGCTTTTTAAATTTTTAATGTTTTTTTATATTACAAATATACAATTTTTTTTATTTCTTTTTTCTTTTAAGCCAAATTCTTTTGGTTGTTAAGTTTGATGTTTCTTTCCTTATAAACATAAAGTGCATCATCCCAATTTGAAGATATGACAGTATCTTCGTGTGTCCGGGAACCTCTATTGCCATGAACCCGGTATCCACCATTTTGTTTCCTTCCTTGAAGAGTCTGTCTCCGAGATACTTATAATATACATTTGTTTCCGACACATAATATATGTCCCCGACTCTGAAGGCGGTTTTCAACCTGATATATCCCTTTATGATATAGTAGGCTTTAATGAATGGCACACAAATTATCCATATAAAGCGATAAAAGTATATCATTCATAATGGACTTTGTTTACATCAATTATTACCTTACCGTTTCTATCACACAGTTCCTCAAGCAAGAATCCTCTCCTTTTCCCGATATAGCACCATTTACCCGGTTGATTTTTGTCATATAATATGAACTTTGTCGGAGTATAGGGCAAGTTTTCCTTTTCGCATTCCTTCTTTTTATCAAGTTCCTTCTTGAAAAACATTTTTCTGTCACTAATAAGACTATTATTACCGTCACCCCTAAACGTACTTATGGGTTTGCATTGAATGTAGTCCCGTATGATTCCGTCTTTCTTAACTATAAGGTCAACACCGAGATTCTTATCCCAATGGTTGTTTGTGTGTTCTACAGTAAAACCGTTCTTTTCATATTCATCAAACAGTTTTAATTCCATTAACTGTCCGGATGTCGTTTCCACAATGGCGTGATTAACAATATCGTCAAAATACTCTTCAAGGGGTATATTGTAATTGTTGCACGCCTCTTGATAGTGTTCCGCCAATTTCTTTAAATCCTCCACGCTTCTTCCATATTCCTGTGATTTTTCTTTTCTTAACCCCTCATCATCATTTGGGTTCGTATGGGAGAAATAATACTTTGCAAAGTCATTTGGCGTAGGGTCTTCAGTATGTCCATCCTTCTTCCATTCCTTATAGAACATTTGGAAAAGATACGAACACTTTCCAATATAATTCCAACCGGCAATTTTTTTCCATATGTCATTATATTTTCTGTTGAATTTCCTCTTGTTTTTCTCGTAATAGTCAATTGACTTTAATTTGTCACTAATCATTTTTTGTCATATTTTCATCTTTTCTGTTATTTTCCTCCAATGAATATTTTTCAATTATGTCAAAATAGTTAAACTTCTTGCTTCTCTTCCTTGAATCTTTCTTGAATACCCAGAAGATACTTGTGTATTTCCTCGCATGATACTGTTTCTTGTATTTTGAAGATGCAATGAGACGCGCCTTTGCCGCAAGGATGAACTTGTCCTCCGCAGTGAATCCGACCTTCTGCGCACACATAAAACTCCACTCCTCAATGTTATGCTGTATGCCACCTGAAATGGTCGATTGACACTTGAATACACATGTTCCACCTTCCTTCAAAACACGATATGCCTCAGAAATCCAATGGAAATACGATTCATAAAGGTCATCGACAGGATAATAGGATGCAAACCTGTTCATAATCATATTGGCGCCCTCCTTGTTTGCCTTAGCCGAGGGACAATTCGGTGGTGAAACCACAAACGGAAGGTCAATTACGATGGAACCTATCGAATTATCCTCAAGCGGTAATGGACCAAGTGGCTCAATCTTCTTAATCTTCTCTTGTAATGGGAAGACATCAAAGAGTATCTCGGGTTCGGGAATCACATACTTGTCACTCTTCTTCTGTTCATAGAACTTTAGTGTGGATGCGGTCATATCACAGTCAAACGGATTACCGTCATTATGCATCTGCATTATGTTCCACAGGATTTCCTTCTGATCATAAGAGATATTCCTTATGATGTTCGAGTTGTTAAAATCACTCGAGGTTTCTTCCTCCTCTTCCTGCTCACACTCGTCTTCACCTTCTTTCAGTTGAAATACAACCTGTCCGTTACTCTCTGTGTAATACTCGACTTTGCCAAGTTGATTTCCGTTCTTAAACTTTTTATAATCAAATGTTATTGCCATATTTTTTAATTATTAAAACCAATTTTACTCTTTTTCTTTACGCTTGTCACATTCTTCAATGAATCGTTTTCTTTCAACATCCTCGTAAGTGTTTCAAATGACTCCTCTTCAGTATGTCCGAAGACAAAAAAGAGCAAGATAAGTTCGTTGATATGGTCGATAGAGAAACCATCGGTCTTCTCAACCCACTTGTCAACGTCAATTTTCTCAAGGTCTTCAGGCTGAACAGACTTCTCGATAAACATTCTTCTGCTTTCATCATTTGGAAGCGGGAATTCAACTACACGGTCAAAACGTGACGGACGGTTTGTGAATCGCTCGGACACCTTTTCGATGTAGTTTGTCGTGGCAATGGTAACAATTCCACCAAACTTCATATTACCGTCCAATATATTAAGCAGATACCCGTCCAACTTATCACTCCCATCCTTTCCGATGTATGCATCAATATCCTCAATGATTGTGATAATTCTTCTATTCGGCTCAACATCACGTATCATTCTTATTGTAGGATTATAATCATAAATTTCACTTGCAGAGTTAAGATAAATGACAATACCATCATATTTCTCAATAAGTTCTTGACACATTAAATTGATCAATGATGTTTTACCGGTACCTGGTGCAGAATATAGAAGATAGTTTCTTGCAAACACCCTATGATATGTCTTATATGTTTCCTCCAATGTCCAAAATTTACTGATATCATTAAGCAGTAAATCGGATGCTGAATTTGGGAGACGGTAGAGTCTGTTCATCTCAACTTTAACCCTCTTAAGGTGTACACCAATATCGGGTGAGTTTCCTATCTTGTAATAACCGGGTTCAAGACTATCAAACGTACCGGCACAGGAACAGATTCTATCATTTCTGTCCTTAGTCCAAAGTGTGTAAGGGTCCTTGTTCTCATTTTCATTTTCTTTTTCAATAAAAGGGGTTTTAGGTCTTGAAAATAAGTCTAAACCTCTACCTGTTACCACACTTTCGTCCATTTCGTTACAACAGCAATCGTATTCATCCATACGAACGGGTGTAAATTCATCCATAACAATTAAAATATTTTTTAGTTTATCTGTTGCAAATATATAAAAAAAAACCGACGAAAGTGTTTTTTCGTCGGTCATTCTAAATGAAGAATTTTGTTATTGGTATTTTATTGTGATGTATTTTATCATATTCAACGGAACCTTCCTCAAATTGTTTTTTATAATCTCAATTTTTTGAACTTCCGTATTGCCGGTGGTACTTCCCTCTAACAAATATACAGAATTGTCCCTTATATCTCCCGAATGGTCCGTATCTACGTTTTCAAGATTATATTCATCGTTGTCACAGAAAGCACTTACAGTTATACCGGTGGTGCCGGTACTCATTACTTCACCGAGTTTGTTCACTATGTTATTCTTTACTTCATATCCGGTTGTCCCACTGATATAGCAAACTTCCAGGTCTTCTCTATTTTTCCCTACCCATTTGACAAAACCGACCTGTTTCCCGCAGTTCTCCTCTATTTTCTTCCTTATATTTTCCGTATCGAACAGTGTGTTCCCCGAATCTGCGGCAATTTGAACCTTCGTAGTGTCTAACGAATAGAACGCCATCGGGGATATCTTATTCATATACTTTCCATATTCCTCATGTCCCGAATATGGCAATGGAACGGTGTCATCAAGGGTTATACCGCTTGTGTATATGTTATCGTCATCATCGTAGTCAACACCCTTCTTGAACCACACGGTTTTAACCTCAATCCTATCGGTAAACACATCAATGATCAAGCCCTCCGAGTCGTCAAAGTCATTTGAAATACTATTACCCGAAAAGGTCTCGGTGACACCAATTACGTATCTCGGATATGCACAGGATGGAACATGTATGTTTAATGCTGATTGGTTGTATGAACTAACAGGATCATCAGTTGTTATGTTTGCTCTCTTGAAATATTTCTGATATAAGGTCTTAAAGTGAGTGTGTCCAAAGAACCAAACTGAATTTTTGTAGTGATTATTCAATTCGTTCAGACGGAGAAATTCTCTTGTTCTTTGTGTTGAATATCGACCACGTGAGTATTTATCGGGACCTGCCTCCTCTTCTTTCAAAACATAAGAATATAGTCCCTCTCCATTCAGATCTTCACCCCACAATCCGGACTTGGTCCTAAATGGCGGGTGAATGAAAACAAAACAGTGTTCGTTTCTATAATGTTCCAACACCTTTCTTAACCACTCGATGTTTGGATATACCCGATCACAATCGTTCTTATAACTTTCAAAGTCAATGCCATTATAAACACTGAAAAAGATGAAGACATATGTTTCCCCATTTATACTATATTCAAAAAAGAAACTTCCTGTGGTCTTGGTTTTCAGGTCCTTGAAATTTCCGCTACCGTCGAATGTGTTTATACCGATTACGTCATCCCCGAACTTAACCTCAAGACTCTTTTCGGACTCATCAACCGTCTGACCTTCGAATATTTGGAAAACAACCTTACCGTTAGTCACTCCGCTGACTTTATCCATATTATTAGTTTCAAACGTATAGTCCTTCCACTTATCTATCCAATTCATTATCTTGTCATCAGCACGTTTGAAATCATCAACCACAGCCGTATTACCATCCCATGTGATATAATCTTCAATACTTTCTGTCTTAGATGAATCAAGCCGATAGAAAGTTCCGGCGCTGTAATAAATATTAGTGCCAAAAATTCTCGGGTATTTATTAGTATTTACGTCTAATGACTGATATAGTCTGTAATTACCATCACTTCCGACAAAGGTTTCTAAAGCATCATATGTATCATGGTTTCCAAAACAGGAGAATATGGGAATTGGTTCAGATGTTGTACTGCCACTTATTTGGTACATATTCATTATGTCCTTCACAAGTTCCCAGTCCCGCATACCATTATTTTTCTTATTTTTTTCCTCTCCACTTAATACAAGGTCGCCTGAAATACATACGAATTTTGCACCATTCTCTTGAAAATACCTCATTGCATTCAAGAAATCATATTTACATTCACACATTCTTTCCCCTCTGTCTTCGTTTCTTAAATTTGCCATAGCATTCACGTGTACATCAGATAACACTCCAAAACGGAAAAGTGGCATGTCCTCTTCATTGTTGACAAGATTCGTATATCTTATATCAACCCTTTTCTGTGTGTTTTTTTCACCATCCTTAAACACACCAATATATTTGGCGCCCCTCGGTGCCTTGTTCTCCTTTATAAAGTCCTTAATTGTCTTTAAACCGCTCATCTTGGATAATTTATATTATACATATAAATATCTATAAAACAAAAAATGCGGGAGTTGATCCCGCATTTAATACTGTCTAGAAAACCACAATTATTCAACCGTTTCCGCTTCCACAGGTTCGTCATCCTTAGGTTTTGCAGCATCCTTGATGATGTCGTCCATATTGGGCGTAGTGTTGTTTTCCTGATAAACCTTCGTAATAAAGGCATTCCACTTTCCCTGAAGTTCACTGTTGTACTTGTCAATGTCCTCAATGTTCCGTTCCTCAACGGCTTTCTTGAGTTTCTCGATAAGATCAGTAATCTCCTTCTTCTCGTTTTCTTCAAACTTGGACTCCATCTCTGAAAGGGTCTTCTCAACGTGGTAGACAAATGAATCGGCTTCATTAATCTTGTCAATTTCCTCCTTCTTCTTCTTGTCCTCTTCCTCGTTTGCCTTAGCCTCTTCCTGCATACGCTTGATTTCATCTTCAGAGAGACCTGAGTTGGATTCAATGCGAATCTTCTGCTCCTTACCGGTTGCCTTATCAACAGCAGATACATTGAGAATACCGTTGGCGTCGATGTCAAATGTCACCTCAATCTGAGGAATACCTCTTGGTGCGGGAGCAATGCCTTCGAGGTTGAACATACCGATTTGCTTGTTCTGTGAAGCCATAGGACGATTACCTTGAAGAACATTGATGGAAACCGCAGGTTGATTATCCATTGCCGTTGAGAACACTTGAGACTTCTTCGTAGGAATTGTAGTGTTAGCCTCAATCAATGTTGTCATAACCGCACCCATCGTCTCAATACCGAGATTAAGTGGTGTCACATCAAGAAGCAACACGTCCTTTACATCACCCGCGAGAACACCGCCCTGAATTGCTGCGCCGATAGCAACAACCTCGTCAGGATTAACACCCTTGTTAGGTTCCTTACCGAAGAACTTCTTTACTGCCTCCTGAATAGCGGGGATACGTGTTGAACCGCCAACAAGAATAACCTCGTCAATATCGCTTGGCTTAAGATTTGCATCCTCAAGAGCCTTACGGCAAGGTTCGATACTCTTCTCGACGAGTTCTGCGGTCATCTTCTCAAAGTTCGCTCGCGTAAGAGTCTTGACAAGATGCTTAGGAACATTGTCTACCGCAGTAATATAAGGAAGGTTGATTTCCGCAGTACTGTTGGATGACAGTTCAATCTTAGCCTTCTCAGCAGCCTCTTTAAGGCGTTGCAGTGCCATTGGGTCCTTTCTGAGGTCAACATTCTCATCCTTAAGGAACTCTTCAGCAAGCCAATCAATGATTACTTGATCAAAATCATCACCGCCGAGATGTGTATTACCATTAGTGCTCAATACCTCGAATACGCCACCGCCAAGTTCAAGGATGGAGATATCGAACGTACCGCCACCGTAGTCATACACTGCAATCTTCTCATTACCACCCTTCTTGTCGAGACCATATGCGAGTGCTGCTGCTGTAGGCTCGTTGATGATTCTCTTGACTTCAAGACCTGCAATCTGTCCTGCCTCCTTTGTGGCTTGACGCTGAGAGTCGGAGAAATAAGCGGGAACAGTGATTACCGCTTCCTTAACCTCTTCACCGAGATAGTCTTCAGCCGTTGCCTTCATCTTCTGAAGAATCATTGATGAAATTTCCTGTGGTGTATAGAGTTTGCCATTGATATCAACACGGGCAGTGTTGTTCTTACCTTTAGCAACCTTATACGATACACGGTTGATTTCGTCCTTTACCTCATCATAACGTTCTCCCATAAATCGCTTGATGGAGAAAACGGTATTATTAGGATTAGTAATGGCCTGACGCTTTGCGGGGTCACCAACTCTTCTTTCACCACCCTCGACAAAACCGACAACAGACGGTGTAGTTCTCTTACCCTCGCTGTTTACGATTACTGTAGGTTGGTTTCCTTCCATAACTGACACACAACTGTTAGTTGTGCCAAGGTCAATTCCAATAATTTTACTCATAGATTATATTAAAATTTGTTTTAAAACATTATTTTTCCTTTTATTTTCACAAATATACAAATAATTTTTTAATTATTTCGTTTTTTTTGCAATTATTTTTGTTCCTGAGGCACCAAGTATTTCAAATTCATCACCCGGTTGCAGTTCCTCATCACTATGTACGATAATTTCAACAGGTGAGCCGTCTTTTATTGTAGTACCAAGATAACCGCCTTGCATTTCGGAAACAACCTTACCTGTATATCCTTGCATAAACGGAACAATACCATTCTCATCCGCATTGGCTTCGGAAAATGTAAATGCCTCATTCCCTCCATTCACCGTTGGCCTGCCCCAAAATACATGTGACAAAATGAACAAGACAATGACGATTGCCAATGAAATGGTATAATAGATATTGGTTGGGAACATTGTGCCTATCCAACCTAATATAAACGCAGCATTTATTGCATAGTCGTAAATTCTCGTCCCAATGATGAATTCCTTCAATACGGTAATCAATGTGATTACCAATGCTATTATAATATAATATGGTACCATTTTTTAATTATTTTTCAATCTTTCTTCCACTCGTCTGTTATTTGTCTTTGTCTCAAATGACAACTTTAATGTCTTCAGAATACTTAGTGATTGCTCATTAAAATATGTGTTGAGGTCTTCAACAAGTTTGTTGAACAGTTCTGTCTTCTGTTGCAGTTCCTTTTCATCCTCTTTCCTTACTATAAGGTCATCGTCACCGTCATTGAATGATATTGTCTCATTCTCGCCAGTCAAATCCTTTCCGACATACTTCTCAACTCTCTTTAACGATTCCTCATAATATTCGGTATTTAGTTCGAAACCGATATATTGCCGATTGTAAAGAAGTGACATTTTTGCACTTGTTCCACTACCCATGAATGGGTCAAGCACTACATCACCCTCAACGGTCCAAGACAGGATGTGGTCTCCCGCAAGTTTTTCAGGGAATACCGCAGGGTGTTTTGTCTTGTCGTTCAATGCCCCACTGAATTTCCATATATTGTTCCTTAGACTGAACTCAGGTACGGGCATAATTGTCTTCTCAACCTCAATCTTACCCTTGTCACTATATTGTGTCTGTTTACCCCAAGACGTCCACCCTGACCACTTATTACGTTTGTCCGCAATCAGTTTTATGTCATCACGAATCTTTCCCTTCACAAATACAAACATATATTCGAAAATCTGTGTGTATCTTTTAGAATCTCTTCTTGCAGGAAATGATGATGAATTCTTCTCATAAATCATTGTGTCGTGAATCTTGAAACCAATCTCTTGAAAATACAGGGCTTGCCTGAATGATGTACCGGTTTCCCCTCCGTTTTTAACTTGATCACCAACAACCCACACAACAACACGTCCCGGTTTCATAACACGATACAGTTCATTGGCGACCTTCTTAAAGGTCTCAAAGTTCCACGTTGACTTGTCCTGACCATATGTCCTAAGGTCATCATATGGTGGGGATGTCACAACCAAGTCAATTGAATTATCCTCTAATTCTTTCAGTCCGTCTACACAATCACAATTGTAAATTCTGTTTAATTCCATTAAGTCATAATATTGCTTTTTTTCTCTTATTTTCGATAGCTGTAGTCTCCGCTTCCTCCGAGAATGATTATCTCCGCATTTTCATTGAACTCCTCTATGTTCTTACTATCCGAATATGCCATACTGCTTCTAAGATAAGACTGCATATTGTCAACCCACTTAGCAACAGGATACTTTACAAGTACCGGTTTTGAAATGCCCTCTGCTGTCTTGTCGCCCTTTCCGCCGGTTTCCTTCTGTGCCTGTTTTGTGCTCATTCCATAATATTCCCTATATGGCTTTAAGTTATCCTTCAAAAGTCCGCAGAGACAATCGTAATCTTCTTTAGTATAGGCAATTCCCGCATTAAGCATCTTCTCGTTCATTGCATATAACACTTCGCCACACGCCTCTTCACACTCGGCAAACACACGTCCTATCATAACCGCATCTGCACCGATTGCAAGACACTTGTTGATGTCGTCGAAATTATATATTCCACCGTCGGCGACGATTTTGGTATAGGATCTTTCCCAATCCTTATAAGTGTTCCTTTTTTTGCATATTTTGTCAAGAAGAGTGGCCATTGGATAGTGTACCCCACCATTTGCGGAGGTTGTGCACCTGCTTCCTCCACCGATACCGACACGGACATAATCAATTCCAACCCTACAATATTCATCATAAGTATTCGGGTTTGCAATGTTCCCCGTCATAAGGACTATTTTATTTCCATATCGCAACTTTGCTATCTCACACTTTTTCAACAATTTGAACATATGCCCATTAGCCAAATCAACACATATGTATCTGACGGGGTCTTTCTCGTTATATGGTGTTCTTCCGACAAAGTCACTAAATTCGCTCAATGAAAAGGAGACGAATGTCTTTTCTGATAGTTTAAGTCGTTCTTCAAATGTCAGTCTTGTACTGACACTTCTTGGAATTACGGGTGTCAAATTGTTCTCAATCCACGTTTCATAGTTGTTTTCATCAGTGACAGCACCCATTGGTGCAACAAAAATGGGATATGATTTTCTACCGCATATTTGGATAAACGGATCAACATCACTACGATGATCAATATAAGTAATCTTGGATGGAACGATACTAACGTCCTTTAAACTATAACCAATTTCTTGTATTTTTCCCATAAATTTTATATTACATTAAAAACTTACAAAACAAATATACAAAAAAATCCATATACCAAATAAAATGGAAAAAAATGCACCCACTCTCACGAGCAAGTGCATTGAAATTAAGTACATAGTTTTAAACTATTGTTGTATTTTTTTGGTCTAATCTATTAGTCAATTCGAAATAATCAAATTTAGAAAGGGCAATGATGAAAAAGACTTATCAGTCAATGGCAAATGCCCTTATTTTAGAATTTTGATTAGAAAACTCGCTTGATTAATATGCGATTGTAGATTTTCTTCCCATTTATAATTGTATAACAAGGGAAATCACCTATCCAACGAGCGGAATTTGCAATTCCAATTATTTCGAATTGACTTGGATTGTATTTGCCAAGAAATGTGATAGGCACACCCATAATTCCGTCATAGTCACAAGGGATGTCGGTTACCTTGCCCACTTCGATTGCATCGTAGTTGTCGTACTTCGGATAGTTCTCCGCATTGTACTTTTTATAAAGTGTCATTTCTTCGTGGCGTTTCTTGTGGTCAAGATTGGTGAGCCAACAAGCATTTCCAAGACTGCGCCACTTTTGTCCGTTCTCATCTTGCCAATATCGAGTTGTTTTTGCCTCGTAATAAGATGGAACTTTAAACACCATATCAGTGTTTACGTTTTTAACGCCAAGCCAAACTTTATTTTCCTTGATAAGAGGGAATATTTCCTTGTAGGTAACTACGTTCAGTTCACCGACAATCAAGAATTTTTTGCCGTGCTCCATTAATTGTGCAACATATTCACGGAAAAGGGAGAACGGGGGATTTGTTACCACAACATCTGCCTTTTTGAGAATTTCGATACACTCTTGGCTACGGAAGTCACCATCCCCGTCCATTTCAGTCGTTTCGATTTCTTCCTCATCGGGGTAGTTGTTGCCATTGAGGTCACCAAAATATTCGTACTTCTTTCCCTTGCCGTTTGGGTTGTAGGCTGTGCAGACAAGCCCTTTAAGTCCGAGAAACTCATAGTTGAGAGCAAAGTACCTGAAGAAGTTGCTGCGTTGGTCTTTTGTCACGTTGTCGCAGTTACAATACACTACCTTGCCTTTAAAGTAGTCCTTGTAGTACTTCAACTCATCCTCAACATCTTCGAGAAGTGTGTAAAACTCATCGTTCTTTTCTCTCTTTGCACTATGCAGATTTGTATTATTTGTTTTAGCCATAATTTTCTATCTTTTTAACTATTAATAAATACCTTTAACTATCTCTTTTTTAGAAACTTTCGTTGAGGGTTTTCAGCATTGAATACTTTTGGAAATCTTTGGGGTTGTTTGCTTTCCAAAGTTCATCACGTTTCGCAACAATCTCATCACGAGAAATATATTGATTGTGGAACTTGTGGTGACTTTCCTTTGTGAGAAGAACGAGGTTACCGATTTCGGTCTTGCCGCCATCAGTCCAAGCCACAATGTGATGTGCTTCAAAATCTTCGATTGGGTGCTTTTCGCCACTAACGGGGTCAATACCATCTTGGTAGATATACATCTTTCGGATGTCGTCCTTTGAGAAAGAGCGAATTTGCAGTAACTTTTGGTCTTGCTCACCAGTAAGCAGATACTCATAAATTCCGTTGTATTTAACGATGTCGGTATCTTTGAGAAGTTCTATGACACGTTTTGAAATGTACTTCGTGTCAAATTCTTTGTTGTGGAATTGATAGTACAAACGTCCCCAATCTGCACCGACCATAGAGTGAGGTGTACCCTTTACACCCCTACATTCGTGGATGTTTTCTTCGAGGTCAAGGAACGTTGCCCAAATCCAATCAATAACCTTGTGATAAAAATCCAACTCGGTCATTTCTGTGTCGTGCTGATGAGCGGCCATATACTTTTCGATGCGCTCGTCCTTTGTCTTGATGTTTGGAAACTCATTATAAGATGCCCAATCCAAAACCATTTCGAGAATTTCTTGGCGTTCAATCTTTGGCTTTTCAGTATAGCGGAGAGCGGTATATTTGCTTTCTTTGTCTGTTACTTCTTTGAGAGCACCTGCGCTTGGGGCGGAAAAGATTTTCTTTACCATTTCGAGCCATTCGCCACTATAAGACGCATTGCGGAGTTCTTGCTTTGTCAGTTCGGAGATAGGCTGATTGATGATTTCGAACCACTTCAACTTGCTACTCTGACTACCAACACAAACATTCACACGCAATTTATAATTAAGTATATCCTCTTTCACTTCTTGTGGGAGATTGTGGAAATATCTTTCTTTTTCGTCATAAATGATAGAATAACCACCATTGATGAAATCACAGATTGTGATACTACGTTGTTGCCCGTCAATCATATCGAACGTACCATCTTCGTTAGCACCCCAATAGAAAAGACTGATAGGATAACCATTGATGATACTTAAGATGAGGTTGCGCTTCCACTTTGTGTCATTAGCACGAATGTAAGAACGTTGGTACTTGGGACGTATAATTACATTTCCGTTCATTGTTGTTACGCCACCGACTTCTTCGTTCTCATTGTTGAGGTAGCCCTCTACGAACTCCTTAATTGTTACGTGCTTCTCGACAATGTTCATTTTTCCGTTTAAAACTGATGTACTCATAATAATAAATTTAAATAATGTTATTTAATTAATTTTGTTGTTTCTTTTTGTTTTCTGCTGCAAAGGTACAGCTTTTTTTTGAATTGGCCAAATTTTTCAAAGTTTTTTTTATTCTTTTCTATTTCCTAACTTTAGTATGAACACTTTTTGATCTTTCGGTGCGCCCCACTCGGTTTTTCCTTGTCCGATTCTTATGTCATCCAATTCGAACAACATGGTCCTCTTTGTATATCCGTATCTAAAACGGATGTGGGTATATCCCTTAACATTACAGGTTTCATACCCGTATCTTTTTGAGAATAATATCGGTTGATCAAGTCCAAGAAATCTTTTCACCCAATAGGGCTTTATTTCCCTATATTCTTCGGCTTTAATCCCGCTCTCAATCATTTCATACCATTCCTTCTTAAGAGGAAGATCAAGTATTTTCATTTCCATTGTCTTCTTTTCTTTTATAAGATTTAAAAGACTCCCATACAATATCCGGAAGTTCAAAATCTTTTATCTCTTTCCAATAGTAATGTTCATTATTAGTTGGGATGTTCGCGATACAATGTGCAGTTACAAGCGCCTGACTATCCGAGAGACAAAAGAAGTCGACAGGCGTTCCGTCCTCATTCCTCCATAACTGACCGTCCCAAACATTCTCAAACTTGCAGTAAATGTATTTGTCGTGGGTGTAACCATCACCCCCATCATATACTATCTTGTATTTACAAACTATACTACTCATTGTTTCAAGCAAAATGTGCAATATCAAAACAGATATGAACCCAATATGAATTTCCATTATACCCAATTTCGAGGTTAAAACCACCAGAAAATGTCGAAAATCTGTCCTTACCAAGTTCAATGATTTCATAAAGACCATGTTTAAGAAAATCTTTTCTAAGCCTTTCAATCATTTCTTCCTTTGTTGGGGTGTAACAATTATCAAAATTTCCACCCATATACCAAGTCCAATCATGTTCTTTCATATATTTGGTTATGTTATCCCAATTGAGCGAATTTATTTCTTTTTCAAACTCATCCGTAATTTTTTCCATGATGTTGAGTTTTCTGCCGATTTCCAATTCCCTGCAATACTCATCATCAATTATCTCGTTCAATTTCTCAATGCTTTTCTGACGAAGTCTCGTCCACGTTGAATTAATCTCGTATCCCATATTTTTTTTTTAAATTAAAGTTTTCTTTTTCAAATATACAATATTATTCAATATATCCTTTTATTCTCAGGTACTCTTCCGTTGTCATTGTGACTTCGTCGGTTCTGATAAGTTCCTTCAACTTCTTACAATTCTCACATTCAATTCCACGATTGATCATATCATCAAGAACAATGTCAATTTCTTCCAATACAGATTGACCCTTACACCAATCGGGAAGAACATTTGTGTCTATCTTCGCAATAACTTCATAATTATATGTTATTGTTAGTTCATTGGAATTGTGATTGTCATAAAAAGAACTATATGGATATTGTGTCCTCAAAAAATTCCAATACCAATATTTTCTTTCATAACAATCTTTGTTTATGTCATTGAGAAGATTATACCAATTCAGTTCCTTTATGTCCTTTTCCTCAACCACATCATATCCCAAGAAACTTACAGGATAATAAGCACAAGGTATGTCAAACCAATAGCATTCAACCTTAGCCTTGCCAAAATTAAGATGCTCCACAACCTTCACTAACATATAATAAGGATTGTGCTTTCTAAATGCCTTTGACACGAGAGAACCGTCAATATAAAATAACTTCTTTTCCATTTTTTTTATTATTTAATATTCAATTTTCCACTTGTTCAAACCTTCAAATATCTGCTTGTCACATTCCTCCACCGTCTTTCCTGTCACATACCACAGGAAATAATGGTCACCATCCTCGTCCACACCGACGGAATAATACCCCATTTCTAACATTGTTTCATCACCATACAGGTACGGAAACTTATACGGTCTGACAACAAGTTCATATATTTCAGAATCATACACTATTGACTTGGGCGCCCTCGACTGACTTAAAATGTCGAACTCCTCAAAAATGTTAATTGGTAAATAAGTACTACTATCCATATCCATTATTTTGTTTTCTGCTGCAAAGGTAAGACAATTTTTTGAAATGACCAAATTTTTTGCCAACTTTTTTCAAAAAAAAACGGACAAGCCAAAAAAAAATGACCTGTCCGTTTTCAAATTCTTATTCTTATTATACCTATGAACCAAATGTTAATGTGTCATTTGTGTTTGTACCCTCAACCCTTACAACATCACCATTACTAAAGTTCGTTGCCGTAAATGTGGCAATGTTGTCAGTTACATTAACCGTTTCAACAAACGTGTTGTTCACATACATTGACAATGAAGCACCATCATTCGTATAACACTTGATCACTCTGTCTGTTGTTTTTGTATAATCCTTACCGCAGATGTGGACGAATGGTGTCGGATTCCACCATGCCTTATAGAGATAGAACGTATCCTTCTTCGTGATGTGGTCTCTCTCAACAAGACCCTTGTTGTTCAATCTCCTGAGGTTGTCATCCGTAGTTGCATTCTCACCGTCAAGACATACCGTATAACCCTCGTTTCTGTTTGCAACCGCAATGTCAAACAACTGCCATTGTGCGGTAAACATTAATTGTGGATAATTCTTTATTGTAGCAATATGACCCTCATGCAGCCACATTTGATATTCAATATCGTGTCTCTCATTATTACCCCTTGTGGTCGTCGACATAAAGTTATCTGAGTGACATCGCTGTGTACCACCACAACCATACTCAGAATATGCCATTGGCTTCTGTAAGGTGGTTATGATATTGTTTATACGTGTGTTAAGGCGATTTGACGGGTTATTTGAATTTTGATCAATATACCAACCTGTGTAGATATTACAGCCGAACCAGTCAACATCAGGATTGTTATAATATGCACTTGGGTTTTCCCAACTGTGTGACATCACATAACCAATCATACGTTCTGAGTCAAGACTTCTGATAAGGGTTGTGTATCCCTCTATCTTTGTCTTACCGAAGTCCTTATCATCAGTTGTTGTCTCGTTACTAAGACCCCAAAAGAATATACAAGGATGGTTATAATGCTGATTTACCATATCCGTATATTGTCCTTCAAGGTGTGTATAGTAATCGGATGGCATAGTAGATTGGAGTTTATTTACACAAGGAGCCTCCGTCTGTACTACAATACCTAACCTATCACAATTGTCATATACTTCCTTTGGATGAGGATAGTGTGCAAGACGGATGAAATTACAACCAAGTTCCTGTATAATGTTGAACTCCTGTTCATAGTCACTTGCTGATAATGCATTGGCCTTACCGTCTATATCATCGTGCATACATACACCTCTCAAGAGATATGGTGAACCATTGAGCAGGAAGCCTGTATATGGGTTTCCGTTAATCGTTTCATTGAAGACATATTCATAGAACCTAAGTCCATAAGGTCTTTCAAATGAATGATATAGCACATTGTTGTTGTAGATTTCGAGTTTGACATCATACAGGTATGGGTCAGCTGTACCGCCCCAAAGATGGGGGTTTGAAATAGTTGTGCTGAATGTCATTTCTTCTCCCGTACTTGCACTTGTCGAAGTGTAATTACAGTTTGTACCGCTTATCGTACATACTAACGTTGCACCTGTAGGAACTGTGGTTCTCACATATATTGTTGCAGATGAAGTGGCAACATCAGATGTGATGTGGAAACCGTCATAGCCGTATTTCATTGCGGGTAAACACGGGCTTGTCAGTAACTTCACATTACCGAGTGTTGCGTTGAAGTTAAAGTCACCACCTGCCGGTGCAAGGTTATTACCTTCGTTGTTCTTCAATGCCACCTTTACATTATTTGTTCCGCTATGAACATAATTGGATATATCAACAAAGAATGCGGTATAGCCACCCCAATGCTTCTCAACCAATGTATCGTCTATATATACAGATGCTGATTGGTCTGCGTGTTGGAACCATAAGTATGCGGGTTGTGCTTGTCTTAGTGCAAAACTCGATTCAAAGTTAAATGTACCCCTTGAATAACTTGACGAGTGTCCGTCAATTGCATTAACTGAATAAGGCGTTGTAATTGTTTGTCCGTTATTTGTCCAATATTTAATGTCTCTGTTCGATGCTTCTACCGGTACATCACTGACATAAACACAGTTCTGAGTCAATGTGTTACTACTCTGTCCGCCAAGTATGGCATATGCTTCAACATATGAATCATCGCTTATCGTAAACGGAGCGGTATATAATGTATAACTTCTAAGATGATTCACATTATAATATATGTCAGCACCTTGTGTCGCACAAGATATTGATACAGTATTAAATCCGTCATATGTTATTACCGGTGAGGCTACTGCTGTATTATCATATATTGTCCATCCGTTTGGAATACCGTTGTTACCTGTTGACCAAGTTGTGTCTGTATCCTTTACGAATGTACCTGTAGCAGCCACATTGCTAACCCATCCCGTTAATGCTGAAGCTGGCGGGGATGCAACATTTGTTGCAAGACATTTGATATAATTAAGGTTTCCACAACCTGTGAACATATATCCGTAGCACTCTCGTATCAATGTCTCAGCAAGAAGGTCAGGTGCCGTAGTCATCGGACATTGCTCAAACATATACCAATAACAGCCTTGAGCCAATGTAGTTGCAGGTAATTGTGGTGGTGTCATTAATGAAGTACACCAGCTGAACATTGCACGATAACAGTAATTTGTTAATGTAGTTGCAGGTAATACAAGATTTTCAGCAGATTCTACATTTGTACGTTTGAATATTGAACATAAATTATATGTTCCTCCATTGAATGTTGTATGTCCACTAAAGTTATCACCATAGATAAGACTCATTATATTACCTTCAATAGTGAAATGTGCGGTTGAACCCACGTCTGTGCTACCACTGGTATCGTGACCGAATGACGAATAATTTGATTTATTTCCTGCATATGTTTGATTAGTTCCTCTAAACATTATAACGTCGCCTTCAGCCACTGAAATTGATGGTGGTGTGGATGCGGCGGTTATAGATGTCCATTCCCCGCCATTAAGACTGTATTCTATTGTTTTAGCATAACCGCTTCCGACTGATTTCCAACAGATAGTGCCACCACTCGTTATTCTGAATGTGAGGTAATCCTTACTGTAATCGTGAACAGGATTGTATATGCAATTCTCTGAAACAACGGTACTTGTCTGTCCATTGTACTGTGAGTATGCGTAAACTGTAGTATCCGCACTTATTGGGAATGCAACTGTATATGCGGCATATGTACCTTCCTGTCCTATTTTATATAATATTGTTGAATTTTGTGTTTCACAAGTGATTGTTACAAATTCACCGTCGCAAGTAATAACAGGACTTACCAATACTATTGGGCTGTATACACAAGTTGCTGATACAACATTACTCGTTGCACCATTCAATTCAGCATATGCATAAACAACAGTGTCCGCGCTTATTGTAATTGCATCATCATATACGGTATATCCCGTTTCCTGATTCAATTTATAATAAAGGTCAACACTTGGTGTGTTACAAGTAATGGTAACATTTTCTCCATCGCAGTATATAACTGGTGCTTCAATGCCGTTGTCATAAACGCAAGTTGCTGACACTACGCTACTTGTAAGCCCGCTATATTCTGCATATGCATAGACGACTGTATCAGCACTTATGGAAAATGGTGCATTATATGTAGAATAGGAAGCCTCTTGTTCTCTTTTGTAGTATATAGTTGTGCCTTGTGTTACACAGGTAATTGTAACTTCCATACCATCGCAAGTGATGACGGGATTCTCAATACCATTGTCATATACGCAGAGTTGAGATATAGTATTACTCTTGTCACCGTTTAATTCAGCATATGAATATACAACAGTATCCGCACTTATCGAAATAGGAGCGGTATAGGTAGAATACAGACCCGCATTGCCTAATCTGTAGTAGATATCTGCACCTTGTGTAGCACAAGTAATAGTAACTTCCATACCATCGCAAGTGATAGCAGGATCCGCCACGTTATTAAGTCTTTTAATTACAAAGTTTTTAACATCAATGTTTGAATATCTGTATGGGTCACCATTTTCGTCCATACCATGACCGAGAGTCACCTTAAGGTATTTCAAGTCATCGATGTCAGGGAAGACATTATTGCTTCTGTAAACAACACTGTCTTTAATATTGTCATAACATACAAATGTATTTGTACTTGCTGTTGGATTATATGTTATAGTAATATTGTATTCAGCAACATTGTTCGTAATTGTTTGTGCACTGATTGTTGTATTGGTATTACTACCAGTTGCAAACTGTGTACCGAGTTGTATGTACTTGTTAGTACCTGACTGTCTTATTTGGAAACCATACCAAGGCGTTGGTGTTGCTCTCTTTGCAGAAAGTATCTGGTGGTGGTTTTCATTCTGTCCTGCCGGTTGATTTGAAAAGTCAATGGTAAAGTTAAGTTCGACAACGAATCCGTGTGTCATATCAAATGCATAGTACTCAGTGTTAATACCGTCACCATTGAAGTTTTTCTCACCATTAGGATTACCGCTTGTATCAATTGTGTATGATGTTACCACAGTATTACCGCTTTCATCATATTCAACATCTTGTGTACTTACGTTACCGCTTGAATCACCGACAACATTAGTACCATCGACTGCATTACCTTCAGAGTCATAGTTCGTGGTTGTACCAGTGTAAGAACCATCAGCATTGGTTTCAGTACTAACTTCCGTACTTCCGATGGTATTGCCGCTTTCATCAGTAATGACTGTTGTGGTGGTTTCTGTTGATGAGCCATCCTCGTTTTCAGTTGTGGTTGTGGTTGTTGTAGTAGTATTACCACTTGAGTCAGTTACAGTTTCGACTGTTGTTTCTGATGTAGAGCCTGACAGGAATGTTATATTCATTGTAAGGCTTGCAGTATATCTGTTATATTGGGCTGTTACCACAATTTCTGATTCATCTGCCGTTGATAGTATTGTAACAGTACCACCGGTATCAATTGTTGCGTATTGTACGCCACTTGTTATACTCCATGAAACGCCGTTGGAGACTGTTTGTCCATTAAGAATGGCAACACAGGAACAGGTTTCAGCCGTAACATTGCTTGGTCCTGCAATTTCAAACCTTGTATTGTTAACATTTCCACCATAATTGAAAACTGTTGTACCAACATAAGAGATAAGTTCTTCCTGTGTGATACTCGACCATTCTCCATTTATTTTTCTATAAAAATTGGCGGATTGTGTATATTCACCGTCTACTTTAATAAAAACGTTTGGCATAACTTTTCCCTATAGAATTATATTCTATAATAAATATAGGAAACTTTACATTATTAAAAACAAAAAAGCAGGTGAAATACCTGCTTTTCTAAAAAAAAATTAAAAATCTATGAAACAGAAATTACTTCTTTTCATCCTCATCTTCCTCGAAGTCAACTTCCTCTTCTAACAGTGTCTTAACCTCTTCAAGGTACTTCTTTGTACGCAAGTATCCTTCGGCATTTTCCTTTTCCGTGATATACTCGTTGAGTTTTGTTGTAATCTTCTCCTTGTCATCTGCAACATCTTTCACGGAGTTGATAATGTCAACGGCCTTTCGCTTTGAATCAAACGCTTGTTCTTCGGCGTAGTCAATAGCATCTTCGAGGGTTCTTCTAACCTTCTTTTCTCTGAACTGATAGTCGTCCTTAAGGACACCCTTCTTGTTTCGAATAATGTAATCGATTCTCTTCATAGTGATTTAAAAATTTATTAGGTAACATTTATTTATTTTCACTTTCTTAATCTTCAATCGGTCTTTTGGAGTGGTCTTAATAAAGTATTTGTGTTCCAATCCCTCACAAAGTAACCTATTAATTTCGTCGGTAATTTCTTTTTCAACATCGGATTTATTATATGTAAAATAGTTTTGGAAAGTGTAATTTGGCCAAAATTCATCTGTTGTGATACTTGTGTTCCAATCCGTACTTGTGTTTACTTTTGTGGTTAAATAATCCGCTTTGTAAGTAAGACAACTGCTTGAATCTGAAGATATAGCAGCACTACTATTAAACGTATATGGCTGTATATCTGAATAATCAAAAGTTAAAACTTTATCTCCCATAATTTTATATTTTTTTTTTTATCTTATTATTTTATATTATGACAAGCAGTGGTTCATAGGTTACTTGATAGTCTTCGTTAAGTATTGAGGTATTAGCCACCCTTATTCCCTCATATTTATGTAAACCGTGTGTACCTGTGTGGATATGTCCGCAGAAGTAGTAGCGGGGTTTTGTTTTCAGGATATATTCACCAAGAAGTTTGTTTCCGAAGTTCCTACCCGCATTATGTCCTTCTGTTGTTGTTCCGAGTTTGTCAAAATCTGCGGCATCGTGTGTAATCAGTATGTCAAGGTTATTTGGGATATATGAATAGTACTTGTCAAGATTATCCCTACAGAATGCCCAACCGGGTAATGGTTTACAGTACGGGCATCCGAAGATGTGCAGTCCCTTGAACCAATATTCCTCATTGTCAAGATATACAAGTCTTCCGTCTGTCTTTGACAGGAACTCGTTTAATCTCTTTTTTGATATACTCTCGAACACGAAATCGTGATTACCGGGAATCATTACGACCTTACTTTCGTCGTCAATGTATGGAAGTTCCTTTATCCATTCTGAAAATTCGTTATTAATCCATTCCCGTTGGAATTGGTTTCTGTGATCAGTTACGGGGCACACATCTCCGCAAATTATCATAAGATCAAACGGTTCCTTAACCTTGATAAGGTTTCCGTGTAAATCAGATAGAACTACTACTCTCATATTTCAAATATACAAAAAATATTTTATGCCCAATGAATTACCAAAGATATGGTTTGACAGGATTCGTCATCATTCTGTATTGGGTGCCAATCTGCTGAGAATTCGTAATATTCCAGCACTCTTGTGATCATTTTAATGTCATAAGACGACAGGTTATGCATCTCTATTGAGACGATGTATTGACCGTTTTCAACTGCGGTCATAATTGCAGACTCTATTCTCCCCATAATAACTGGGTGGTCCTTTTCGTACATAATCGTATAGAACAGGCTACGATTGTTTGTTAATTCACGACATTTACTTGCATTTTCCATATTTCTTAAAAATAACTTTTTGATAAAAATTCTGATTGCATATAACCTTCTTTATTTAATATAAATCTCATAGGACTTCTCCCACTCTTCCAATTATCAAATGGTATGAATCTAAAAATATGAGGATCCTTGTTTTTTAAATAAAATATAATACCGGCAAAATCTTGTTCATAATATTCATCTTTTAATTCAAGAAAAATGTCACGAACAGGGAAATACATTCCGACACTATATTCCGATTTGTAATTTTTATCTACTCTACCAGTTGCATATATCTTATCAGCAAGGATGCTATTGTCCTTAACATATATTAAATTTTGATTACCTTCATAAGGACGGTAAAATATCTCATCAAAACTATATGTCAGTTTCTTAGTTTCTTGTGATTTTGCATTATTTGGAAGTGTTAATGCACCTAATCCAATGCCAAATTTTCTTAAAAAATTTCTTCTATCCATTGTATTTTTTTCTATTTCATTATTATTGGTATCAAGACATTTGATCTTTCCGCTTTTGTATTTCATTATCAATATGTATTTTTCCGGATCCCGCATTTTTTTACACCAATTACACAGGATGAAGAATCTCATACCATTTGATCTATACAGATTGAACTTGTTAGATTTTGTCCTATTTATATCCCACACATCTTTTATCGGGAAATTCATCATCTCCTCAATGGTCTTAAATTCGCCGACGCTTACATTATCCTTATTATAGAATTCATTCGGACAATATGCCAATCTATTTTTTGAGTCATTAAAACATTCCGCACATCCCCTACCGCTTAGGTGGACAGCAGGTCTTTGTTTGAAGTCCCCATGTATCGGGCAGGTTATTATCACATTTATGAATGGTTTCTTATAATCAACCTTGGAGTAGTCATATTTGTCGCCGTGTATCTTCCTTGCCCTTTCAATAAAGTCCTCTGTTGTCGGTTCCTTTGCACATTCAGGACAACCGACACCATTAAGGTGGTCCTTCGGCTTCAACTTAAATTCCCCATGCTCAGGACAAATGATACGGATATAGCTGCGATTGTCCTTATACAATGTATTAGAATAATCGTACTTGTCACCGTGTATTTCCTTGGCCTTGGATATAAACTCATCGTTTGTAAGTTTCTCTGTCTTCATTTACATAACAAATATACAATATTTTCCAATATAGTAAAGTATTTATAAAAGTAAGATTTTAACATATGAGGCGTATTATTATCAGTGAGAAACAATATAAGGAACTATACGAAAGAATTGTTAATGGAAGGAATGTGATTTCTGAATCCGGTATGTTGGAAAATCCGGAAAACGAAGGGTTTGGTATGAGAAATGGTGTTTTCAGTTTCAAGCCAAACACTGACAGATTAGCCAACACAGAAATTTTTAATGCCGACAAAACATTTAAAGTAACTGAAAAACTATTACCAAAAAGTAACGTAATGTCCTATAATCTGTATGACTTAGGTAAAACAATGAAGGTAAATAAAGCACTAAAACATCATAAAGACCTTGAAGGCAACGATGTAGTATGGAATCAGGGTGAAGATAAATACTCAGAGTCAATAAATTACTTCATTGATAGAAGCGCATTATATATAAAGGCTCTCATTGGTAATTCTCCTGTTGATTATTTCACTTGCCCACAATCATCTTCGGGATTTAATAAATTGATGCTAAACGCAATAATGAAATATTTTCCATCGTCATCTGGTATACAATTAAAACCTGATATGTTAGTAAAGAATGTTAGAGGAATATATGTGAATACGGATGTAGCAAAGGAAATTGGAATGACCGATTCAGAAATCCATACATTACAGAGACAAGTCGAAAAATGGCACAGTGATGAGGATATTAGAGATTTAAGAAGAAAAATTGCAAGTCTAGAAAATGAAATAAACCAAATTATTGCAACAAGAAAACGGGGTAGACCATCTTTAGAATTTACAAAGAAACAAGACTTACTTAAAAATTACCAAGATCAAATAGGAATCCTAAGAAAGGGAAAACGCGGCAGAGATTCTACAGTTGATGCAAATGGTAATGTTAAGAGTTGGCAAATCAAATCTTTGGATGATAAAAACCGTAGGGCAATTGAAGGACTGTTTGATATAAATCCACAATATCTTGAAATGCAACATAAACTGTCAGGTAAATCGGTTGTAGTTTTTGACGACAACATATCAAGCGGTGCTACGTTAGATGATTTCTGTCTAAAGTTAAAACAACTGGGTGTAACCAACATTATTGCATTTACACTTGGTGTTATAGAACCTACAGTTTATAAAATGTCAGATAGGATACATAACAGACAATAAAGAATATTTAATAAACCCGAGTGATTTTCTACTCGGGTTTATTTTTTTACTTCTTAAAGAAATCATAAACATATTGTTTATCTTCTAAATCGCTGTCATACCAATGATTTGGCTCAAATGTACGTCTTCCATACGTGTCTTCTAACATGTCCTCAGGTGTACTATACATTTTCTTCAGTTTTTTTACTGAATACGTGTCATCTGCTAAACAGAAAATAGCCACACATTTGTCTTCATAACTCAGGTTGTCAAACCACTTGTCTAATTCTTCGTTGGTCATAATTTTAAAGTTTTTATTTCTTATTTGCGCTGCAAAGGTACAACAATTTTTTGAAACCACAAAATTTTTGATGTTAAAAAATGTTAATAAAAAAATGCCACACAATGTGTGGCACTAAACTTTCTCTCTTATTCTTCCGTCATCTTTTTCATTTTTTCCTTAAAGAAATTGCACATTTTCTTAGCACAATCTCTTGAATGTTTGCACGTGTAGATTCTAAAGAGAAACACCCCAATTAGAATAATTAAAAGAAAAGTTTTCATAGTTTTAATGTTTTTATCTTTTATTATTTTGGCGTCCTCTATAAATACCTTCCAACACCTAAAAAAATTCAATCATCCACGTAATCTGCGACCTTTCGCAAAATAGTGGCGAAAAATGATGAACCTATTCCAATCCTATATATAGACATAAAATCGAGAACATCGTCCTTTAATTCTTTCTCCACGTATTCCCTATATTCATCCCACGTTTCAAAATCCTCTTCAAATAAAACCCTCTTTTTATCCATATTATCAAGTACTGACATTTATATTCCCTCCTTTCCTAAATTAACGAGGTCGCATATCTCAAGATATTCCTCACCTTTCAAAACCCTATTGGTAACAATCGGTGATTCCCAATCATCATGGTCCCCACCATCATGTTTGTATTTGACGATATAGTCCAACGTGTCACAAAAGATGTCATCTGATGCGGTTCTCCATTTCGGTAGGTTCTTTAAAATCTCCATCTTTCCAATATTCCTACCACTTTCAAAATAATCCTTCCCTGTTTTCTTTGTGGTTTCCAACAATTCCATCATACAGTCTTCATATCCTGACATGTACGCCTTTCTCGCCACCTCATTCAAATCAACGGTTTCCACCCGATTGAAATCCTTACACTGTATCGGATATGTCTTAATCGGATACAACTCCAATGCCTTCTTGTCTAATTCTTCTTGTGTCATAATTTTATTCTTTATAAGGATTATTACTTTCAGTTACTTCAATAGCAACGCCTTTTGGAATTAAACCCATAAAATCAAAATGATTTTCAAGAAGGTATTGAATAGATTTAGGATTAGGAATTAAATAATCATTTTGATGAGAGATTGCTATAATACTACCACAATTTGCATATTCCGTTGCTTCTTCATCAGTCATACTTGACATTGGACGGAGATATGGTTTGACAACACCATCCACAATTGCCTCAAAATAATTTTGAATGTGAACATCGTTGTAATCTAGGAAAATTGTATCTCCATAATCATCTTTTATAGCCATTCTATAAGGCAATGCCATACAGAGGTACCTCAGTAATAGTTCTTTTTCTTCTTGTGTCATAACATTATCCCCCGATACACATTAATATGTTATTTTCCCAATCAAATATCTTCAATATATGAATCAAATCAAATATGAGGTATTCGTATGTATTTCCGCCAGATATTTCCCACTTATTATCCATATCAATATTCATATTATAATAATGGGTTGTCCCGTTATCCCCACCCCATTGATATTTCCAATTATTGGCCTTGAAATTCCATTCCATCTGATTGGCCTTTCTTGCATCTTCTGCTGTCCATGGTCCATCTTTCATTAGATATGAATTCTGCTTTATCCATGTTTCGCCAAGTTTATCATCTTTATCAACCCTTCTTCCATCAAACCATTTAATGATGTGATTAACCCTGACATCTTCAATGATATTCAATAATTGTTCCTTGGATATTGTTCCAAAGTACATATCTTCTTCGATATTTAATTTGTTTGCAAAAAATTTTGTTGAAAATTTGTCTTCTTTATCACTGCATATAACATCAGTTAATGTGTCATATTTGATTTTTTCTTTTTCCAAGTCTTCAAACATAACACCATCAACGTCAGCATCATATTCCTCTTGTGTCATATCCTTATATTTGGATGCAACATCTTTTGGTACACAATATAAACTAATTCTCCATCCCATAATTGTAATATGTCATTTCAAATATCCTCTTTTTATAAATTCTTCCATTAACGGCAGTGCTAACTCCTTAGCGGATGGATGTGGCGCACCGGTAGTTCCCAATGCCCTTAGATTAAAGAAATGCTTCCAATCACTTGCAAATGCAGTATGAACCAATTCTGTCTTTGTATCCAACGGAAGGACAACTCTCGCCTGTTGTGGGGTCCAACCCAATCTTATCAGATTGATGTATGAATATTCGTCAGCAAGATTTGCAAATAACCAATAGTCAATATCTGAAAACTCATCTTGATCTTTGTGTTGGGAAATCCAATAACAATACTTGAATATATCATATCCAATACCTGCATACTCACCTTCACTAATCCATACTGGTTTCGCAATGTTCAACTCTCCTCCAAACTTGTCCTTTGTGTAATTGCAGTACCTTGTGGATTCTTCCGCTATCGAATCCTTCCTGTGTCTGTTGAACTCCCTGCTTACACCGATGTCACAAGTAAACTTAACTGTGTATCTTTTTTCGTGGTGTTCAGTCGGAACTGTCATAAATTGAAGAATACTTGTTTCTAAATCTTCTTTTTGAATATGATGATTTTCAAAAATGTTCTTACACATCAATTCGTCCTTATTTTCAAATATAACTCTCCAATTCGTTGTTATATAGAAAATTGTTAAACAAGAGGTGACAGTTTCTTTATTAACTTTTGAATATTCATTATGTTGGAAAAAATTAACAATGTCAGTCTTGAAAATATATTGAGCATCATCTAATGGACTTAAGACAGATATTGTCAAATAAACTGTTCCATGTTCAAGCATCGCACCATGTTCACTCTTCTCAAGATGTTCAATAAACTTGAACATGGAGTCATCCGTAATCTTATCCTCTGATTTATAACACGTTCTCCCACATAACTCGATGTGTTTGAACATATCAGATAACAAATCCCCGTCAAAAGACTGTTCTATAATTTCAAATTTCGGTTCTATTATGTTCATGTTTATCCAAATCTTTCATCTATATATGCCTCATAATCTGCGGCAATTGCATTGTATTCATTTGTTTTTATGCAATGGTTAATTGCATTCATCAGATGGGAATCTGTCATATCCTTAATCGCAATTTTTTTTCCATCCTTTGTCTCCCAAAGTATTTGTCCACGTTCCCTCTTCCTTAACCAAAGTTCACGTTCCAAATCTTCCAAATCTGCTTTCATAAAAAATTGAATTTTAAAGTTTTAAAATTGAGCAAGTGAAGGGACTCGAACCCTCGTTATTTCTGAATGGAAATCAGATGCCATAACCATCTAGGCGACACTTGCAAGTAATGGTGTACTACTATGTACACCACCATTTTTTTACTCTGCCATTGTCACAACCGCAACACGGTTTGACTCAGGACCAATTACACCACGGCCTTCAGCGCCGGCAACCTTAACACCACGCTTTTCAAGATAAGCCTTTACAGCGTCAGCACGTTTCTGTGAAAGTGCGAGATTGTATTCGTCAGTTCCCTCAGGAGAAGCGGTTGCATATATCTCAACAACAGCATTCTGACCAATCTTGTCAAGTTCAGCCTTTGCTGCATCTGTCAATACATCGCTGTTCTTTGCAAAGTAAACAGTCCAAGTGTTCTGAACAGGCTTTACAACCTCCTTGACAACTTCCTTATTGACAACGACCTTCTTCTCAACAATCTTCTCGATTACCTTAGGATCAACAGGTGTCACATCATACTTCTTGAATGAATGCGTGCCATTGCTTGTCTTGAAATGATAGGTGTAAGCGACACCGAGATAGAGTTGTGCACCCATCTTGTTAAATGCTAAACCATTAACTGCATTACCGGGGCTACTCAAATTCCAAAGAACTGCTGGTCGGATACTTACTGCGTGTTCACGTTGCTTACCGAGATTGAATGCGAGATCAAGACCTGTCTTAACACCAAGTCCATTTGAATATCTGTCATTCACTCCGGGACGATAGAAGTGTTCCCAACCGAGACCGACAACGCCGTTAACCTCGAAAAATCTGCGGTTTCCGTTATATCCACAGAAAAGGTTGTTAAAGTTAACGAGTCCGTTAAGTCCCACGTAACTGCCACGGAAGGCATTGTGTGTAGTCGTCAGGTCCCAACGGTTTTCTGTACCTTGGGAGTCGTGGCTACCGAACCAAGCGGTACCTTCGATTTCTGCACCAACAACAGGGTTGAACCACTTACCTACTGAAATTGTGGCAGATGGATTCAGTGGGAATACTGAATTGAAATCAAGTGGGGTTGATACACCGCCGCCTACACTGACAAACACGTTGTCAAAAAACTTCTGCTCCTGAAGAGCTGTCTGTGCATTAGCACTCATCACGGTCATCATCATGATGACCAAACTAAAAATGAATTTTCTCATAGTTTTAAAAAAATTAATTTATTTGTTTTATAATGTTATTTAAATTTCTTATGTAGAATTATTTCATAGAACACGTCATATATTTCATCGACATATTTCCTTAAGAAAAAGAAATACTTTTTCCTTTGGAATCTTCTCTCATTGTCAATGTATGTGAGTGCCCATTGTTTTGTCTTTCCGAATTGTTCTTCGGTCTCGCTTGTCTTTAAAATTTCCTCAATTTGTGTAAAACCGTCAATAAAATCCTTCGTTAACATATCATCCCAAAATTATTGATCGACGTAAATATACAAAAATACTTTTATTTTTTAACGTCATAAATATACAAACAAAAATATTTATAAGAGATAAAACAAACATATAATATGAGTTTATATAAGTTAAAACTAAAAAGGTATACCGAATATGGCGACAATAATCCGGGTACGTTGGGCGGTGTCCTTATTATATCCGGTACACCAGAATCGGCAAATATTGCCGGAGCAACCATTAATGGAAATCCTGTACCTAATACGGGAAATACGCTTTTAGGAAACAACTCTTGTTTAGTGGCGATTGGTGATGCGGATGGTGTCGCAATATGGTCGTCAACAAGTGGAAATAGTTCTAACACGAATCTTACGGCGTATCGTCCTGGTTTTGATAGAGAGAGTGGCATAACTGCACCAACACTTGAACAAGCCTCTTTTACGTATATGACTGATAATAGAAAAATAGGTACCGTTAGAGATTTATCTATAATACAATCATCATTACTTTTGCAACAAAGGCTTGAGATGAATTATGCACCATATTATTCTTCAACGAATAATTACCTATCATCATATTTCAATTTTAAACAAGTGCCGCAAGAAAACCAGTGTCCAAAACTCAGTGTTGTTGGTATTAAGCCCAATCCAATGTTCCTAAACACTTATCATTTATCAACATCGGTTTCTACCACACTTGATTTAATAACTGTTAACGATGATGTTAGAAACCAATTGTTTGCAAGTGGAAACACTATAGTATATGAGTATGCTCCGACATTTACAACAAGCGTACCAAATGATGGTAGAAAGACCGCAGCACGTTTTATAACATCAGGAAGTACTGTAGAAGAAGGTGCTGATCCGGTAATATCGTTTAATTCATTGAGCGGACTGATTACATCAAGAGTATTATATCAAAGTGAAGTGCCCGGCGGTTGCTTTGGATTTTGTGGTAACTTACAATACGTAGAACTTGGTGAAGATGTCACTTCTATAGGAACGTGGGCCTTTATCGCCTGTTCTAGTCTTACAAGGGTTGATTGTGATACGATAAACGAACTTGGTAACGCCGTGTTCGGAGAATGTCATAATTTGGAGACTTTTAATTTTGGTGAGAATTCAACATTAACAGAACTTCCATATAGTACATTTAACGGGTGTTATCGTCTAAACAACATTACTCTTCCGAATACATTGAGAACTATTGGTGAACACGCATTTGAAAACTGTTCCGGACTTACAAGTATTGTAATACCCGCATCCTGTACGGTGATTTCTACCGACGCATTTAAAAACTGTATAAACCTTACATCCGTAACGTTTGAGGATATAACAACCCTAAAGGAAATTCATAGTCAAGCCTTTTGTGGGTGTTCAAAATTAAAGATTTTCGGCGGAGGTGTGGAAGGGACTGATGAATATAACCTATTCCCAACTAACGTTGAAATTTTAGGTACTCAGGCATTCTCTGGCTGTACTCTACTTGAATGTGATATAATCATATCCGAACAGCTTGTTAGTGCAGGAACTGAAGTATTTTTGTTTTGTAAGTCATTAACGTCCGTTGAATACAACTCGCCAGTAATGGGAGAGGGTATGTTCAAAGGTACTCATAAATTAGAAAATATTAAATTTGGACCGAATGTTAAAACTATTGCGAAAGAGGCTTTCAGTAATGCAAGAAAAGTAAAGTATCTCTTTTTGAATAACGTAGAGACAGTTGGATACTATGCTTTCGGATATTTGCAAGAAATGGAGGAACTTGTATTCGGACCGAATATAAAAACAATTAGCGGTGTCTCATTCTGTCATTGTGATTGTTTGACTAATATAGTATTTGAGGGTAAAACCCCACCTACAACTATTGCAAGTAACGCATTTAGCGGAAGCACAGCACCATATGTTCTTCCTGAAAGCGGTCACGTATTCTATATGTTTGACACTTGTTCAGGAATTACATCCTTCAGTTCAAGATTCCCCGCATCATGGGATTTCAATCAGATGACGGAGATCAAAGGAGATGAAGGTACCATTAAATTTAGCCTATCCGACAGTTCTTTCACCGGCACAAATGAAAAATGGCTTGGGGCATTTACCATTAATGGGGTAAACCCGTTACCGGTTGAGGGTGATAAGGAGGCAACAGGTTTTACTAATGATAACAGTGAATTGAGATTCTTCTTACCACTGTATAAAAATGTTCCTGATCGTGCATTTTCGGGTACCACTTCTCATATCAGAAGTGTCATATTACCATCTCAGGTTACTTCGATTGGCATTAATGCTTTCAAAAGCGGTTCTTCCATTAATAATATTGACATTAACGCTACGGCAATAACAATTGATACCGGATGTTTCGACGCATGTAACAATTTGAGAAGTTTGAAGTTACCCGCATTTTCAGCAGTAACAACAATCTCGCTTTCTTGTTTTGATGGTTGTTCTAAATTGAAAAATATTAATTATGTCGGTTCAACGGCGCCATCTATCAAAAATAAAACATTTGAAGGTATTGCGTCCTACGGTGTGTTATCTCATCCTAATACCAACAGTATTGGGAATATGCTAAGTACAGCCGCATATTATCTTGGATACTATCATTGGATTAATGAAAACGATATAGATTGGGATACATTCTTATATAGTGCAGCAACAAACTCAGTAACTAAACTGTGTAATGCTTCTTATATTTCAGGACTGCCAGGATCAGGTGGCGGACCCGGTAGTGGAGATACAAGTGGTGGAACAACCACAGCACAAATGTATGTGGACGGAACATTGTATCCTGCCGCATCCTCATATACCTTCACAGAAACAATGACCGATAATTTACATGTTGTAAAATATCCAAGCGGCTATGTTAATGCGGGTTCTTTCTCAGGCACGACAGCATTATATAAGGTCATACTAAGTACCAATACAACGGTAATTGGAGTTAGTGCATTTAAGGGGTGCACTAATTTAGATAGTGTTACTGCATCAAACCTGACTTCTCTTGGTAATGGCTCATTTTCGGGATGTACAAAGTTGACAACGGCATCACTTGGCGGAACATTCACACAAGTGCAGGAAGCGGCATTTTTTGGCTGTTCCTCACTTGAAAACATAACGTTACCAACAACCGTAAGACAAATAGGGGCTTCAGGCTTTACACGTTGTAGCAGTTTGACTGAAATAGATACATCTAAAGTAACCTCTATTGCAAATGCCGCATTTTCCGGGTGCAGTTCTTTGGAAAATATTGTACTTGGAAATGTGACAACCAATCCGGTTAGGACATTCCAACAATGTACGTCACTTAAAAGTGTCAAGTTTGGAAGCGGTTCAACATTCACCACACTCGGACAATATTATTTTGAGGGATGTACAAGTCTGACAGATGTTGAACTTCCAAACAGTGTGACTTTACTTGACCATTATTCATTTCGCGCTTGTTCGGCACTTTCTTCGATAACATTACCGCCAAGTTTGAGTTCTATTGGAAATAATGTTTTCAGTGGCGCAACATCTTTAGAGGAAATCTTTTGTCTGACAAGTGCATGTACTATTGGTAACAACACCACGTTCTTTAAGGTAAAACAAAATGGTACTTTTTATTATCGCGGAGACTTATCCACATTTGTCTGGACAACTTTAACAAGTAATTTCATTAATGGAAGAACTCAGTATTATCTTGGATATTATGGGTGGAATAGTAGACGTATGGGTCATATTGATTTAGACTTCAATATACCGACAGGCGATACCGGATATAAAGACATAAATGGCGACCTTGCTGCTTGTATACGGTCCGGAAATACATATAATAGAGGAACAAAAGAATATAATTTTACAACCTCGGGAAATCATCATTTAACGTTGTTTTTAAAACCATCCGTGAGTTGTTATACTTTAACTTACAATCCCTATGTTACATCAATAAAATATTATGCCGGCACACAAATGGCGGGTACTTTTTATGGTTGTGAAAACTTAATAACGTTTGAGTCACATAATAACATTCCAACTGATTTTAACACTATACTAGCACTTTGTCCTTCACTCGTGAAAGCGTCATTACCCGATAATGCATCTAATCTTAAAGATTCATTTCTTTTTGATACTTCATTGTCGTCTGTTACTATACCGTGTAGTGCAATCACAACCGAACGCACATTTGAGAATTGCAGTTCACTTAAAACGCTTGACTTTGGAACGAGCGGTGATTTTTCACAATTGGGTTCCTACACTTTTTATAAAAGTGGTTTGGAAGGATCTGTACACATTGGTTCTAGTGTTACCATTTCCGGAAAATATGTATTCAAAGATACTAATATAAGCGAGGTTACTATCGATAAATATGAACTTGATCCTAACAGCAGCGGAATTGGCGTGTTCGAGAATTGTCATAATTTACAAATGGTGTGGTTAGGTGGTTCAGGTACTGATTATGGTGTATCCGATGAAATACCGGCTTCATTTTTCAATAATTGTGATAATACGACGTTAAATATTTCCATACCGACATCTGTTAAAAAAATAAAGGTTTCGGCTTTTGCCTATTGCACAAACTTGGAATTGGAAACAATGGGCGGAACAGGATTTGGTAATGTCTTCAGAGGAAAAGAAATATCAAGTTTTGCATTCTTTAACGTGAAATTTAATGGGGGGATAACGTTCTATTCACCAACAAATAACAGTGATGATGCCACAATAGTAAGAAGCAATGCCTTTTCAACAACTCTTACAAATAAATACAATATTTTATTTAGTGGATATACAAGTAATGTTACCCTTGAAGGCCTATCTTTCAGGGGAGAAGTAATCAGTGGAATTACAATAAGTCCAGTGGCGGCTGAAACAGCACTTCCTGTAATTACAGACTCTACGTTTGGTAACGTTGCGCCCGGAACAACACTAACACTTCCAAGTAGAATGCAGAGTGCATTAGAAGCAAGCGCCGAATGGCTAAGTTATCCTTGGACTATAGTTTACACTTAGAGACTGATGACAGATAAAATAAGAAAAAAAAAGGAACTCAATTCGGGTTCCTTTTTTTTAATGACAACAGATATTGTCCGTAGTTATTGTTTTTCATCACCTCACCTCGTTTCAATAAGGTTTCCAAATCTATCCAACCGTTATTATAGGCGATTTCCTCAGGACAACATATCATTGTACCACTCCTCTTTTCTATTGTCTCGACAAATGCCGAAGCCTCATATAGACTGTCAAAAGTTCCTGTGTCAAGCCACACACTTCCGCGTTTTAATTTATTGAGACTGAGTTTATGCTCATCGAGATACATCTGATTGATACTTGTGATTTCCAATTCACCGCGATCAGAAGGTACAACATTGTGCGCTTTATCTAATATGTCACTCGGATAGAAATAGAGTCCTGTCACACAAATGTCTGACTTTGGATGCTTTGGTTTTTCTTCTATACTAACGATATATTCGCCATAACCGTCATCTGCTGTTTCAACTATACCATATCTTTCGGGGTCTTTTACTTGAATTCCGAAAATTGTGGCAAGCGGAACTTTTATACTCTTGGCATAACCTGCGGCTTCTACAAGGTCATCAGTTAATCCCGCACTATAGAAAATGTTATCTCCAAGTATTAATGCACAAGGTTCCCCTTCTTTTAAAAACCCGTATTTCTCTGCAATGAGAAATGATTGTGCAATACCTTCAGGTTTATCCTGAGTCCCATAGGTGAGGTTTATACCAAGTTCGCTTCCATCTCCGAAAAGACGTTTGAAACCACTTATATCATCCGGTGTTGATATTATCATAACATCTCTTATTCCCGCAAGCATAAGTACGGATAACGGGTAATACACCATTGGCTTGTCATAAACGGGGATAAGTTGTTTTGAAACACCCATTGTAATTGGATAAAGTCTTGTACCACTTCCTCCTGCAAGTACGATTCCCTTCATGTCACTTAACTTCAATTAGACCTTGTTCTTTGTTCAGGATAATTTTATTAACTTCTTTAAGACTTCTAACTGTAATTTCAGTCACGTCTTCAGACACATTTGATTTACGAATCGGGTTTTCTGACTTTACAATCAATTTACCGTCCTCGACACTGTATTTCATCTTTGTTTCCACTTGAACATCTAACCAGTTGTATTGTCCATAAAGGGGGATTTCACAAGTGTATTCCTTTTTAGGTACAACTGTTTCTTTTTCTTTCTCCTCAACGACAATGTCTGAAGATGTAAGTTCCTCAATCTTAGCGGTTTCTTTCTTATCCGCGTCATTTTTCTTTTTAAATAAAAAATTGAATATTCCCATATCTTTAAAATTGTTTTCTATAAATAGTTAAAGGTGTTCATATACAACAGGCATGTTCTCAATGAATTTTCCCAATTTGGAATATCATAGTTAAACAGTTCCTTTATTTTGCTCTTGTCCATTACGGAGTAATACGGGCGTTTTGCAATTGTCTTGAATTCATCGGTATTACATGGTACAATCTGATTGCATTTGAATGAATTTCCGAAGCCAATGGCATATTCATATATCTTCTTTGCAAAATCATACCACGATATTTCCCCGATGTTTGAAAATTGTACCGTTTCGTTTTTGACATTACCGTCAGAAAGTACAGTAAGGATGAAATCCGCCAAGTCCATTGCATTTGTTGGTGAACCGAATTGATCACTTACGACCTTTACTGTTTCATTTTTATTGAAGAGTTCTATCATCTTCTTGACAAAATTATTGCCATATAATGAATAGAGCCACGATGTTCTTATTATAAGCGCGTCACAACCGATATCTCTGATTGCCTGTTCTCCAAGCCATTTTGTCAAGCCATAGTTGTTTATTGGGTTTGTGGCATCATCAACTTTATATGGCTCGTTCTTCTCACCGTCAAACACATAGTCTGTTGAAATGTGTATCAGTTTTATGTCATATTTCTTACATATTTTCGCAAGATTTTCAACACCCTTCACATTCACATCATATGCGCTGTCATAATCTTCCTCGGCCTTATCAACATTTGTATATGCTGCACAATTCACTATGTAATCTATGTGTAATTTTTCAACATATTTCTCGATAGAGTCATAATCAGTTATGTCAAGTTTATTTTCTCCGTCATAGGTGGTGAAGTGATATGCATTATTCTTATCAACCAATTGATATCTGTTTGTTATCTCTTGCCCTAATTGTCCTTCAGAACCTACAACTAACACATCTTTCATCTTTGGCTTTACTATTTTTCCATTCATTTCCGTTATTTCTCCGCTCTCTTCATCCAATATAAATCCGCGTCTTACATCAAGACACACGAAATTCCGTTCATTTACCGGTGTATCTCTTAATTGTGTGTGTCCTACAATCTGTAATGTATTTGTAAAGTTCTCATAACTTGGATTCTTGAGATAACTGTACAATTCACTGATTCCACCCCATATACAGGACCCCAATCCCGAACATCTTGAGTAACTTCCTCCACGTTCAGGTGAAACATCAGATAACCATTTACATATGTGTTCTCTGTCGTTTTTGAACATTTCGTTTATCTTCTCGGGCATAAGTTCGAGTTCTATTGGTGCTATCTCCTCATTTCTCTCGTGCCATCTGTACCATTCGGGCATTAATCCTGAATGGGAGAACAGGTATCTCTTTCCGTTTATTTCCTTTGTGTACGTGATTTGGAAGAGTTCAATGTTATTTATAAACAGTTTATTTATCTCACCGGCATTCAGATAATCATAACGGACTTGAGGTGCCCTGTCATAGATGTAACTCAGGTCGTGGTTTCCCAACAACAGTATTACATTGTCAGGGTGTTCCTTTTTGAATGCTATGACTTCTTTTATCGATTCAAGACACTTTTCCTTTGTTATTCCCTCATAATTATACGGATCAGTATAGTCTCCGAGAAAAATGATAAGTTCATTCTCGTGACCCTTTACCGCATCTTTCCAAAAATCTCTTCCGTGTATATCAGGTAGTACTATCATCTTCTTCCGTGTTTTCGCAATTCTTATATAGAGGATATAGATGATATTCGGATGGTTTTGCATCGATAACATCAATACTTGCTCCGCAGTGTGGGCAATGTACGCTACTTGCAAGTGCATCATCATTAGGAATGCCATACTCATCAACATCGTCCTCGTCAACATCACCGAGCACTTCTGACCTCATAAAGTCAGAACCCCATATGATGTGACTGCCGCATTGTGGGCAGAGTCCGGGATATCCGTGATCACAACCACCGAGTGTATCCTCGTTTTCATCATTATAATAGGCATAGTTTTCCCTATCTTCCTCAGGGCAAGGATAGAATATTTCAATTTCACCGCAATAGGGACAGTTAAATTCTCTTACTCCAAGTTCTTCTCCTGTTAGCCCTGCATCAACCTCGACTAACTCGTGGTCACATCTCATACATAAGGGTCTTTCTTCACACTCGTTCTCCATTGTTTTCTCCATTAATATAGTTCTTTTTATTAAATGCTCCGATGATCAACATTACAAAAGATAGAATAAGTAAGATAACATTGATGCCAACTGCAATTCCAATTGGATATAGTAATGCCCACCAACTCATCTCATTTATAGCATACACTTTCATATATAAAAGCAATAAAGTTGAAACAAATACAATGATTTCTTCAAATATTGCTATGTTGGTTATATTCTTGCTTTTCATTTGTTTCTTATCTTCTTCAACTTACACACAAATGACTTATTTTCTTCATCATAGGATATTTCTTTTACCTTGATTATCTCATTACCGCATTCCAAAAGTCCGCCAAGTGCAATCATTGGTCCTCCTTGCGGATCAATAAACTTATATTCGTCACCGAGTTTTGATATACTGATATATGCGTTTTCGCCATCAATAACCAAACGGTAGTCATTGTCCTCTATAAGTTTTAGACTTACAGGTAAATTATCCCTATTAAACAGTTTATATTCCTTTTTCATATTTCAAATATATAAATAATTTTTTAAATTTAATATTTTTTTTTTACCGTGGCATGCATGGTTTTTAAGCATGGAGGCCCATGGAATGTCATGTTGTACTTAAAGTACTTATATACGCACGCGCATACATATACAGTTATATAGATTATCTCTTTTTTCCGTTTTTTTAAAACAAAAATGTATATTTGTCATACATTAAAACTTTTTAATTATGGGAAAATATTCAAAAGATTTGTCCTCTTATTTAGAGGAAAAGGTAAAAAACCTTGCAAATGAGATGGGTCTTAGGGCTACAGGTATCAATGTCACACCAGTTCGTCTTAAGAAGAGTAAGAAGGAAGTCGGACAAGTATTGAAGGCTAACGACCTTGTAGAACTATTCACAGGTGACAACTCTACAGTTGCTGTTGCAATTTATGAGGATGCATTTGATCGTGTGGATGAACAAACACAGGAAATTTGGATTCGTTCTCTTCTTAGTCAAATCAGTTATGATATGGACAAGGACAAGATTGTAATCACGAAGCCTGAACTGAACATCCCTATCGGGTTGTATCACAAGTTCGGAAACATCGCCGTTGAAAAGGCTGAACTTGCACTTCTCACTCTCCAACAGATTGCTGATGAGGAAAAGGAGGCCAAGGAAGCAAGGAAGAAGAAGTAATATATGGAGGTCAATAAGATTTATAATGAGGATTGTTTCATCACCATTGACAAAATTGAGGAATATTCAATTGATATGGTGATGACATCCCCTCCGTATAATATGACAAAGAGAAAGGGTGGAAACGCCGATACGGGGAGATATGATGTGTATACTGATTGGCTGTCCGTTGACGAGTATGTTAATATGACAACCAAGTTGTTTGACCGTTTTGATCGAATCGTAAAGGAAAATGGTGTTGTATTATATAATTTCTCCTACTCAATAGAGAATCCCACATTACCTTATATATTAGTAAGTGAATTGTATGCCAGGACGAATTGGTGTCTCGCGGACACTATCATATGGAAGAAAACAAGTGGTCTTCCATTCCCAGCAAATGAGAGGAGACTTTCAAGAAATTGGGAATTCATATGGGTGTTTGTAAGGAAGAGTGATATCGATACATTTGTTTGCAATAAGGGTGTAAAGAGCATCTCCGAGAAAACAGGACAGAAATACTATAATATATATTATAACTTTGTCGAGGCAAAGAACAACGACGGAGAGACAAGAAACATCAATCAGGCTACATATAGTACCGAACTCTGTGAGAAACTGTTCAATATATACGGTAAGGAAGGTATGATAGTTTATGATCCGTTTATGGGCACAGGAACAACAGCAAAAGCGTGTAAAAATATGAATATGTTCTATATAGGATCAGAAATTTCACAAGCACAATGTGAATATGCCGAAAACAGATTAAAGGAAAAATGAGAAAAAGAATACCTAAAGAAATACGTCAACAGGTTTATGACAAGTACAACGGTCACTGTGCATATTGTGGAAAAGAAATAGAGTATAAGGATATGCAGGTTGATCACATAGTACCATATATGTGGAGCGTGTACGGTACGAAGGAACAACGTGAACCAATAGAGAATATGATAAAGGATGGCAGTATGGATGGAATTGATAATCTGATGCCAAGTTGTCGTGCTTGTAATTTCTATAAGGGAATGACAGACCTTGAGGGTTTTCGTGACAACATAAAGGAACGACTACAAAAGAGTTGCCGTTCAACATTTCAGACACGTCTTGCTATGCAATATGGAATAATGACGTTCAATGAATGGGACGGTAAATTCTATTTTGAAAAAAAATAAGAAAAAAAAAATGTAGAAAAAATCGTTCTTTTTTTGTTTTTAAAAGTATTTATGATTGAAAAAAGATAACTACATATAGTTCAATTAATTATGGCTTCATAGCTTTAAAGCACTATCATATTCTCCAGCCTCCAAGAGTTCCAAAAGAATGAATGGAGGTTTTTTTTTTGTCTATATTGGAAAAAAATGTATATTTGTTAATGATATGGAATACAACATAACGAGTGATTTTATAGAGGAATTGGCAAAGAATGAAACAACATATAGTCTATTCTTTGTTTCATTGATCAGCAGTGACAATATTTTAACTAAAGAAGATGCTGAAGTATCATTAGGCATTCTTGAAAAGATATACAGTGTCATTGACGATGCAGACATTTCTGATGAAATGAAGGAGAAATTCAAGGAATTCACAAGAAACGGAATTGAAATATGTAAGGAAGACATAAAGAGGTTATAAAAAAAGGAAATTAAAAATGGATAAACAGAAATTTACAAAGTGTGAAGATTGTATTAGTTTTGGAGGTTACAACAAGCCATGTATTATAAACCATATGACGATGAAACCCGAGAAATATCCAAAAAAAAAATTATGTACATTGTTATAAATTTTGGCACAAATGATGTTAATACTATATAAAGATATTGATTATTGGTATGAGTTAACTATTGGTTATAATTGTTTAATAAATAATAATGGAGAGTTAACTGATCTAAATGGTAATATATTAAATTAAAAAGATTATGATAGATGTTAATAAGAAGATTATGGAGGCTATGAAGGCTCATGATAAGGTGGCTTCCGAGACTTACAAGTTGTTAAAGGCAAAGATTCTTGAATTCAAGACAGCAAAGAATGCGAAGGAATACAATGAAACCGAAGAGATCAATCTCATAAGGAAGATGATTGATGACAGGATGAATTCTGCTGAAATATATAAGAACAACAATAGACAAGACTTGGCTAATGACGAATTGGCTCAGGCTGATGTACTTCAAGCATTACTTCCTGCATTGCCAACTGAGGATGATATTAGAGAGTATCTTAGACAACATTATCCTAATGGTGTTGAAAAGAAACAAATGGGAGTAGTTATCAAGGAGATTAAGAATGTTTTGATCGGTGCTGATGGTAAATTAGTCTCAGAATGTGTCAAGAATTGTTTATTATAAAAATAATTTTTGTATATTTGAAAAAGATAGGGTAGTAGTTCAGCCCGGTTAGAATGCGGCATTTGGGATGCTGTGGTCGCAGGTTCAAATCCTGTCTACCCTACAATGTCTATAGACACATATAATAATAATTTATTTAAAAATTGGAGGTTATTATGAAGAATTATTTAAGTACAATTTTCAGTGACAGCTTTTTTCCGTACTTCGACACTGAAGCATTTTCGCGTGACTTTTTCAACGTGAGTACACTTACTGACTTCCCAAGAACAAATTCAAAGGAAACCGACAAGGGTTACGAATTTGAAATAGCCATTCCAGGATTGAATAAAGAACATCTTGATATCGAAGTTAAGGATGGGGTTGTATGTGTAAACTACAAGGATGAAAACAAGAAAGAGAAGAAGGATGATGACGGTAAGATTATTTCTAAGGAATGGTCTTCATCAGAATTCAGTCGCTCTATTGAGATTCCCGAAAATGTGGCAGAGGATGGTATCAATGCGTCTGTAAAAGACGGTGTATTGGTTATCACAATGCCAAAGAAGGAAGAAAAACCGCTTGTAGAAGACAAGGGACGCAAACTGTTGATCCAGTAGCGTCACAACGAGACGGGGTTATCGGTACCCCGCCTCTTTTTTTTTAGAAAATATAACAAATTAAACGAGTGCTGACTGCTTGATAGCCTTAGGAACAACACTCGATGCGGATACGGGACGTTGTGAAACGTCTCGTATTTTTTTTGTATATTTGTAATATGGAGAAGATAAAAGAAATAGGTTTTAAACAATATTTGGTTGATACAAAACTATTACCAAATGATGGATATGCAATGAATTATCCAGAACGGATCTTCATAGATGACAATGAGTTGTATTGTTGGGAGGCTAACACCATCATTAAAATTAATGAAAATGAAGATGGCTATTTCGACTTTTCAAAATCGATGATAGACATTGGCTCACACGTTGGGACATTTTCATTCGCCACAGAGTTTAACCACTATCATATGTTTGATGGAAACAGGGAGAATTGTGTATTGGCTGAATTTAATATGTTACTACACGGTAAGTTAGACAAATGTGATGTTCATAATGTACTTTTATCCGACAAGATTGAATGTATTGACTATGACGGTTTCAACACAGAATACACAAGCAAGATAAACAGTAATGTCTTTGATAAGAAAAATTCAAAAAAAGCACAATGTCTCACCTTGGACAGTTTTGATTTAAATAACATCGGATTTATTAAGATCGACGTTGAGGGAATGGAATATCAGGTTCTAAAAGGCGGTTTAGGTACAATAATCCGAAACAACTATCCACCAATCCTGTTTGAATTATGGGAAGTTGGATATTATGGTATGACGCAGGAAACCCATGATCAAATGGTAAACTTCATTGAAGGATTAGGATATGAAATAAAGTGGCAATGGGGCGATTGGGAAACACATTTAGCCATACATAAATAAATTTTGGTAATATGGAACAAGAAATAGGAAACGAAATGTCATATGACGAGTTGTATGACAAATATATCAGACTATTGGCTGATTTTGAAAATTACAAGAAGACATCGAGAAAGAATTTGACAAATGCGGTTGATTCTTCACAAAGTGAGATAATTCTTAAAATCCTCCCAATTATAGATGACCTGACAATTGGTCTGAATTACGGGGACCCGACACTGAAGGGAATATATAAGAAACTTGTGAAAGCCTTGTCATCTATAGGAATAGAGAGGTTCGGTAATGTCGGAGATAAGTTCGATGACGAAAAATACAACGCCGTTTTCACCACAGATAACACTCTAATGGAAGATAACACGGTTAGTGGAATAATCAAACACGGTTATACATATAATGGTAAAATAATCAGATATGCCGATGTGTCAGTCAATAGATGTATAGGCTGATCAAAAAGAAAAAAAAATGGTACCAAAATCTTGGTACCATTTTCATTATATAATTGTCATAGTTAACTTGTCTGTATATATAAGTCACCATTGTTGCCCTGAGAATTGTCAGGAGCACCACTTCCGCTATAAATCATTGAAGGCGCAACGAGTGTCCAAACACCGTTCACTACCATAAGTACCTTGTTGTTGTCACTTGCAGATACCGTAGGTAAGTGCATCTGTGATGATGTACCATTTGCAATTGTGGTTGCTGAGTGTGTACCGAATGTGGTTGAATCAGTCTTACCCGAAATGTTATCGGACGTTATAAAACCGCTGTCATTAGTCAAATCAGAAGTCTTTTTTGGTATTTGATAACCGCGTGCATAGCCATATTCTGATTCAGTAGAGTCAACCCAACCGGTTGGTATACCGTTATTACCGACAGTCCATCCATTCATACCATCAGCCTTAATAAACACACCAGTTGAACTAACATTTTGTACCCAATTATATGTACAATTACTTGCAGATATATCAGTTGCAAGACATTTTATATAACTTAATGATGTACAACCATTGAACATAAAAGAATAAGAATACATCTTTAAAGTAGGTGCCGGTAATTCAGGAGCACTTGTCAATGATGTACAACCTTCGAACATTTCTTGATAACAATAATATGTCAGTGAAGTTGCAGGTAATATTTTAGGTGCACTTGTCAATGAAGTACAACCAGAGAACATAGAATCATAACATTGATTTGCTAATGTGGTTGCAGGTAATACAAGATTTGATGAATCAACCAAATATGTGTTTTGTCTGAATAATCTTTGAAGTATATAGTTCTTTCCAGATAGACTAACTTCTCCAATAAAATTATCTCCGTAACATAAACTCATCACATTACCGTAAGCCTTGAAACTTCCTGTTGCAGAGAAAGTACCCATACCATAATTCTGAGTGATAGACGGTGTAGTAGTACCTTGTTTCCAAAGTATCTTATTACCGGCACTCACTGTTGGCGTATGTGAATTGCTGGATAAACTCGTCCAAGTAGCACCACCATCTAAACTGTATTGAAGTGGATTTCGCGTAAATGTGAATGTAGTGTCTTCTATTGCCTCAAATGTCAGATACTGTGTACTATAATCAGTATCATCTCCTCCTTCTCCTTCAGAAATTGTTATGTCTATCACATTACCGGTATCAGGTGTTATGTCAACACCATTTACCCTTACGCCCTGAATAGCAGCATCCCACTTGTCAACATCACTTGAGGAAATGTCGTCAAGAACGGTCTTATTGTCGTGGCTATGTGCACTACTTGACGCATTGTTCCAATTTGTCTTATCCGTACCAGTAACTACCTTGTTTGTTGTTCCGTCAGAGATAAGATCAGCGGAAAGTGTATTTCCTGTTGTAATCTCACTCTGTAAACCATCAACCAATGCCGATACAGGGAAACTTGTGGTACTACCGTTCTTTAAGGTTAAGACAATCTGTGTGTTTGCACTGTCATATGCACCACTGACAACCATTGTTTCCAATGGGAGATCAATTACATCAGAAACAGTGAAACCGGAACCATCAGCTGTCCTTCCTGATAGAGTCAGTTTATACTCGCTGTCCATAGTAAGAGACAACGCACTGATTGCTTCTGACTTATCCGCCTTAATGCTTATATCGGTGGCTTCGGCATATTTTTTAGCCCCAAAATAAACATCGCCAACCGTGGTTGCACTGTCTTTTCTTACGAACCAAAGGTAGCCTTCCTTTTGGCTATTTGTCAATGCTGTGTATGTGGATTCAAAAACTTGTTTGATTCCCTTAAATACATTATAATTTTCAATCATAACTATTATGCATATTATCATCTATATATACTATAATAAACCTGTTTTTGCCTCATTTTCGAGTTTTTTTTTGTATCTTTGTATTGAGATAATAAAGACCAAGTTTAATGTTTAACTTTTTAAAAAATTTGTTTATGAGCACTAAAGCGCGTCAGGATTACCACAAGGAGGAAATCCGTGGTACAATCAAGGAGATTATGAAGACCCGTGGCCTTCGCAGTATTTCACTGTCTAACTACAACAAGTGGAAGAAACGTGACACCTCGAACATGTGGTTGCATTCCGTAAAGATCAATATGGAGGACGGATACCTCTATATGTATGATTACAACAAGAGCAACCGCAGACAACCCGGTGAGCGTTATGAGAAGCCGACAATGGCTATGTATGAGGAGGCATACAGTCAGATTCGTGAGGTTCTCAAGAACGAGAGTGAAATACCTTCAAAAATAAAGAGAAACATTCTCGTGAAAATGAACCGATAGGAGATGTATGACAAGATTGTATTAAACGTACCGCATTCTTCCATAGAACGCTGTTATGAGGGATGGAAGGGTTGTTTAAATATGTTTCATGTCGTGAAGGAATGGACCGATTGGCACACTGACATCCTTTTTCAGAATGAGCGTGCCACTATGGTTCGTTTCCCATTCTCCCGTTTCTTCTGTGATGTCGAACGCCTTGTCAATGACCCCTTGGAGAAGGAGGGTAGAGGTATAATCTATTATAAGTTCGGTGGTTTCGAACGCGATGTTGATGAAAAATTGAAACTTGACATCCTGCGTTGGTATGAGATACACAATTCAATGCTTGCAACCCCAATTGTGGATAACACAATGCTGATAGATTGCCACTCCTTCCCATCAACGGAGTCAAATGTGGATATCTGTATCGGTGTCAACGACGATGAAACACGACCTGATGAGGAAACCATTGATAAGATATGTACCATATTCGAGGATGAGGGTTATCTTGTCTCCATCAATAATCCATATTCAAATTCGATTTCACCAAAGAGTGACAAGAAATATCACTCGATTATGATAGAGGTGAACAAGAGAATTTATATGAATGAGACAACACTGAATCCAATTCCTGACTATTTTTTCCTTCTAAAACGCACAATTAATAAAGTGTATGACTATTTATTAGGGAAAGAAATAGAAGAAGAAAAAAATGATTAACGAACAGATACTTGAAGCGTTCAGTCTATGGGAACAGGTACAGAATGACTCGATGCAAGACGGTGATGCGGAATTATCCGAGAAGGTTAGGGAGATGATAGAATCTGAGCAGTGTTGGGTTGTTAATGACTATCCAAGATTCTGCGAGGATATAAAGCATAGCAAGCATCCCGGTTTCCTGACAAAATACACACCTGAGGATTTCAAAAAGATGAATGCCACGACATATCAATTGAGAGGTTTTGAAATTGGCTATGCGTTGATACCAATGCAGGACGGTAATGTAGATATTGTATCCGTCCACAATAACGAGCCTAATATCAAGGGTGTTGTGAATAGTCTTATGACATCCGCAAAGAACAACGGTGGTACACAACTTGATCATTTCGAGGGTTGTCTATCTGATTTCTATGAAAGAAACGGTTTTGCGGAGTATGACAGATGCAAGTGGGATGATCAATATGCACCAGAAGATTGGGATTACGAAAAATATAACAGACCTGATGTCGTATTCAGACGGTTATCAGGAAAGGAGGAGGTTTCAGAGGGGTTCCATTCCCTATTAAGGCGAATGGGCTAATGATTGTTTGTTATGGGGAACCACACTCACGGTTCCCCATTTTTTTTTGTATATTTGGAGAAGAAAGACAAAAACTTAAAAAGTAAAAGAAAAAAATGAATACTAAAATTTTTGAATCATTTACATCCACAAAGAAGGACAGGATTGTTTCAGCAAGAGACTCTTATTTCAGATCAAAATATGGTAAGGAGTACACTGATGAAGAGTTGATGAAAAACTTGTTCGATGAAATCAAGAGCGGCATCAAGTACAAGTGTGAATGTGGAAAGTACTGTGCTATGTTTGAAATTGATGTTGACAAGGAAAAGTTTGTTCCGAGTATTGTCGAGAAATATAGGAACAGTGGTTATCAGGTGATAATGATAAAGGATGATACCACAATTGATGGAAAGCCATTGTCAAAACTCAATTCAATGTTCCTTATCTTCATTTGGAACAACATTCAAGTGCAGGATGAAATCGGTAAGAACATAGCATCAACAGATAAAGACAAAAAGGAAATACTATATGGATAATATCTATGTAAATGCCCTTAAAGAAGGTAAGAAGGTATATGACAACAACGGAAGACAATATGTGTGGGATGGTGAAAATAACACAATAAAGGTCTATTCATATATTGATTCCGATGCCATCATTTCAAGTTGTAAAACCCTTGATATTGATCAGTTTGTAAGTAAGACAGATAAAGAAGACTTAACCATTTCTAAATAAGGATATGATTGACAAGAATAGATTTTTTCACGGATTTTATCTTAATGATTGGAACGGTAATGGAACAAACGGGTCTTGTGACTTATGTGAATTATCTGATGAATGTGACAGACTTGCCGACGACCTAAATAATATCGAATTCTGTATGTGTCTGTCAGAAGGGATAATCAAGGACATAGAATATAAGGAAGAACATCCTGACGCATATTTTAAGAAAATTGAAATATCCGAAAATTTTCTGTGAAAAATTTGGCCATTTCAAAAAATTGTCGTACATTTGCAGCAGAAATGAAAATGAAAACATCAGCGGATGTTAAATGACATAAAGTTTCCGAGGCTGAAAGTGATTCAATAAGAACTTTCTATGGGAATACTGAATTGACAGTTGGAAGACCTTGTAGTGGCAAACACGTAATTGAGGTCATAGGTACGTAAAGCAACGTGATGGAGACTGTGAAAGAGAAAAGCAGTGAGAATCTGCACCGTATCCGAAAGGCGACTTGGTTAATAGCTCTAAGACAGATGTAGGAAACTTTTTAAATGAAAAACAACAATGAATTATAAAGGGGGTTGGTGTAGCGATAGCCACGTCAGATTTTGGCTCTGAAGGAAACTGTTTGACTCAGTTACCCCCTACAAATAAATAAAAATAAAAGTAAATCATAGGGCCTTTAGCTCAGTTGGTTAGAGCAGCAGACTCATAATCTGAAGGTCGTGGGTTCAAGCCCCTCAAGGCCCACAAAATGTTCTTTGAAATAATGTATGCGCTTGTGGCGGAATGGTAGACGCGGCAGACTTATTAAATTGAGTGCTATGGCGAGAAATCCCATAGTAGAATCTCCCTAATTCGGTGGAAGTCCTTTTAATTAATTGCCAAAGAAAAATATGGTTGTAATATATCAGGCTCAATATTAGATTCACACTCTTAGTCATAGAGAAGAGAAAGTTAAATGTGATTGGTATCAGACTGCTTGTCCAAAGTATTAAACACTAACCAATAATGTGTAAGGATAATACCGAGCTAAATTGAGAAGATGCTATCAATAAAATGGAAGAAGATAGCCCTTGAGAAAGGATGAAAGATTCTCATAAATGTGTAGAGGACATAGAGGAGATACCTAAGTTGAAATTGGAAGAAAAGTAATATATCACTTCAGTAAGAAAATACATGTTATTTCGATAATGATTGAATATATAAGAAAGTTAAAAAAAAACTGATGCTTCCTACTTCGAAGAATTTCAATATGGTAATGATATGTTCCAGACTACAACAAACAATAGACTATAGGACGTTAAAATGGTGCCTGCTGAAATAATGCAGAAATATTATTGTCCAGCATCACTCATTGTTTGGCTATGGTAACATAGAGTAGCAGGAAAATCTGCTGGGCATTATGCCCGTTCGGGTTCGAGTCCCGACTTGCGCACAAAATAAACAACGGGTAGCTCAAATAGGAAGAGCACAATCGTAGGTGTTTCCATGACGATGGAAACGATTCCGTGACGACGGGAGAGACACACCTAATACATGGTTGGGGCTGAGACAGCACGGAATTGTCAATAAGAGCATTCTATAGGGCAATGTATTGGCAATGAAGTATGGGGGTTCGAATCCTTCCCCGTTGACAAAACTTAAAAACAAAATTTGAATATGAAAGGTTCCACAAATCTGAAACAATTCAAGAAGTTCCAAATCAGATGGAAAGAAAAAATCGGATATGAGGATAATCCATACCTTATTCGTTGGACATTCATCTTCTTTGGCTATTCAATGAGAATCCACCATTGGATTAAATCCGATGATAACAGGTTCTTTCATGACCATAGTTCTGATTTGTTGAGCATTGTTCTGAAAGGGAAATATTGGAACGTAAAACCAATTGACCCAGATAAGAATCCCAATGAATTGGTTCAATTCAAGAATGAAACCGAGTTTGATAAATATGACTTGGCTTGCCATACCATAAATCAAAAAGAATGCTATGTTGAAGGAATTTTTAATTCTTGGCACAACTTCTTCCATATGAACCGTTCAATTTGGTTCTCAAAAGCAGAAGATAGACATTATCTTTCTATTCCCAAGGGTGGTGCTTGGACATTGATGTTCGAGGGAAGACCAAGACATAAATGGGGCTTCTATGTTAATGGTCATAAATGGAGACCATTGAGGTATTTCCACAAGTTCGGTATCATTCAAGACGAAAATTACCAATAAGACGTATTTACAATAGGCATACCCAGATAGTTCAATGGATTAGAATACGGCACTACGGATGCCATGATGAGGGTTCGAGTCCTTCTCTGGGTACGAATACTGCACGTAGTTTAGGATATGAGTTTGACCCGTACAAGAAACCATATTAAAAACATTCTCTAAGACTATAGGATGAGATTATTGCAGTTGCTCATTAAAAAAGCGCCTCCTATATAGAGAATGTATAATATCCCCTTGGCGGAATTGGTAGACGCGACCGTCTCAAAAGCGGTTCCTTAATTGGGTCTCAGTTCGAATCTGAGAGGGGATACAAAATGGGCGGTTTTTTTGTATATTTGAAATATGGAAAATATAGTCATTACAGAGGAAATGAAAACTGCCCTTGACCTTATTGATCAGGGTAAGAATTTATTTATAACAGGAAAGGCGGGAAGTGGTAAAACAACATTCCTAAAACTTTTACAGGAGCGTTTCAGTCTATCAGGGGTAATCGTAGCACCCACGGGTGTGGCAGCAATCAATGCGGGTGGTGTTACTATACACAGCATGTTCTCCCTGCCTATCGGTGTCATCGAGCCAGATAAAAAACTTGAATGGAGACTACCGGTAAACAAGAGAAACGTTCTTAAATACGCCAAGGTTCTCATCATTGATGAAATATCAATGGTACGATGCGACCTTATGGATGCCATTGATAGGAGACTTCGTGCCGCAAGAAAGTGTAAAAAGCCATTCGGTGGTCTACAGGTTCTTATGTTCGGTGATATGATGCAACTTCCACCCGTGGTAACAACAGACGAGGCAAATGTGTTAAGTGAATTCTATGACAATTTCTATTTCTTCAATGCAAATGTATTTAAAAACACGGAATTTGAAATGATAGAACTATCCGAGATATTCAGACAAAAGGATAAGAACTTCATTTCCCTCCTTAACAATGTCAGAAATGGAAAGTTGACAGACAAATCAAAGATGTGGATAGAGGAAATGCTTAATAATAACAAACCAAGCAAGAATGCTATTCATCTTTGTGCATTAAGAAGTGTTGCTGATACATTCAACCAAAAGAAACTTGGTAAACCAACACATGTTTTTAAGGCAACACTTACAGGTGATTTCAATCCGAAGAGCGCAAATTGTGATCTCGAACTGAAACTGAGAGTCGGCGCGAGAGTTATGATCACAAAGAATGACGGCGACGTAGGACAGTACTATAACGGAACACTTGGTGTTGTGGATAAAATAACTTCAGAGGTTATCACGGTATTGACGGATGAAGGAAAAAAGGTTGCTATTTATCCGAACGAGTGGGAAAGTTACAAGTATGAGGTGAAGGTGGATGAAAAAATGAATACGGTTGTGAATAGGGTATGTACAGGAACATGCACACAATTTCCACTGACACTCGCATATGCCATTACAATTCACAAGAGTCAGGGACTCACATTTGATCACGTTGTCTTGCATATTAAGGAAATATTCCAAACGGGACAATTATATACCGCACTTAGTCGGTGTAGGAAAATGAAAAATGTGTCGATTGACTCAAGTATAAGTGAAAATATGCTTTTAAGAAATGATGCAATTGAAAATTTCATAGATTCAACGAAAAAAAATGATAACAAGTATGGATTTATAAAATAAAAAAGTGTATATTTGTATTGGCTCATTAGCTCAGTTGGATAGAGCACAAGTTTCCCCGTGTTCGAGTCACGGATGGGTCACGTCACACCAGTCGCTTGAAGTTGGAAAAATAGAAGAGCGAAAATCATCGGACAACCAACGTCACGGATGATCGGCAAGGAAAAGGGAAACCTTGAATGGGGAGTCCGAATTATGATTAATGAACACTAAACGTCAGTGATGGCGTGATAGCTCCAAATCTCCCCAATTTGCGATTTTAGTTCAATGGAAGAACATTGTCTTGTCATCAGGACAAAAATTGTGGTTCGACTCCACGATATCGCACAAAAAAAAATGTACTTTTTAAAATAAAGATATATTTATAAAAGAAAAAAAGATAAAAACTGTTTTAAGAACTATTCAATTATGATGAATTTTGCAAAACATAATAGTATTGATAATAAATCACTCGCGTATGATAGCAAGTGGTTCGATATTTGTTTTGTCGGAAGTGAAGGGTTCATAGACAGTATATAGTGGGAACATTTAAGTTTATACATATAATTTACCAAAAAGGCTGTTGTGAACCATTCGGAAAACGACAGCCTTTTTTCTTTTTTATCGGGCTTGTAACTCAGTTGGTTAGAGTGCCATTCTGATACGATGGAAGTCGTAGGTTCGAACCCTACCAAGCCCACAAAAACGGGCAGATACCAAAGCGGTTAATGGCGCGGTCTGCAAAACCTACGATTCGTGAGTTCGATTCTCACTCTGCCCTCGTAAGGAAAACCTACCCGTAGCTCAGTAGGTTATAGAGCAACGGACTTTTAATCCGTGGGTCATGGGTTCGAGTCCCATCGGGTAGACAATATTGGGGCAGTGGCAGAGGTGGTCAATGCGGAGGACTGAAAATCCTTAGATGATGGTTCGATTCCATCCTGCCCCACAAAAAAAAAATGTTTGAAAATTTGGTCAATTTAAAAATTTGTTGTATCTTTGCATTGGGCCTGTAGCTCAGATGGCTAGAGCACCTGCTTTGCAAGCAGGGGGTCATGGGTTCGATTCCCATCAGGTCCACAATTGCTTCGGTAGCTCAGAGGCAGAGCATCTGACTGTTAATCAGAGGGTCGGGATATCGTAATTCCCCCGAAGCGCAAATTGGTCCATTCGTATAACGGTTAGTATACGTGACTGTCTATCACGGGGCAAGAGTTCGACTCTCTTATGGACCGCTTAAAAATGTAGGAATAGCTCAGTTGGTAGAGCACTGGTCTCCAAAACCAGGTGTCGGGAGTTCGAGCCTCTCTTCTTACGCAAAAATTAATAATGTTGTTTGTGAGCAACAAATAAATAAAAAAATAATAATATGAAGAATCAAGAATTTAAAATTGATGCCGAAGCAGGTATCGTGGTATTTTGTCAGAAATCACATGGTAATGTGTTTATTTCTAAGACAAAGGTAAGTGAGAAGGACAACTTTAACATTGGAATCGGTCAATTGATTGCTATGAAGCGCAATGAGATTGATATCAGAAAGGCTGACATTAAGTCAATGTTAGAAGTTTTGGAGGATTGCAAGTCGTTTGCCAACTTTTACAATGGTACTTCAGGAGGAAAGTTGTTTGGTAACTTTGCACAGATTACAACTGATAAGATCAGTATGTCACGCAATCACATTCGTGAGTTGAAGGAGGACCTTGAGACACTGTACAATGGGACCTATGATGTTAAACCTTACGATGAAATCCTTGCAGAAAGGAAACAAATGCGGTTGGTTAAAAAGCCGTACACTGTTCCAAAGGAAATCGTCGACGGAACACACATCTATGAGATTGTAAATGGCAGTGCTAAATTAAAGCGTGTCGAAAAGTAAATTGAGGTAATTTTTACCTCAATTCGGAGAGTTACCCAAGTTGGTGAGGGGGGGGGGATGGTTTAATCTAAGATTACCCCCCGCATCTCTACTTTAAAATAAAAAAGTTAAGTCGAAGCCTTTATTTTTCCGCATAATATAATATTTATTTATAAAAAATAAAATTTTATTATGGAAAGGAAAAAAAAGGTAATAGACATTAGTACAAGAGAAAGAAAAAAAGAGGTCTTTGAAAAGTTTGATAGTTTCAGTAGTAAAAATCAAGCACACAAGTATTTTGGAATAAGCGACAATACTCAAGGCGCTAATTACTTGAAGGAAATTGCAGAATCAGTTGGTTTTAACATGTCTGTTTACAAAGATAGACATAATACCCCAAAAAAATACTGCAAAGAATGTGGGAAAGAAATTAGTAATAAGTGGGCCAAAAGTTTTTGCAGCCCATCTTGTTCGGCTAAATATAACAACAAACACAGGGATAAAGCAATTTATAAAAAAATTGGGGACAAACTCAGAAAAAAAGGACACAAACAGGATAAAGATGTAGAAAAGTTTTGTGCAATTTGTGGTAAAAAATTAGAAGGTCGCCAACGTAAATATTGTTCAGAATCTTGTAGAAATAGAAATAAATACATAAGTAATGGAAAGGAATATACGTGTCAAGAATGTGGTAAAATAATTAAAAGTAGACATAGTAACAGAAAATTCTGTTCTAATAAATGCTGTTCGATACATAGGAGTAAAGAGTATATTGAAAAATGGGAAAACGAAGAATTAACTTTAGATCCAAATTTAAAGCTTCCTAAAATTATTAGAAAATTTTTATTTGAAAAAGCTCATTATAAATGTGAAGAATGTGGTTTTGAAGGATATAATAAAGCGACCAAAAACACAATTTTACAAATACACCACATTGATGGTAATAGCGGTAATAATACCACAAAAAATTTAAAAGTATTATGTCCAAACTGTCACGCAATGACAGAGAACTATATGGCTTTAAATAAGGGCAAAAGCGCAAGAGATAAAAGATATAATAGGAGAGGACAACTTGCGGGGAGCAAGGTCTGACTGCTAATCAGAACGTACTCTTTTAGGGTATAGGATTCGAATTCCTGTCTCTCCGCAACAATATGGTGTTAGTAGCTCAATTGGCAGAGCGGAAGATTGTGGTTCTTCTGGTTGCAGGATCGTACCCTGTCTAACACACAAAAATAACGGGGAGTAACGGCAGCGGTCTGTAAAATCGCTCTGCTTTAACAAATTGTCGTAGTGGACTCGCAGTAAGTGTGTTCGAATCACACCTCCCCGACAATGAATTACCCCTGTGCCCAAAATGGTAAAGGGGCCTGATTTAGGATCAGGTGCTGAGATACGCTTGTGGGTTCGAGTCCCACCGGGGGTACAAAGTGAAAAAAAGTGGTGGGGGATATTCCCCTAAAATTTAGGAAAAACCCCGATATTTTTACTACCTATTTCTGTATATTTATGTTAGAAAGAAATAAAATACATTTTTAAAAATATCGGGATTATGAAGAAGTTTAAATTGTTTTTGATCGGTCTGATGACCCTTTTGTTTGTCTCCGGTTGTGATACCTACGGACAAGTTTATTATGACGATTATGACGGAATAAGTTATAGTACGATTGTGACATATGGTACGCCATATTATTATGACAGTGTCATTGGGTATTACTATTACAAGGGTCTTTTCTATTATCCTTATCTTTGGAATAACGTGTGGTATTTCAGACCGTACCACAGACCCCACCCTTATGGTTGGAGATTTGTTCCTGACAGATATTGGAGACCGACACACAGATTGGGAGACCATAACGGCTATCACCGTCATAACTACGGTCCTTCGCATCGTGACATGGGAAGGGAATATGGAAGAGGTGGCGGTAATCATTACCGTGTAGGGCCAAGAAGTAATGGTGGAAGAATTGGTGGTTCAACTATTGATCATACAAGAAATGATGGGCACACAGGCAGACCGATGGGTGATGTACGTGGCACAAATACAAGCAGGTCATCCATCATAAACAGTTCAACGAGAGTTACCGTCAGACAGTCACCCGTTAGCAGAGGTTCATCCGTAATGTCAGGAAGCAGGTCATCTGTTTCTCCGTCTTCAAGAGGAATGGGTTCTACACCTTCAAGAGGCTCATCGATTGGTGGAGGAATGTCTCGTGGCGGACGAAGATAAAAATGTTTTTTGTATATTTATATAAAAATGTATAAGTGATGATAAATTTAAAAAGATCAAAAGCAACTGTTGTTGTTGAGATAGAAGATGATTTTCTAGGACAGACATACACGTATGATGTTGCCAATCACAAGCATCCTGAAGTACAGTTGATAAACCACTATGCTGAAGTTTTCGTTGGAACGGATGGAGAACCTAAAAATTTAGGGAAGACAATACTTTCATTGTTCAGTAAGCATGACGAGATTGATGATGAGTATGAATTGCTTGACAGAGTATATTGTAATGTAATTGCTGAGGGCAATTGCAAAATATTCGGCGAACCATCATATGATAAGTGGAAGAACAATTGGGATGATTGCAAACCGATGTTTTATGGTTCAATTCCCGAGATGAAGGAAGACTATCAGTATCTTTTCCAAAATAGGGAATGGTATGTCAGGTCGAGGGTTGATGACAGTATACTTGATTTCACGAAGTTGTCGGAGATTATTCCGCAAGACAATAGTGAAGAAGAACAGGAATAGATACTAGAAAGAGAACAGGTCACTTAGTAGGTATCAGGGTAATTTCTTAAACAATAACTCGAGTAAAATTAGGAAAGTAGATTGGGTGCGAAACAGTATCCCTCCGCCTGATGAAACGTGTTGGTTGAGCGTATGCTCAAGATGTGAAGAGCAACAGATTCCGTAAGGAGCCATAAGTGGGAACACAACAAAAGTCATAAAACAGCGCAAGTGCCTAATAGCGGGTTTCCTTCAATTTTAACGAAGGTTGCAAAAGTCTGTTCCTCACAAATTTTCTCTTTCACTTTTTTTTGGTACAGCCTGAATGGTTGTACCATTTTTTTTGTATATTTATCTCAGTAAATAGAAAAGATAACAATGAAAATTAGCGATTGGTGGTACAAAAAATGCAAATCTAATAAGGTATGCGAATGGATTGATGACTATATCCTATGGTATGTGTACAGCAAGCCGAAAAGTGCATATTACTCTGTAAGGGGTTGGTTTCGTAGCAATTTCAACAAGTATCATTGGCGATTGGTAAAACAGGCGTTCCTTAGTAATCCTTGGGATGGTTTTTATCTTTTAGAACTTGAGGAATTGCAGATAGACAAGCAGATACATTGGTTTGATCATCATCAGAATATGATTGATGAGCAATATAATGAAATTGTACGTTCTTTAAGGTGGGCGAAACATTGCATTCATATAATGAATAACGAGACCGATTATTTCCATTTTGACGGGGGTGTTGAGGATGGTGAGACAAAACCTGTGGGTGACAATAGTAAGTTTGCTTTGCGGGAGATTAAACTTGACAACCTTGTGTATCGTTATGACGGACCATATTTGAACAAGAGGAATGCAAAACGTTTTTTAAACAACTCCGTTTTGGAATCTGATTTCTTCAAGAATGGAAATTATGATCATGAATATTATATTGCGAAAGCAAGACACCTATATTATAAAATAAGGGAAAAGTACACCGATTATTGGTGGGATTAAAAAAAAATTGGCAAAAAATTTGGCCATTTCAAAAAAATGTCTTACATTTGCAGCAGAAATGAAAAATGAAGGAGAATAAGATTATGTTACGCGAAGATAAAGAACTATTATTGAAAGACCTTTGTGCAAGGTTGCCTTATGGAGTTAAAATAGAACTTACCTGGTGGGTTATGGATGAAGGGACGTGTATTAACACAATCCTTGAACCTGACCATATTGAGCAATTACTAAAGGATGAAGATGATTATACAGAAATTAAACCCTATCTTCGTCCAATGTCAAGTATGACTGAGGAGGAAAAGAAAGAATATTTCAATAGAACTATGACTATTGATATAGTTAAAACTTCTAAAGAAGTAATAGACTATTGTCTTTCACATCATTTTGACTATCGTGGGCTAATTGAGAAGGGTCTTGCTATTGCTGTAACTAAAGAAAATAATCCGTATGAAAATGGACTTTAAAGTTGAAGGGAATATCACGTATCCCAATGAACATATGTTAACGTGGGGACCTTTCTATTATCATTCTGAAAAGAAAGCCTCAGAAAGAATGGAACAAATTTTAACAGATATTACTAATTGGGTTAATGAAAAAGACTCTTCATTAAATATTACTCCTAAGATAATATTAAAAGGAGATACACAAATTGCATTTCATATACTTGCATGGAAAGATGACGATACCATTGAAAAGTGTAATGGAATAATTGAAGTTGAACCAATTATGTTTGAAGATTAAAATTATGAACAAGATTTGCACAACTATTGAACAATCCAAGAAACTCATAGAACTTGGGGTTGATATTAATACTGCGGATATGAGATATGGCTATATAGCACCATATGATTACTCTGATAGAATGTTTGATGGTGGTTATGATGAAGTTCCATATCCAAAGGATTTCTTAAAGAGGAATCCAAACTTCTCAGAAAATGAGTATGATGGCGAACTTCCTGCTTGGTCTCTTGCTGCATTATTGGAATTGTTGCCAAAACTATATGAATGGGAGAATGACCCTGAAGATGGAGGTTGCCAGCCAAATTTATGCAAAGGATGGGATAATAATCAATGGCACATTGTTTATCGTTCTGCAATTTACATAACAGAATGGTATGATGACCCTATTGATGCCGCTTTTGAAATGGTAGTTTGGTTAAAAGAAAATGGTAAGATATGAAAAGTTATACAGATTTAGAACAATCAAAGAAGTTGGCTGAGATACTGCCACTTGAAAGTGCGGATATGTATTATTACACAGTTAATGGCAATTCTGAATGGTATAAAACTCCAAATGTTTTAGAAAGTATTGATGATTTAGATATGGATGGAAATTCTATTCCTGCTTGGAGTCTTGCTGCTTTATTGGAGTTAATGCCCGGTGTTAATTTTTATAAAAGTGGTAATAAAATTAAAATTGAAAATGCTTATAGAACTATCAGAAATGATATGTCATTGATTGATGCTGCATTTGAAATGGTAGTTTGGCTAAAAGAAAATGGAAAATTATGAATGACAAAGAAAAAGATTTAGCAACAAGAATATCTCATTTAACAAGAGATATTACAACTTATATTGATTCAAACTCTGATTGGATATATTACTTTCTTAATCCGTTAGCGGGAGGTAATGATGAGTTATTTGAATGTATGAGGGAACATCCAGACAATTGGGAAGATTATATTGATTTTGAGATTGCTAATGTAAGTGGTCCTTCCATACATATCAAAATACACATAGATGACTATACAGATTGCGGAATGGTATTTCCAAGATACATTAATCTTCTTAACTTTGAAGAAACTGTCAAAAGAAATAAACTACTTTATGATGGTAAATCAGATGAAATTAGAAGGAAGAATATTGAAGAAGACATTATACGCCTTAAAGATATTTTAAACAAGAAAGAAGAAGAACTAACAAAATTATATAACAATAACAACTAATATTATGAAACTGATTGACAAAGACGCTTTAGTGGCGGAGATAGAGAAAATGGTATCAAATGGAAAATTAAAATGTCAACAATCTCAAGAAAATAATGACCAAGTAAGCTGTATTGCATGGTCTGAACATATTGCTACTTGCGGCAAAATTCTTTCTTTCCTCGAAACCCTTGAAGTAAAAGAAGACAATCTTCTTACTGAAACGGTAAACGAAAGAGAACTTGCCGAAGCATATATAAATGTCTTTGATAAGAAATTTGGAAATAAACTTCCTAAGTTAAAAGGTAAACAACTACACGATTTCAAGAATTTCATCAACACGTGTGAGCAAACATTTAGGATTAAGTATTTTGACTATCATGCAACACAGGGTAAACTTTTTGAAAAGTTAGCATTGTTGTGGGCTGTTTGGGGAAAAGAACATCTAAGTACAGAAGCGAAAGAGGGAGACTTGGAGAAAGAAGAATAAAAGATATGAAAACACCTGAAACTGAAAAAGAAGATAAAGAGTTTTTGCAATCTATAGCAAATATGAGAACCAGAATGAATGGTTCGACTACACGTATGGTTGATGAGTTTGTTCAAAAGCTATATAAGAATGAAGGAGAATGGGTAGATATATATGACCATTACCCAAGTCGTAATGCAGATAAAATGGTAATGGTTAAAGTCCTTCGTCGTATGTCACTTGAACATCCTCAAGATAAACTTGAAATTGACCAATTAAATAACAGAATTAAGTTAACTTGGTGCACACGAGATGGATTGTGGAAAAAAATAGATGAAGAATTTCCGTATGAATTATGAAAACACCTGACAAGATTTTTCGTACAACAACATACCTTGACAATGATAAAGGTAAGACGCTGTGGAAAGAGGCTCCAGTTAAAGGGGCAGAAAATATTGAATACACTCGAACTGATGCCTTTATCCAAAAGGCGGCTATTTGGTTTAATAATAACTTAGGTCACGATGAATGCGGAGTCATAGCATATCAATTTGACACCGAAGAAGAAATGGTTAAGGATTTTATAGAATACATGAAAGGAGAATAGTTATGAAAGAATTTATTGAAAAAGCATTCGGTATTAAAGATAGTGAACTTGAAGGTTGGGAATACAATATACCAGAAGGTTACACAGCAAGCATTGAAAATGGCAAGATTATAGTCAAGAAAGAAGAGAGCGAGGATGAGAAGATAAGGAAAGAAATTCTTGATTACATTGATAAGTCAACAGGATGTAAAAGATGGGTTGTTTGGCTTGAAAAGCAAGTAAGGTATAAGTTTGAGCATGGAGATGATAATGCAACTAAAGTATACAAAAATGAAGATGGAACTTGCTTTAATGTAAGTCAACTTGAACGAGTCGCTAAGAAAGCCACTGAAACTGAAGAAACAGCAAAAGAGTTTTTAAAGTCAGCAGAAATAATGGACGAGAATGGTAAACTCGCTGATGAGTATAGACTTGAAAAGCAAGGTGAGAAAAAGGAAATAAATCTTGTAGAAATATTGAAACATTATCCAAGAGGAACAGAATTGTACTCTCCCCTATATGGCAAACTTTGGCTTGCAGAAGTAGATGAAGAAGATGAAATAATTACTTGTTACACACATCAATCAGAGCAAGAAAATTTAGTATCTTTTTATTCTAATGGCACTACAGGACTTCCTGATTTTACTATATCAAAAGATTGTATGTTATTTCTTTATGATATTGAAAAACAAGATGAATCAAAACCCGCTGATAAAGTTGAACCAAGGTTTAAGGTTGGTGATTGGGTAGTACAAGGTTGCAATTTATTGAAGATTCGATGTGTTGGGGATAAGTACTATTGTTATGAAACCGTTGGAGGGTATGTTGATGATATGCTTGTTTCTGAAATAGATTCTTTATATCATCTATGGACTATCCAAGATGCAAAGGATGGCGATGTGCTTTGTGATGGAATTGACACAGTAATATATAAGAAAAATATATATGATATGGTCAGGAGGAGTATGTTTGTTCATTGTGGTATTAACAATAGAACCGGGTATTGGTTTGAAGTTGGAGGAATAAGTCCTATAGACTATTTACCAGCCACCAAAGAACAACGTGACATTTTATTCCAAAAGATGCATGAAGCAGGATATGAATGGGATGCTGCTAAGAAAGAACTGAAGAAGATTCATGTTATTGATGAAGGCAAAGCTGAAATGGACTATTGTTTCACTAAAATGATGAATGGTGAAAAAGTAAGTTCTGCTTGGAGTAAAGATGATGAAGACTATCTTCTTGATGTAAATTTTGCAATTAATGATTGCTTTGACGAGGGTTACGCAGAGGAATTGCGTAATTGGCTCAAATCACTTAAAGACAGAATACAACCTCAGCCAAAGTATGAGTGGAAACAAGAAAATACAGATGCTTTGACTGACTTTGAGAATGTAATGATGCATATAGGAATTTCTTTCTTTGGTCAACATGCAGGATTAGACCCAAATGATACTAATGCAATTAAGGAACAAGCAAATATTCTCTTAGAACTTGTACCAAAACAAGAATGGAGTGAAGAGGATGATAAAATGATTGATGACGCTATTGGTGCTATAAATGCAGCAGACTATTATACTTATGATGATAAAAAAGAAATAGAAGATTGGCTCAAATCACTCAAAGAAAGAGTTCAACCTAATTGGAAGCCTAGTGATGAACAATTAGATGCTTTACACGATGCTGCTGTGTATGTAGATACTATCGCTAAAGAAAACGAAAAGGAGGAAGAATAAAATTATGACGCAAGAAGATAAAGAACTATTATTTAAAGACCTTTGTGCAAGGTTGCCTTATTATGGATTGATGGTACAATATAAAGGGGAAGATTTTAATATTATTGATATTGGGTTTGGAAGAGTCACATTAGTAAAACCATTTATGTCAACTACAAGTGGTTCACCGTTAATAGAAGAAGTCAAACCATATCTCCGTCCAATGTCAAGTATGACAGAAGAGGAAATAAAAGAGTTTACTTCAATCACTGAAAATGTACTCGTTATTGGTAAAAAATATACGGCAATTCTTAGTATAGATTCAATTAATTGGCTTAATGCTCATCATTTTGATTATCGTGGACTAATTGAGAAAGGTCTTGCTATTGCTGTAACTAAAGAAAATAACCCATATAAAAAATAAATTATGATTAATAAACTTACACAAAGACATTCATGCGAGAATGTTGAAGATTTTTATAAGTATATTGTAAAATGTCCATGTTGTGATACCATATTAAATTTTAATAAGGAAGATGTATATAAATGTGAAGATGATATGTATATACACCATGAATATATAGATTGCCCCGAATGTAATGAGAAGATTCAACTAAGTGATGATGATTATTTTGGATATTAATATATTTATGAATAATAATCCTTATGTCTGAAGTTGAACGCCTATTAGCAAACTACGGATGCAGTATGAGTTGTTATAATAACAATGACTGCAATAACTGTTGGTTCAAACAGCATGTTCAATATGAATTAGATAGAATGAGAAGTTTGCATCCAATTTGTGAAATAAAAACAAAAATAAACGTGATATTATGAATAAAATTTGTACAACTATTGAACAATCCAAGAAACTATTAAAACTTGGGATTGATGTTAATACTGCGGATATGTTCTATCGTGATAACGGAGTAGATGTTAAACTTATGTGGGAACATTTGCCTGATGTTCAAGTGACAAATCCTGCTTGGAGTCTTTCTGCTTTATTAGGATTGATGCCAAAAAGTATATGTATCAAACAAAGTGAGCATAGTGGTTATTTTTATTTTCTTGAATGGCAATTTGCAAATGATAATTCATTGAGATATGTCGGGAATGATAGGAAATGTCTTATAGATATATATAGTGATCATGATGATGGTTGGAAAGATTCGATTGACACGGCCTTTGAAATGATTTGTTGGCTAAAAGAAAATGGAAAGATATGACACGAAAAGAAGAAATAGAACAAAAAGCTAAGATAAGGGCAGACCAATATTCTCACCCTGTCGAATGGAATGATTGTTATCACCATTGGATTGAAGGTGCTGAATGGGCTGATAAAACCATGATTGATCATGTATGTAAATATCTTTATCGAAAATTTGAAAATGGTAAGGTTTTAAGCAGTCAACTTATTGATGATTTAAGAAAAGCAATGGAGGAATAAGTTATGAATGTTGATTTAGATAGAGAAGACATTATTGCATTGCTACGAGGAGTCACCCCTCATCCTATTGTGTAAAAATTCATGGGGTGATTAAAAAAAAACGCCCAAAAATTTGGTCAATTCAAAAAATTGTTGTATCTTTGCAGCAGAAAGGAAAACGAGAAATGCTAACAGTACCAAAAATAGAAGACTTTAAAAAAGGCAATGATATACAATTTGGCCCAGACCATAAATAAAAGGAAATGGTTCTAATTATATATGCCATTAATAATTTTTCTTATACTATTGTATATTAGAGTTTTGCAATAAGGGATTATTATTGTATCTTTGCATAAAGAATTGATATTAAACAGTATGCGGAAATAAGTGTGTTGGGGCATCTTGTGTAAAAGACGGGAACCACACCATTGCGGTTAAACTATTGGAAATGATTATGGAATATAATATTACAAATTGGGATGAATGGGTTTGGTTGGAAGCAAGCGGTAAGGTCGAAGAAATGTGTAAACAGTTAAATGGCTTTAACGTTCCTTCTAAGTATGTTATCATCTATCTCGGAAATAAATCATATTCCATAGTTGATGACTATCACTATATAAGAAAAATAAATGGTAACGAAGAGACAAAGACTATTTTCGGTTTCAAAAGCCAAGATGCTTTTAATTTCTTGTCAAATAAAATAAATTCTCAGGTTAATGACTTTTTAAAACAACTTGAATCTAAAAATGTAAACGAGAATGATGAAAGAGATAGAATATGGGCTGAATATTCCAAGAGCCTTTCTGAAATGGAACGTGTAATAAACATCATTAATTACTTCATTTACTTAAAGGATGATGAATTATTGAATGAGTTTCCTATCGAATCATTTAATATTCTCAAAAATGCTATCGAAAGAGCAAGACAGTTGATGGAAAACAATGATTATTCAGAAAGCGAACAATTTCGATATAATAATTGCATTGATGATGGTCAAAGAGTTTTAAATACTTCATCAGTATTGAATACATTTAAATTGACGGCATAACAACATTTAATAAGCACACAAAAAATCCAGTGGTCTGATAACCTCGGGATTAAAATGGTCGGGCAATGGGCCAAATAGTATATCATTGCCTTAAAAAATGTGAATGACTGGCTAAGAGCAGTTTGTTTATAATGGAAACTTTATGAAAAGAGAGGAACTAATTGAGTTGTCAGGACAAATAATCAATGGAATAATGTCCTCTGACGGTTCAATATTTTCAAAGATAGCAGACAGAACATCAAGTGATATCTCGGCTAAACGTGCTGTGGAGATGGCTGTCATAATGTTAGAAGAAATAGACAAAAAAATAGAAAACACATAAAATGGAAGATTTAGAAAAACAATATACAAAGGCAGTAATGCTAATTAAGGCTAAATTTACCGGAAAAGTGGACAAGGGCGGACACCCATACATCGGACACCTCTTTTCTGTGTCAGGCGCAATTAGTAAAATCGTATCTGACTTTGAACTAAGTGAGGCGGACGAGGAGGTGATAGGCTTTTATCGTAAGGCACGTATTGTCGCATTGCTGCACGACATTCTTGAAGACACGGATACTACAGTCAGTGACCTTATTAAGGATGGTTTTGATGACGAGATAGTGAAAGCAGTTGTTGCAATTACAAGAAAGGATGAAGAAAAAGACTATTTCGACTTCATTCTCAGAGTCAGTCAGAACGACCTTGCAAAGGTAGTCAAGATTTATGATCTTGAAGATAACATGGATATCAAGAGGTTAACAAAACTTGAAGAAAAGGACCTTAAACGATTAAAGAAATATTGGTATTGTTGGAGATACCTGTGTGGACAGATAACCGCAGCCGAATGTAAGGAAAAGATGCGGTAAACACACAAGAGGAGGCGCGTTCGTCTATCGGTTAGGACGAGAGATTTTCATTCTCTAAAGAGGAGTTCGACTCTCCTACGCGCTACAAGATGCCCCCATAGCTCAGGTGAATAGAGCACGACACTTCTAATGTTGGGGTCGCAGGTTTGAATCCTGCTGGGGGTACAAAATTGATTGTGTAAGTAATTATTAATAAAAGGTTAATACTTATGAATACAATAAAACAAGGATCAAAAGGCGGAGACGTAAAATTGCTTCAGAAATACATCGGAGCAACACAAGACGGAATATGGGGTCCTAAGACTACAGAAGCCGTTAAAAAATGGCAAAAGGAACATGGACTTGTTGCTGATGGTATTGTCGGAAATAAGACTTGGATGAAATTGATCGAAAACGACCTTAAATCGGGAGAATTAACTGATGCCGATTACATAAAGGCATCAATCGAATTGGACGTTGAGGTCGCCGTATTGAAAGCCGTTAAAACCGTTGAGTCAGGTGGCAAGGCATTACAGAACGGAATCCCGACAATGTTATTTGAGGGTCATGTTTTCTGGAAACAACTTCAGGCAAGGAAAATTGATCCTACAAAATATGTTAAGGGCAATGAAGACATATTATATAAGTCTTGGACAAAGAAATATTACACAGGTAAAAATTCAGGTGAATATGCCCGCCTTCAAAAGGCAATCAAGATAAATGAGGCTGCTGCCTATGAATCTGCATCCTATGGTATGTTCCAAATTATGGGCAATAATTATAAAGTATGCGGATACAATTCTGCAAAGGAATTTTATAATGCATTATGCAAGAGTGAAGATGCACACTTCTATGCATTCATAAAGTTCATCAAGGCTAAAGGTATTGTACCGTATATGCAGAAGAAAAATTGGGCACAGATTGCATACAGATACAACGGCGCCGGATACAAGGCTAATAAATATGATCAAAAATTGGAAGCGGCGTACAACAAATTTAAATAATTATGTTTCACATAGAGAGAAGATATCAATATAGGGTCAGGGACGGTGTCAAGTGGACCGATTGGTTCACGGTTGACCGTTGCGAATCCATTGATGAGGCCAATGAGAAACTAAAGGAGCGTAGAAAACGCAAGGAACCCGATAAAAAACTTCTCGGAGAGTACCGAATCGAAGAAAAAGAAGCAAAAGAGGAAAAAAAATCCTAAAAAAATTTGGCCATTTCAAAAAAAAGTTGTATCTTTGCATTGTCAATGAAAAAGAAATGACAATATATCGCGGTGAGAATTGGTATTCAATCTTGTCTCATAAGCAAGACCCCGTAGGTTCGAGTCCTGCCGCCGCAACTAATAAAAAAAAAGTGTTCTTTGTTTTAGTTTGATAATTTTACAGGCATTGTGTTCTTTTCTGTCACGATGGTATATGAAATATCTATGATGTTATCTTTATGTTTCACGATGCCGAATATGGAAGTCATAACAGCAAACATTCCTATTACTCAATGAATGCGGTACAGAAAAGAATAAAAGACTTCTGTTATAGGGAGGCGCACAGCAAATTTACCTAGTGAATAAATTGGGACAGAGCCTCCTAAGGACTATGGGAGACGTACAGCAAATCACATTAATAAAATGGATTTAGACGCTAAAGACGACAATTTGTCTCCTGTTTTTCGCCTTCTTCGCATAGCGGCCGATTGCGCCACACTTGTAATGTGGATCCGTAAGGACACGTTGGTTCGAATCCAACAGAAGGCTCTAAAAAAAATGAGACGGCGGTCTCATAACTTCTGAATCCAAAGAAGGAGGGGGAAAAACATAGTTTTAAGTACCCTGGTGGGATGAGATAGCCCGCAGGATGAGGAAGTGGTATAGGTAGCAGTACTACCGAATTTACGCTTGTGGACTACCCAACTGTGGATGAACCAGTCAGAAATGATTTGCTAAAAAGCAGTGGTAGGTTGAAGCAAGAAGTTAATAATGAACAAGTTTAGTTTTGTTCAAGTTTTAACATACTGTATATTTTAAAATGACAGAGTTGGTATTGTGAAATTAGAATCTCGGAGTTGAAGGTTGTTAACAGCCCATATAACCGGGTGACACTTGCAAGAATTTCAATTAATAGTTACGGAGAGGACAGCCTCTGACTATTGGCAATAACCAACCTGTCAATTTGGAGGTTTGGCAGAGTTGGTCTATTGCACCGGTCTTGAAACAAATTCGAGTGCTATGGCGAGAAATCCCATAGTAGAATCTCCCTAATTCGGTGGAAGTCCTTAGAAATATAAAAGTAAGATAAGTGCCCCAAGTAGATTTAAGGGAAGCGTTATCAGATGCTTATCTCATAAATAAGCACTTTTATTATAATCTACACACTAACCAATAATGTGTAAGGATAATACCGAGCTAAATTGAATTATATACTCATCGGCTCAGAAATGAGTAAAGATGTAATTGGCGGAAATATAGGTTCGAGTCCTATTATAATTCATAAATGTGTAGAGAACATAGAGGAGATGCCTAAGTTGAAATGACGTATAATGCCGCGAAATGATTGTACTAATATGGAGAAAACAATCTGCTTAAAAGCGCTATAATAAGGGCATTGTCTTGCAAGGATTTCAATATGGTACTAATATGTCCCAGACTACAACAAACATTACCGAAAGACAGCTTTTGAAAGGAGCCATGTAAAAGCATAAGCAGTCAAAAGTAACAGTCCACATTTGTTTGGCTATGGTAACATAGTGTGGTAATGGAAAACCGGCGGGCGTTAACAGCGTCCCGGGGGTTCGAATCCCTCAGCCTCCGCATTTTTTATTATACTGTTTTATATGACAAGACAAGAAATAGAAGAAATTGTAAGAAATTTTTTAATTGTTGATTTTGAGATTCCTAAGGATAGGATTCATCCTGAGGCGCGTCTTAAAGAGGACTTGGAAATAGACAGTCTTGATTTTGTACAAGTTATTGTATTCTTACACAAGAGTTTCGGTTTCAAAGCAAAAAGTGAAGAGATGGCTCATCTAAAAACATTATCCCGTTTTTGTGATTATATTGAAGAAAAGGTCAACCAAAAGTAAGTAACAGGTAATTATTATAAAAGAATACATTAATGGATAAACATATAACTGAACCTGCACTTACACAATGGTTATCTGAAACGATAAAGAACCTTTTGAATGAGGAGGAGGAAACCACCCCTAAGAAATACGACAAATACGGAAATGAAATAAAGAAAGGCGGACAAGGATGGGGAGTTGACTCCTCTATGCAGAATAGACAGGGATACGATGAAAACGGAAAACCAAGCCAATGGTTCAGCCGTTCTGTCGCTGTTGCAACTGCCGTACTATTAAATGATAATGGACAATGGTACGTCCTCGCTAACGAACGTGGAAGCGGTACTCCTGATTATCAGGGTTATTGGAATCTCCCTTGTGGTTATCTTGACTACAATGAAACAGCAGAAGAAGCCGCAGCAAGAGAGGTTTTCGAGGAAACAGGTATCAGATGTCAAAACATCAAGTGTATCGGACACAGTTCAAGTCCAAATGAGAATAGACAGAATGTTGTATTCTATTTTGTTTCATTCCTTAACGGAGGTATGGAAAGTCACAAATTCTCCAAGGAAAATATGGAGGATGGAGAAGTCGGGGGTATCAAGTGGGTGCCACTGTCTGAAGCGGGTGATGTTAAATGGGCATTTGATCATGATGACCTTATCGGACAAATTGTCAATAGGTTTGGCGGAAAATTATACGGTGACGACACCGACTACGAAAATGTTGGACAAATGTTGGATAAGGCTATAGAATTGGTTAAGAGCGGTGCAGATGACGAATATATTATTTCATTCTTAAATAAGATAAAAGAAAATTTGTAAAAATTGTTTAACCCTTAAAAGCAAGATTCTATGGAAGAAGAGAAATCTCTTGCCTTCTCTTGCGAGAAAGATGCGTTGTACGTGATCGACAACGATATTCTTTACTCTGACGAGGAGGTCATTGCTGCCTACAAATATCTTCATGAGTAAGAGCAGCATTATGGTATAGTCGCAGAAATGCGGCTATTTTCTTTATATGCATAACCCCATATTTAATTCTACTTTCAGTATTTATTATTATATCAATGGAAATAAATAGAGATGAGTAGAATAGTAACACATAATGAGACCTTTACGGGGATACCAACGTCGTATGATAGTACAAACTCGACCATACAAAGCGCAGCAAACACGGAAAATGGTTTAAATCCAGTAACAAATACTGGTAGTAACACATATGCAACATTAAATGGTGTGTATAATCAAACGTTATATGCGTTTTATAATTTCTCCGGTACCACAACAATTCCATTAAATGCATCAATAACGTCTGTTTCTTGTTCTGGACGTTGTTCTGTTTCATCTTCTAGATCAAATAGGGGATATACATATTTACAATTAGCAAGTGGAACAACTGTAAAAGGTTCGCAAGTACAAGTCACCAGTACAGCTACTACGGGTACTGTTTATTCAATAACTCCAGGAAATTGGAATGTCGAAGAATTACATAATATAAAATTAAGAATATCAGTCAATAGAACTTCAAATGGTACAACTTATAATGCTAGATTTCGTGGTGCTACTTTAACCGTTAACTATTCTTGGGACGAAACGTTTTATGCTATAACTACTTCTTCTTCCGTACAAGGTGTAGGAATATCCGCTCAGAGCGGTGAGACGGTAAGTGGCGGCACGAATGTCATAACGATTACCGGTGTTGGTTCGCTTTCTGATATTAAATTATTTGACAATGATGTGGATGTCACATCAAGTCTTGTGAGGTCCGGATCAAATTACACTTACACACTAAGCAATGTAAATGCAGACCATACATTAACGGTTGAACCGGGATTAGCGTCATATTCGATAAATGTATCGTCCACTTATACTGGCGCTACAATAACAGCAAATCCGGTAAGTGTACAGGAGGGGGGTAGTTGTTTACTTACCCTGACAACGTCTGACATATCAAAGGTGAGTGTTGTTGATAACGGAAGTGACATAACAAGTCAATTTACCGGTAGTAATGGTACATTTACTTATACTTTGACTAATGTCATTACGGGTCATACCATTGTAGTCAGTGAAGTCACCAAGAAATTGTATATGAAGATTGACGGTGTAATGAAGAGTGTTTCTCGCATACATATGAAAACCAATAATGTGTGGACATCCATCTCATTTGTTGATTTTTGGAGGAAGGTGAATGGTGTGTATGTAAATGGGGAAGCGGTATCCGGCACGACATTCCTAATGTATGGCGGCGAGATGGAAAGCATACCTGAAATAGGAACCGTTAACAAAACTTCATCAGACCTTACAATTACGATTAACGATAATGCACTCGAAAGCGGAACATATAAGATGTTCTATGAGGATTCAAATAGAACCCCATTGGAGAGAGTGGATGAAATAACAGAATTTACTATCAGTTAAGTATAAATGGCACAATATACATATAGTGGTTTCAATAGTCATAACATTGCCCCAAGAGAGGCAAAATATATTGGGATATATGACAGCAATAATAAGAGAGTCGGTGAAATACCTTTAGGAAATTTGGAAAATAACCAGGGGACACCATTATACAAGGTTGGCTTACTGTCTGATATTCACGTAGATACCACAGACTACAATTACTCACAGTATTTGAATTCGTATCCTTATTCAGATGAGGGTGCGGGAGACCTTAAGCGGGCATTCAAGTGGCTTAGGGACTATGAGCATGTGGATATGGTGTGTGCAAGCGGAGACCTGTCGCAGTATGGCGAGAACAGTGAATTTACAATGACACAGAGTGCGGTTGCCGAGATACTGACGGGCACACCATTCTATACCTGTACAGGAAACCATGATTGCTACAGTTCTCATAGTGGTGCTTCAACTTTTCCCACATACACAAGGAGAACGCTTGAGACCACGACTCACACACTTAACATATCTTCCGCATATGCCAATTCATATTATTTTACCCATTCATTCCAAAACAGCAGTGGTGACACGGTGGATGACGTTTTCGTTTTCTTCTCGATGTACAATTATTCTGCCGGAAATGCATATCTTGCAGATGATATAACATGGCTTGGTGGTGTTCTTGAGACATTCAAGAACAATCGTGTGTTTGTGTTTACACACCTCTTTTTTCCTGAGTATGCGGGAAATTTGGGACGTGTTAACGGGTCGGGTGGAATATATCCCACAGGAAACTGGTTAAGCGGTTCGGGACTTACAGCGTTGATGAATCTCCTCTCAAATTACAAAAACGTATTTTGGTTCAGTGGGCATTCACATTGGAAGTGGGACCTTCAGCGTTTCCAAAAAAATGTGAACATCGCAAGATATGGTAATGAAGGTGCATGGACAATCCACATTCCGTCATGTGCCCTTCCAATTGATTCGGATTATACAAACACATCACAGGAGACATCGACGAACCGTGTTGAGAAGCCTTTGGAATCTCAGGGCGGTGTAATGGACGTGTATGAAGACAAGGTTGTGATAAGGGGAATAGACTTCAATATAAACACATCACAGAACGGAAGCACGGAACAGGGCTATAGTGGAGACACTTATGTCAGGTATCTCCCAATTGCAACATATGAATTGCATTGTGGCGTTAATCCTGACGAGGGTGAAGAAATACCAATTGGAACTTGGGAACAAGGTGGTTTCAGCATGACGGCTGAGACAACCAGTACATATTGTATAAGATCACCCTATATTCCTATTACACAAGGATATCATTATTATCTGACTACGGAGCCGCCTATTGGTGACCAAACGAACGAGGATTCAATCAGAGAGTTGTCAATATGGTGTTTCTCGGCGAACACAGCCACCGCTTGTCTTGGACGTTTAAGTGGACACACAGGTCTCAACACCTCTTCATCTAAGATAGGTTCAACGTCAACATCCCTAAACTACTTTGACAGGGTATATGATAACGAGGACCTTGCTTCTGCAATAATGGAACAGTATCCAAACGCCACCTACTTAAGAATGAGGTGTTATAGAATGGGTACATCTGCTGATGATACTGATATAAGTCCAAGTTATGGTGATAGAATTATCCTTACTGAGGTACCTGGTGACGTTACTCCTGACTCAGGCGAAACCTATGAAAGTGAATATGTTACATATAGCAATCTTGAGGTCAACTCAGGCAAGACAGGCGCCGTTGCAAATAATGTGGCTTCAGACTATGGTGATGATTACAAGGACTATGTCTGTGCAACGTTCAGTGGTACAAGACAAGGTTTCTGGGTTACTTCTCCGACATATAATGCATCACTTGGCACAGGACAGACTTGTACAGTTGTATTGGAGGACTTGAAGGTTTATTCTGCCGCATATACGAGCACAGGGTTCAATTTCAATCAGGCTACTATAAATCTCCCTGATTATGTAGGTTTCTATATGCCGTCGTCATATGGCAGTGGTGCTGCGAGGTATCAGATTGCAAGCAACACCAATCCTTCAACAACAGAGTCTGGGTCATCCGGTAGGGTTCAATTCCAAACGAGTAGTCAATATACCGGTGGAACAATAACCATTCTTATGAAAGTCAAATTGAATTTCAGTTAAAAAAAAAGATAAGCGTTCGGTTTCGGACGCTTTTTTTTTGTATATTTGTGGTGTTATGACTATAGATGAGATAAATACCGCTAGCACAAAAGAGATAAGGGGATTTTTAAGGGGCATTGGCAAGGTTGATCATAATGAGAACCTTGATGCCATTGAGTGTCTTGTGACTCATGACGATGCGACAATCCGTGTATTGGCTATCAAGACTCTTGGTAAAACATGTAGTATGAGATATGTGCCAATTTATTATTACACTTATAAGAATGACAGTAGTACATCGGTTAGAAGGGAATGTGCTTCTGCAATTGGTCGCTTAAGGTCTGAGCATTACATAGAGATATTGTCCGAGATACTTAATGACAGTGACCCCAAGGTTGTATGTCAGGCTATTCGTGGTCTGTTGGTGTTCAAGGGAAGGTCTGATGTGGATGAAACATTGAAGGGATTATTGTCCAACAAGAATGAAACGGTCCAAAGTATCATTCAGAAAGAATATTTCAGTAATAAGGATAAGAATGAGAAAAAGGTCAGTCAAGTTGACAGTCCGTCATTTATTCATAATGTGATAGTCAATAGTGACACCATTGAAGCAATGAAATTATTGGATGATGAAAGTATTCATCTTACATTCACCTCCCCACCGTATTACAATGCGCGTGACTACTCGATTTATCAATCATATGAGGAGTATCTCGATTTTCTTGACAATGTATTCAAGGAGGTAATGAGAATCACGAAGGAGGGGCGTTTCCTTATTGTAAACACGTCCCCGATTATCGTACCGAGAATAAGCAGGGCACACTCAAGCAAGAGATATCCCATACCATTTGATCTTCATAGCAGACTTGTAAGTCAGGGATGGGAATTCATAGATGATATTATTTGGAAGAAGCCTGAGTATAGTGTGAAGAACAGGGTTGGTGGTTTCAGTCAGCATAGGAAACCGCTTGGTTATAAGCCGAATTCGGTGACAGAGTATCTTATGGTATACAGAAAGCCGACTGACAGGTTATTGGATTGGAATATGCGTCAGTATCCGTATGAAGTGATTGAAGATAGCAAGGTTGGTGACGGATTTGAGACCACGAACGTATGGGAGATATGTCCGAAGTCTGACAAGGTGCATTCTGCCGTATTCCCTGAAGAACTGTGTAAAAGAGTAATTGAATACTATTCTTATAAAGGGGACCTTGTATTTGATCCGTTCGGTGGCAGTGGGACATTTGGAAGGGTGGCTCATAAAATGGGAAGGTATTTCTTTATGACCGAGTTGGATGAAGGATATTTCGAATATATGAAAAGTTTCTTTGATAAAGAAACAAAATTCCTGTCATTTGAGGAGTTGGAGAATATAAAAAATGCATCGTTTTAATGTGTATTAAAATGAAGCAAGAAGCATTAAAATGAATTGAGTATGTTAGAGTTAGATAAGATATATTGTGGTGATTCTGAGAATTTATTGAAAGAGATTAGTGACAGTTCAATTGACCTTATTGTGACATCTCCCCCATATGATGACCTCAGACATTATAATAATACATGCAGGGATTGTTGGAACAGGGAGAAGTTTGAGAAGATTGCCAAGGAACTCTACAGGGTGTTGAAGGATGGTGGTGTTCTAATTTGGAACGTTGATGACAAGACAGAGAACGGCGGGAAAACAGGCACATCAATGCGTCAGGCGTTGTATTTTATGGATGAATGTGGTTTCAAGTTAAATGATTATATGTTTTGGAGGAAGAAGAATCCGATGCCACAAGTGAAACAGCCGAGATATACGAAAAGAATTGAGTTTATGTTTTGTTTTGTCAAAGGAAATAAGCCGAAAACATTCAATCCGATTATGATACCTTGTAAATCAGCAGGAAAACATTATTCGTCAACAGCGAAGATAATTGGTGGAGAAGACGGAAGGCGGGAGTTGGATTACAATGTGAATCAGGAGATGGTTGACTATCAGGATTGGGATATTGCCGTCGCACAGAACAGGAGAGTATTCAAGACAAGAAACGGTGAAGACATAAAACATCCTGCAATATTTCCAATTGAATTACCATTAAGGCATATTATGTCTTGGACAAATGAGGGGGATATTGTTCTTGATCCGTTTGTCGGAAGTGGAACAACTGCGATTGCGGCAATTCGGAGCAATAGGCATTTCATTGGTCTTGAAATGAATGAAGATTATGTGGATATTGCCAACACATTAATTAAGGAGAATAAAAAAAGTTGTTGAAAAATTTGGCCATTTCAAAAAATTGTTGTACCTTTGCAGCAGAAATGAAAAGAAAAAGTGAATAACTATGGAAAAAGAAATTAAAATTACACCCCCAGAAGGTTTCGAGATTGACAAAGAAAACTCTACTTTTGAGTGCATTAGGTTCAAACCAACCCAAGAGAAAAGGTGGAGAGATGATGAAAATGCTCAATTTAATGGTTATTTTTTACAAAGCGGCACTGTTAAGTACGTTAGACTACAGTGGAATATATTAAACGCTTATGATGTTTTTGCAACAGAAAAGCAAGCTAAATCAGCACTTGCTATGGCAAGAATTAGCCAAATAATGGCTAATGATGAAAGGTTTGGTGGTGTTGTTACTGAAGAGGAGTGGGTAAAGCCAACAAATTGTGGCAAATATACAATTTGTAGGAATGGAAATGATTTTTATTGTGGTCTCAGCTATAATGCCTATCATTTCATTGCTTTCCATACTGCTGAACAAAGAGAACTGTTCCTCAAAGAGAATGAAGATTTAGTGCGTGACTATCTAATGCTTTGATTAATTATGGGTAAAAATTACATAGATATTCCAATAAAAGAGGATAGTTTTAACTATGGGGATAAAGAATATAATTGTTCTCGTGCAATTGAACGTGATATGAGGTTGATTATTCAAGAAGCAGAAACTTCTCATAGAAAAGAATTCGATGAATTGTATGATAGAAATACATTAGAAGCAAATAAGGTTAGGATATTCTTTGATGAAACTAAAACACCTGTTTATGGTATGATACTTTATTTCATACATCAAAAAAAGGATAATTATTGGAGATGTGCTTGTGGTTCTTACTATCCATTTAGTTTTTTAGGATTTATACCGCATCCTTATCAAGCAAGTATTTGTTGGTGAATTAAATAAATTAAATTATGATACCATTTATTAGTAATATACTTAATCTTCCTGTTACGAGGAAGGAAGTGCTTAAAAGAGCTAAGAAGTTGAAAAGAGAGGGATTATGCTTTTCTATTGATAGAGTTTTAATAGATTATGGAATTTATATCAATGTAGACTATCATTCTCTTTTCCCTAAATTTAGAAGAGAAGAAGCTCTTAATTTTGGAGCAGAAAAGAAAGGTGCTTGGTGGTGGGAGCAAGATGTTTGGGATACTGGCCGTATGGACTTTCTTAATTGGCTTATTGAGGAATATAAAGACGATAAAACTAATCTAAGAAAAATATTATGAAAGTATTAGGAAAAGGCGCATTTATTCAAATGTCAGCAGCAGATAGGGGTATTGTAGATGAGATTATACTCGCTTTAAATACACTTGCTGCGGAAAAGATGATTAATTATGATAAAGAAATTGAATGGCTAATCAAATTAAGAGAACTATGAAAGAACTTAGTATAGAAGAAAAAGCCAAGCGCTATGACGAGGCTATTGAAAAATTTGACGTAATACTTAATTTAAATACTGTTAAGAAAAGCGGAACTATCTTTACTGATGATGTTAGAAAAATCCTCCCAGAACTCATAGAGAGTGAGGATGATGTTATGAGAAAAATGGCAATAAAAGCTGTTCACGCACCAGAAACTCAAAGTTGTATTAAGTCTTGGGGAATAAATCCAGATGATGTTATTTCATGGCTTGAAAAACAGGGTGAACAAGAAGAACCCCAATTTAAAGGTTACTATACAACCCAAATGCAGCGGAATGTATTCTATAAGGTTGGTGATTGGATTATTAGATGTGCCGAAGGTTTCAAGCATAACATATATCTTGTTACAGAAGTAAAAGACTATTATGTTTGTGAAGATCTAAAAGGTAGGCGAGTAACATTTACCTTCAATGATGTTCATAAAAATTTCAGATTGTGGAATATTTCTGATGCAAAGGATGGTGATGTGCTTCAATTAGGTAAAGTTACCGCAATTTTCAAAGAGTATACTGGTAACGGAACTTGTAGATGCTACTGTTCTGTTTGTGAAGGAGAATTTGAAATTCCCGCAGATGACGGTTTTGATAATAGCTATGGATGCTCTGATATATATCCTGCCACCAAAGAGCAGCGTGACCACTTATTCCAAAAGATGAAAGAAGCAGGATATGAATGGGATACTGAAAAGAAAGAACCGAAGAAAATTCACGTTATTGATGAAGGAAAGTCTGAAATGGACTATTGTTTCACTAAGATGATGAATGACGAAAAAGTAAGTCCTACTTTGAGTGATGTTGATGAAGCTGACCTTAATAACATTATTTGGCTTTGTAATAATTGTATAAATGGTTCAGAAACAACATGGATTCCATCTCAAGCAATTCGTATTAAATCACTTATTGAAAGAATTAAAGATATTGTATTTTTGCATCCAAAACAAGAATGGAGTGAAGAAGATGAAGAAAATCTTAATCAATTACATAAACTTATTGTAAAAAAAGCGTATGAGGAATATGAAATTGATACTGAAGATGAAACTCTTTGGGGCAAACATGCTATTTTAGATAATTGGCTCAAATCAATTAAAGAAAGACTGAAAGGAGAATAAAGTTATGAACGAAATTTATTGGCTTACACGCATTGGTAAATTAGGCGACATGTTTAATGCGGGTATGGTTTTGGGTTTTGTTATTTTAGGACTTGTACTTATTTTCATACCGCTTATATACGACTTCTGTGAAGATAATGATTTGCACAAGAAAATTGTGTTTAGAAGCATCAAGGGCTTTTTCATTGGGCTTACCATCTGCTTTCTCGGACACATCTTTACACCGTCAAGTAAGGAAATGCTTGCAATCTACGGTTTAGGCACCACCATTGACTACATTAAAGGCAATAACAAGGTAAAACAACTTCCTGACAAGGTTGTTGATGCACTTACAAGATATGTAGATACTATCGCTAAAGAAAACGAAAAGGAGGAAGAATAAAATTATGGCACCAGAAAATAAAGAACTATTACTGAAGTACCTCTGTATGGCGTTACCTTATGGAGTAAAATGTATATTATCAGAATATCACATAGAAGAATTTCCGTACAATGGAACATATTGTGATAAAGTTCTTAATTTGGGAATAAACGGTTCTACAATAAATTTATTAAACCATATAGAAAAATATGGTGTTAAGCCCTATCTCCGTCCAATGTCAAGTATGACTGAGGAAGAGGAAGAGGAATACAATAGATTAAATGTTTATGAAGCGGGTTTATTTCCTCACACTGAAGAGGCATTTAATTGGCTGCTTGAACATCATTTTGATTTTATGGGTTTAATTCCCAAAGATTTGGCTATTGAAGTTACAGAAGAAAATAATCTTTATAAAGACTAAAGTTATGACACGAAAAGAAGAAATAGAATTAGGAGCAAAAGGTGCTTCTAAAAGTGGAATACTTTTTAGCTTTGAAGATGTTTGTGCTTGGGCTGACAAAACTATGCTTGTAGGTTTATTTGCATAAGGAGGTTTTATATGGAAAAGTTAAGTATTGATTCGATTCAAATTGGAGATTGGGTTTATAGAATTGATTTTAATACTCCAGTACCATCAAAAATAATAGGCATTGAGGTAGTCAATTATGATAAGATGGAATATGTAGTTGATGTCTTAAATAAGAATGGCTATAATGTTCAACTATATCTTAATGAAATTAAACCTATTCCTATCACCCCAGAAATTCTTGAAAAGAATGGATGGGAACAAAGTAATATAGATGTAGTTGATGATGATGTACAATATGGTTGTGCTTATGGTTCATTCTATGTTACATGGTGGAGAAAAGTAAAATTATTGAGTTGCTATTTTGAAGATAATAGTGCCGGGTTACATTATGAAATGATTTCAGAGATGCCAATTAAATATGTCCATCAACTTCAAAATGCACTTAGACTTTGTGGAATTGATAAAGAAATAGAATTATGATTTACATTAAAAGAATATTGTGGCTATTAGGGTATCCAATAATGTGGCTATTGGCTTCCGTACTATTCATTGTAGCATTTGTATTTATTGGTTTTGTTTATATTAAAAATGGTGATATACAATGTTTTGATGTTTGTCTTGAATGGGTGATTAAATTTATAGACTGGTATAACAATATTGAACTTAAAGAAAATTGAATTATGAAAATATTTTTTGACACTGAATTTACAGGACTTCATAAAAATACCACTCTTATATCAATAGGATTGGTTGATGAAAATGGTCGTACTTTTTATGCAGAGTTTTCTGATTATGATGAATCTCAATGTGATGACTGGATTCATGAGAATGTCATCAAGCATTTGAAATGGTCTAATGAAGGACCACTTGAAGATTTTTCAAGTATACATGTTAATGATTGGGAAGCCTATGGAACAAAAGAATACATAAAAACTGTTTTAGCAGATTGGCTCTCAAAATATGAAGAAGTTGAACTTGTTTCTGATTGCTGTCACTATGATATGGTTTTATTTGTAGATATATTTGGGAGTGCTTGGTCAATTCCTGCTGTGGTCAATCCTGTATGCCATGATATTAATCAAGATATTGCAAATCATTATATAATGTCAGAAAGAGAAGCATTCGACTTATCAAGAGAAAAAATTATAGAAACATACAATGAATTGATTAAAGAAAATTTCCCAAATGAAATATTTGAAATAAAAGGTGATAAACACAATTCACTCTATGATGCAAAAGTAATTAAATCTATATATAACATAATCTGTAAATAACTATGAAAGCAAAAGTATTATTGACAGGCGAGGTGGTTGATGTGTCTTATATTGAACAACAAGGTACTGGAATGACGAACATATACATGGATCCATTCAACAGAACCTATGCAGAATATGAACTTGAATTCATTAATGAAACAGATGAATCAGTTATAGTACATCATGTTTATAACCAAGTTGATGAAGAAAAACATTGGCAAGATGTAAGAGAACGTGCTGCTATTGCTGCAATGCAAAGCATTCTTGCTTCTGATGCTTTTAGAAATGCTAAAATTGACGCTGCAACAAATATGGGAGAATTGCCAGAGGAAGAAATTGCCGCAACATCTATAAGACTTGCTGATGAACTTGTTAAACTATTAAAAAAAGAATAATATGGAAATTTTTTGGATTTGTATTTTGGCTATTGCACTGCTTGTTCTTGCCCTTTTGCCCGCAGAAGAAGGCGGTGAGTTGGCAGCAAAAGCACTTCTTGTTCTTTGCTGTTTAGGTTTTTTTTCTCTTTGTGTCGCCACATTAAGTTATGATGATGGGATTAAAGAAGGTGCATATAATCAATTAAGACATAAGTATGGAATTACCTATGTAATTGATGAAGATTCGTGTGTTGTAGACACTATTATTAATTTAAAATAATATGATTATGAAGAAAGTATTATTTAGTTTTTTGGTATTGTTATTGTTATCCTGTTCAGGAGAAAACAATTATGAGATTCCGTTCAATGAGAACACAGTTAAAACGATTGAAACCGATGAGTATATTATTACTGAAAAGTATAATTTTACTAATGGTTTAGGAATGACCTTTTGGGAATTTGTGAGTATTCAAAAGAAATCAGACATTAAGAAAGAACAAAAAGATTCATTAAATATTAACCGTTAATTCATAATTTTATGGAAAAGGAAAATTTGAAACTATTGGAGATTGAATTGTTGGCAGGTAGCAGCATTGATGATGCATTGGCCAATCTAAAAACTGAAGCCAACAATAATAATTGTATTACTTGTGCCAATTTTAATGGCAAAATTCTCTATTCTACAGATGATATCGACATTGCATATATGAAGGTTACCGGTAAGACCAAGGATGCACACGATAAGAATCTCGAGGAGAAGGCTGAGGAATATGAAAGAAAGGAAAAGGAACACGAGGCAAAGATTCCTGAACTGACGGAAAAGTATCGTGAGATGGCACGTGGTCTTGTTCTTGATGAAGAATTGGACTATTGGGATAAGATTGTTCCAATCAGACTTGGTGACTTGTATCATGGTATGGAACTTGAACAGACTCTTGATATTTGTAGGATAATGCGTGATGAGACCTTGTCTTATGATGAGAGACTGAGAAAGGCATATGATCTCTTTATGGAATCAGGTCATAGTGGCATGTCAGCAGGTTTAACCGCAGCAATGATAAGAAGATTTTGTCCTGATGGTGCTGATGTTGCTGATGCAGTATTGGATTTCAGGTTTGAAGAACACAAAAAATAAAAAAGACTTGCACAGTAACTTGTAGATACTGTTATTAATTTAAAATGAGAACAATTACACTCAAAAAAAAAATAGAGGATACTATAAAAGAAGGTATTAAAGATTATCCTTATCCAAAACATATTGGTGGTGATTTATGGCAAATTACTCCCGATTGTGTTTGTAATAGCAAAGTTCTTGAAGAAATACATAAAGGAATGATTAAACAATTAAAAGGAGAACAATTATGGAATTTGTAATTTTATTTTCAGTTATAGCATTGATTATTCTTGCTTTTCTTCCATCTGATAAAGATGATGAACATGAGATAAAATTTGTGGTATTAATTGTCACATTAGGAACTTTTGCTTGGTCTGTTTATACTGTTAGTTATGATAAGGGAATTAAGGATGGTGCATGTAATCAATTAAGAGGTAAATATGAAGTCACCTATGTGATTGATAAAGATTCATGTGTTGTTGATACTATTATTAATATAAATTGATATGGTTACAGAGATTATTTTAGTGATATTTGCTATATTGTATTATTTGTTTAGTGTGTTTTTCTGTGCAACTCTTATACAAGAAAAATATAGAACGTTTACTTGGGTGGGTGCTATTGTTGCTGTAATTATTACTATGGCAATTTCCCCTATTGTAACACCTGTAATACTGGGTATTGAACTCGGAGAATGGATTAGTAATAATAATTAACAATACGGAACTAAAATAAATTTAATTATGATTAGAGCAGGGATTGATTTTACAATTTATAAAGACTACACATCATATATTGAACATGAATGCAATTATGAAAAGGCACTTGAAGTTCTAAAACAAGAAGTTTCAGAATTAGTTAAAAAGAACAAACTTACCTTTATATATAAAGGAAAGAAAATACCTATTGATACTGATATAGAAGAATATAATTGTGGTAACATATTTGGACCAGAAGATTATGAAGGCCCCTGTTGGGAAGGTGTTACTATATTCTGTAATATTGATACCACAGAATTTGATTCTGACAAACTAAGGGTTGGAAAATGTCCGGATTCGTATATACCTAAAAGTGTAGTTTGGTGTTAAGTAAATTAAAAATAAAATGAAGATACATCTTGACATTAGGAATGACATTTCTCCAACAATAGCATTGGAGTGTGTAAGGCAAGTAATTGCACAAGGTAAGATTTCAAATGGCGGAAAGTCTTATAGTTATGCCACAACCTTTGACACAAGTGAGGGAGAAGTATGGGTCGCAACAAGACCATATAGGAAAAGTGATTGTTTTTTGATTTATAAAAATATTATGTAATTATGGAAACTTTTGAGAACATTTGTTGTATTGTTATTATTTTTATGGTGTTACTTTTAGCTGTTTTAGGTGCTTCATGTTTATTGTGGCATCTTACGGTTGATTATTATTGCAAGTATAAATTATATAGGCGTGATAATAAGATACAGTGGAGATGTGTCGAAACAGTTGAGTCCATAAATGATAGAATAGCAAAAAGAAGACCTGACTTTGAATGTTGTTTGGAATATAGGATATTACCGTCCGAAGTTAATAAGTTTGTAAGAATGTATGGGAACAATGAATGGAAACCGGGATTTCCTCACAAATTTCTTTTTATTAACAAAGACCATTTTAAATCATTTGTTTCAAACTATCAAACATATGGGCAAATAAAGGACTATACCGAACAAGAGAATGGAATCTTGTGGTACGAACCTGAAAAGTAAAAAACATAAATATGGAACATTGGATATTAAGATGCAAACATTGTTATAAGGAATATACCTACTGTACATATGGCAACGGTCCTGAATACGGGACTGAAGAAGGTTGTTCCAAGGAATATTGTGCTGAATGTCAGAAAGCGATTGACAATGCACTGTCTAAGATAGATAGGAAGTTCATGCCAATGTTGAAGGAGATTGACGATAAATCACTCCTGGAACATTTTGACAAGATAAAGGAAAAGGATAATATTGAGGACAATCTATTCGGAAGACTTGTTCCATTTGAATTTGAGGACAGTGATTACGATGTAATTGAAACGTATTATTATAACAACAACAAATATAAAGTCAAGTATTATGATGATAATAAGGACGACAAGCACATATTTGTTGATATGGAGTATGATTTAATAAACGAATGCTTCACAAACAAGAGGTGGAGATACAGCGTTAAAAACTCATACTATTATACAAGGAACTATATGAAGGATTGGTCCAAATCAATGAAACATTTGGATGTCATACCAACTAACACAATTCCGGAACCAACAGGAAAACTTTTTTGGATGGATTTTAATACTGACGACGATGGCAGCAATAGATAAAATGTATACAACCTCATATAAGAATTATATGGAGTTTAAGGAATGGTGTAAACATGTTTTACTTGAAGACAAGTACGGAAAAAGGGAACCCATATCATCCTATCTAATACATTATTGGGAAGAGAATGACTTTAAAGACAATAAAGAAAGACCGATATTCTCAGCACCATATTATGTTGATGCACATGTGATAAGGAATTGTCCTTTACAATTCATGCAAAATGAAATGAAATTGCACTATGGTGATGATTATAATAAAATAAAAGATGGTGAACTGTATGCGACACCATCAACGGACCTGACATATGAGGTAGGTAGACATTTCAAGTGTGTAAAGCATCCGTTCGATAGACATAGGAACAAACCATTCCTCTCGAAAACATGGTTTGTTGATGTTGAACCACCAAAAGAACTGGGATTTATGTGGTATCACGAGGATACCGATACGTGGGACTTCTATGATGAATATGTAATATCCGAATGGACAAGTTCCTGCGCATTTGCAAAGTCAATCAAATCACTAAAGAGACGCATCATAAAGTGGGAACTGCCAATTGGAACCAAGATCAGAGTCACGGGCAGATATATCGGTGATGAATATGAGTTTATAGTGACAAAATAGGTATTTATAGGATATGGGACTATTTCAGAAAATATTCGGTAAAAGAAAAAAAATCATAAAAGAATTCATCCATGATGAATCATTGGAAAAGAAAATAAGACGCTTCAACAAGAGGTTTCCGGACAGGAACGTTGTGGTGCCAATATCTGAGTTGCTTATGTGGCACCATATTTTAACTGGCGGTTGCAGAAAGGGACAAAGGAAATTCTGTAGAGAACACAACATTGACTTAAATGGGGAAGGAACAGTAAATAGGTTCTTGGAATTGGCTAAGACGGCATTTAACGGGGATAGGATTGAAAAGTTACAGAACACTAAACCGGAAGCACAACAATAACCTATATCAGAATATTAAGGGATACAAATTTTCCTATCATTTAAAGAAAAAACACCGCTTATGCAATATCATTTCAAAAATGAAACCGACGAACGATTCTATGACATAGATTATTCCGACAAAGACAAATGCGTTGTAATATGTGTTGCGAAGAATGAAAACGAATACATACGGGAATGGATAGACCACAATCTATCCATCGGTTTCGATAAGGTAATCATAGGTGACAATAACGATGACGACTCATTATCGGTTCTCTTGTCTGATTATATAGAAAAAGGAACGGTGGCGCTATACAATTGTAAGGGATTAAAAAAATTCCAAGGACAATTCTATACAATGTTTTCAACCGTTGGCATTTACAAGTGGGCGGCATATTTCGATTGTGACGAGTTCTTGGAAATACCGTTATTTGACAACATAAAGGACTATCTCGATACTGTAAGTGATGATTGCATCAGTTTCAATTGGATTACAATGTCCAATGAAAATGCCCTGATAAAAAAGGACGGTGGTGTAAAGGAAAGATTCAAGACACCACTACTCCCACTGAATTTCCAAAAATATAATCTTAATGTAAAAAGCATCATAAGAGGCGGAAAATCATTCGTGTTCAGCGACCCCCACGTGCCTGAGCCGAATCAGGAAGGCTTGAAATATAACTATTACGGGACTAAACCGAATGGCATTTATCACGGAATGTATGCGGATGATATCGATTATAGAGTCGGATATATAAGGCACTATACCTGCAAATCATTTGAAGAGTGCCTTGAAAAGGTGAGAAGGGGCTATCCTGACGGTGGAAAAGTTCTCGGTCCCGACATCATATGGAAAGCCTGTAACCTGACAACACAGCCGACAATAGACGAATATGTGGATATTGACGTGAATGTGTGTGGTTATGTCTTCGAACAATTCGAGGATTACATTAACGAATACAAATACCTGAAAATTGAAATCATAGAGGATGCGTCTTCTTTCGGTATACTGAGAAACATATTGAAACTAATGTCGAAAACCAACGACAAGGTGATAATATTCGAAAGAAACATACCGACGTTGCTGTACAGTATCATTTTGGGATATTCATTTGAAACGACAAATAAGGTATTGACCGTTTCCGATAATTTTGATGACTATATACGGGCAACAGATGGACTAAAGCCAAACTACATCATAAAATGCAAGAGATATGACTGAATTTACACACCATTTTCAATTTCTGTCTTGAACTGTTTGAAATCTTCTTTCTTTTCTTCTTCCAATATGAAATAAATTGCTTCTTTTGCATTATAATAAAGGCTCTGTCCCTTATTGTTTGTGTAAAGTTGTATATCATTCAAACCACACAACTCACCATTAGTGCCATCATACATTCTGCCGGGAAAATATTCGGTATACCACCTGTCATATAATAATGGCAATTTGACCTTGTTCTTTGTTATGTCCCATTGGATTCTACCGGGATTCAGCCAAAAGAAATTGCCCTGATAATACATAAAGTCGTCACCCAACATCGTATCCCCCTTAGTAAGGGAAAGGAAAGAACCGTAAAATCTTGGTGTATACAGTTTAATGAGACAATATTCCACATAATCAATATTCGACAGGCTGAGATAATACAAACCCTCTATCCAACTGTCTATATTATCAGGCTCGAATTCTTCTCTCCAATAGTTTGACACACCCTTTGTGTGGCCAAAAAACACCAAACAATCCAACTCACCAAACTTGGACACCACCTCATCATAAAATACTTGAGACTCATACAGATAACTTTTTTCGGACATCTTTATCCTGATATCCTTGAAAGGTATTCCCATAAGCTCCTTCTTCACTGACAAAACAGTACCGTCATCAGCATCTTCATTCGTCAAAACAAAAACAGCCTCATCAAAAACGTCACAGTAATGCCTGAGACAATTCAAGTGCAGTTTAATGCCCCTATTGTCCAAACAACCATCAAATACTGAAAATGCAAAAACAAGCCTTTTCTTCATAAAATATGACATATTAACTGATATAATATATTGCCTCAAACACTTATTGTAAATAAAAATGGGCGGGAATAAACCCGCCCATAATGCTTTATTCTATATAAGGTAAGAAATAACTTGTTGCATACCTGTCAACCGTATCCTGACTGATATTAAGGGCACTGTAACTTCTTGACAAATTACCATATGCGGATGTACCGTTAAGCATATTCGGATATGACCAAAATTCAGGAACACTATGTCCCTTAAGTCCGGTAGCACCACCCAAGAAATATGAACAATCATTGATTCTCGGATTATTTGTGGTGCTGAATAGATAACTCTCCATATACGGCATATTTGCATTACGGAACATGTCTCTTATCGTTGTCAGGTTCCTGTTATTTGCAAACAATCCTTCAGGTTTGAAGGCGTTGAATGCAATTCCGCTTGCCTGTTTCTCAATATCATACCACATTGTGTTTTCCCAAGCGGAAGATGCATCATTCAGATTTGCATTGTATCTGAACAAGTCAGCTGACACTACAGTTCCACCCCATACTTTACCGTATCTGAACAATTCACTTATTGTAGTAAGACCGGTAAGTGTCTTGAATAGATTCGGCGGATACATTATACCTTCTGTAAGAACACCATTTGACAATATCGGGAACTTGTATGGCAACATATTGAAGCCCTTGAATACTCCAGATACGCTTGTCAAACTCTTAAGCGGATAGAATAACATCTCAGGTATATTTCCAACCATACCGTCTGATGATTCAAACAATAACGTCACGTTCAAACTCGGAATGTCACTGCAATACCTCAAAAGATCAGGAGGACATATGTAGTTTCTCTCATTAACCTGCGAACCGCCGTTTATATGCTGCCCGACACTGCCATCAACGACATTTATGTACCCTGCGTTCAACTCGACAGGGAAGAACTCGTCAGTATCCAACGGCAACAGACCATATACGTCACTTGTATCGTCCGACAACTTGGAATACAGTGTGGACGCTGTTATCATGTCGTGCATTGCATCACCATTACCGTCATAGGCAAATATGTTCCACATATATTTGTATGGATTGTATGACGGGTTCTTGGTAAGGAGGACACCACCATCAACCGATGAAACGGTAAACATTATAGGACAATACTCAGGATTTTCAACTATCAGTTCATTCTCGGAGAAATCACTCTCATGTTCTACACCGTTAAGATTAAATTTGTTTCTATATAAAGTGTAATTCGAACGTATATGTGAGAAAGCACCCTCAATGTTCCTCAATCTTGTAATCGGCGTAGAATACTGTCCTGAGAACGTCGTCTGTGTTATCTCTGATGCCGTTATCCCAGTCAGTGTCACATTTCCATCATCGTCGGTGTCCGAAACATATGAAGACAAACCTTCAAATGTGTCCTTGGTTACACCTACACTATTCGGATAATTCTTCATTGTATCACCAAAGAAGAAAAGTTTGTATGGTATTTCGCCATTCAAACCACCCGTTTCGGTGTTGTTACTGAATATGTAAGACACATCAGTAAGTGCGGTGTTCGGTATGAATCCTGACGGTTCGAGTTCGTATTTGAACTTCGCTTCGCTAAAACAGCCCTTAAGACTGCTCAGTTTCGTGTTGTTTTCAAACATACTGCCCGGTAGGACCACATTTTCACCTTGACTCGGGAACTCCACATCCTTGAAGAAGTACTCAACAGATGTCAATTTAGTACAGTTCCTGAATATGTCAAACGGGAATGTGCTGCCGTCAATGTACTTGTGAAGACCATTGCCTGACAGGGTCTTCGCATTTTCATCACCCTTTAACGCTGTAAGCGTGCCACTCACCTTACTGAAAAAGTTGTTGTTGATAGGCAATTCTATCCAAGGTTCATCACCAACAAATGTGAATGACTGTGAAATTTCCTCAAGTTTTTGCGGATAATGCTCGGTATCGGAAGGATAATCACCACCGAACAGATTCTTCAGTGTATCATTCTCATCACTGTCATGACCAAGACCAACACCCCTAAAACTTTCCCTTACTATCCTGAGTTTCGTGTTGTTATAAAACAGATGACAGTCTGTAGTACCGTCCTCAGGGACAAATGATAACATTGATGTCATATTGAACGAGTCCGATAGTACCTCTAAATCAGGTAATGAACGTAATAGGCTATATGCATATGTTTCTTCTGTAAATGTCGGATTAAATGACGTTATGCTTGTTATCGGCAAATACTCATTCGGATTTATCCTCAAACTATTGAACAGTCCGTCCCACCAACATTCTGCGAAAAGATAGTTCCCATCAAACATCGCCGACATATTCTTTAACGACACAAAATAGCTGAAAGTACCATTTTCCATTGTATGTCCATAATCATCATTAGATGCGTCGAACAAATATATGGTGGTCCGACAGTCTATAAACATCTCGTTCACATTTGTGACATTTCCACAATGTTCAAACACATATCTGTTCCTTATACCGGGTGACAAGTTGGTACACTCAGCAAACATCTGTGACATATTCGACACATTATCACATTTGCTTAAGATGTAATAAACGTCAAATATTGTACAATTCGTGTTCATAAAACACTTTGTCATATTTGGGCTGTTTATTACAATATTTGCAACCAAATCCCCACTTGGCTCAATTGAACGGATGTTAAAGTCATCATTTTCATATAATGTCTCTTCACTTTCATAGTCGTAATCATTCTCATTTAAAGTGAATCCTGTACAATCACTGAATATTGAAGGACCTTCCAATGAAATGTATCCGAATACCCTGTTGAGGGATGCAGTTGTCGAGAACATACCATTATACAGTTTGAACGGTTTCTCACTATCATCTCTGAAACTTACATACCTGAGTTTGAACATGTTGGATACATCAAGCCCATTCTCATCAACATTCAGTGACTCAAACGGTCTTAAATCAAGAACATCTTTATCCTCGAATTTCAACACTTCACCACCTTCGCCATATATAAACCCGGTAAGGTTGGAACAATTCTTTAACGATAACTCAGTTACATTTCCCAAATATTGTTCTTGTGGGAGTTTTATGTGTTCAACAAGTATACTATTGAATGTCAGGCTTTCGAGTGTATTACTTTCAATGTCTATATCAATGTTAATGTTCGGATTGGTACAATTATCTACAGTAATAGAAGTAAGCGCGTTGTTTCCATTGATTGTAATTGCCGTGAGATTATTGTCACCAATGAACTGTAATGTCTTAAGGTTATCACAGTTTCTTATCGTCGCACTTCTCAACATTGTAAGACCACTGAATGTAAGTCCTGTAAGTCCGTCACAATTATTGATGTTTACGTTTGTCAGGTTTGTACACCCGTCAAATGACAATGTTGACAACATCGGTTGATCGGATAGGTTAAATGACGCTATCTGTGAATTCCTGATATTAAGATATGTCAATGGAACCTTAGGTAAGACAAGACTTGTAACACAAGAATTGGATATGTCGACATAATTCAGTTTGTCATAATTAAGTGTCGGTGTCGTTCCACTGTTGTATAATATTACATTTAAGTCGCCACCGTTTGCAAATGCTGTATTACTTAAATTAACTGTGTTTATGTTGGAAAGATATCCCTCTTCACCGCCGTCATAAGTGAATATATGCTCAAAATCAATCGGATTAGTGTTCAAAAGTGCTGAATTACTGATATTTAATTCAGATAATTTTGGAAGACGTGCTCCTGATTCAAATTGTTGGAACTTGATTCTATAGAGACCATCCAATTTTGTCAGCACCGTATTTCCATTGATTTGGAACTGCTTACCACCATTTGCATTCCATGAGATAAGTGTAATGGTGACATCCGTATTTGCAGGTACATAATACCTTTTCTTATTTGCATCAAGACCTGCAACAAATATGAACGGACATGAAGTCCTGACCGTTAACTCAGGATAACCCCTTTCCTTACCTGCTGCACCTATGGAAGTGTTGCTTATATATGGACTGTCTATATTTGCCGTATTAGTGCTTAATTCGAATACTCCGTCAAAATAGTATATTCTGTCCTGCAACCACTTTCTGACATATTCAACTCTGTTTCCGTGAAGTTTGTCAATATCACCATATGTCTCAACATCACTACCGGTTTTCTTATATTTTGAGAGATATTTGAAATTGTAGTCCGAATTAAATACCATCTCACCACAGTCACCCATCTGATTCTCCATAAGGTTAGCAAACACGTCAGCAGAAGTAAGATAAGTTCGCCTCAATGTTGCCCAGTTCTGTTCATATGACGGGTTAACAGGTTCTTCATTATAGAATTCATTTATTTCCCCACTTTCCTTAGTTGAACGTAATATGTTCCATATTTTACTTGTATATGAACTGAATTGGGACCAAGAATAGTTTCTCGTTATAATGAGATCATTCGGACCATCATCGCTGTTCCAAGTTATTGCACTGTAATTCGTTATTATATTACCGTCACTTGTGGTTGGTAGTGCATAGTAACTGTTCACAGTGTGAACAATGCCTTGTTCATCCTCATATTTATAGACACCCTTGTTCTCATATGCATCAATGTATGCATCACTCTTTATCGCTTCTGCACCCATGTTGTTAAGACCAAGTGCGGTATCCATATCATAGAATGCTGTCCACCAAATCGGTTTTTCGTCATTTGCATTCCACGTTCTTAATGTCAGGTTCTTAGCCAACGAGTCAGTGAGACCATGTGCTACAGCCAATACAAAGTATGCGGAAGCGTTTCTTGCGTTGAAACGTTCCTTGATACCACGTACCGCATCATATACATTCATACTGTGCTGTTTTGATGGGTCTTTCTGATATTGGTTCTCACTATTTACATAATAATAATCATATGTTGGCGGATAACCTGCCGTATATTCGAATAGAGACGACAACTTTCTCCATACTTGATCAGTAGTCGGCACACTATCACCCATTGTGGCACCATTATACCTGAACTTGCCCATATACTGTAATACACTGACATCTTCCTGAGACCAAGTCGGATGTACATTGTTGTTCTCATCCGCAGTTGCATCAAACTCATATGCATATACATCTCTTGGGACAAATGAACCGGTCTGATAGACAATAGGTTCATCCTGCGGCCATATCTCATACTTCTTGATTAGTGCAGGTGTACCTTCGTCAGACCAAGCGCTTCCGCTTCTTCTCGTAAACGACTTAAGGAATCGCATACCAAGATTATAGTGTGAATAACGTCCGAGATTGAATGAGTATATTCCAAGGAACACATCACTACCGTCATATCCTTCTTCGTCAGCAAACCTTGCTATTAAGATTATCGGGAAACCCTCGATAGTGTGTTTAACCGTCGGTTCTGTCTGATATACGTAATTATTTTCATCATCCTTAAGATATGTTCCATCCTGTGCAATGTCGTGTGGACGGTTTTCAATTTTAGAAAGAGCCTCCTGTGCCGGATTGTTTTCAAACATTGTACTACCACATCTGTTAATCCAAGCACCAAGAACCGCATTGTTTGCATGAGACGAATCCATTACATCGGCTTTAAGAGTAAACTCTCTTTCGGGGAACCAGTCATCTCTTGGTTGGAACAATTCATACTGGTTCGCCTCAGTTGCACCGTCTATTAGACCACAAAGATACAACTCAAGGTTCTTTGAACGGTAGTTCGTTGAACTCGTACCCTGTATTCCGACTTTAAGATTAGTAAGGCTTATTGCCTCCTTGCCTGAATTTGGGTCATAATAGGTTGCTGATATCTTATCCTTTGCGTTTTCCTCTCCGGTAACATTTTCATTTGTCGTTGTGTTAAGGAAGTATGACCTTGTGAATTCACCGTCAGACTGTGATTGGAGATAAAGGATAGGTATTGTGGCAATTGACTTGATCTCATCAAAAGTTGGGTTAAGATATGTTCCATTCTCATATAAACGATTTCTCAGCACACCGATTTCTTCGTCCATATAGAACATGTTATTGTTCTTCCATTTGATATAATCCTCTATTACCGCCTCAGAAGAAAAATCATCAATCTTAGCATTCTTTGCGTTGATTATCAATTCAGTATCTTCCAAGACATTTCCGAATATTGCTAAGTCATAAATGTTTATGTTTGATAAATCTCCAAGATTACCCTTATAAGCAAGATAGATAGTATCATAAAGATTTTCTATTGTGGCATTTCTTGCTTGTGTCAAAATACCGTTAACATATAATTTTATAATCGGTTCACCGTTGTTCTTCAAGTATACGAAGTCAACCGTGGTCTTGACGTTTTCTCTAATTAAGGCTTCAAGTTTCGTACCACCGGCATACCAATACACCTTATTGATATCGATACGCATACCTTCGTTTAATGTTCCGTTGTCAAAATTATGACCGAACATAAACACAGTCTTTGTATCATCAGGCAACTGATCAGCCTTGAATGTTATTGATATTGTGAAACCTTCACAAGGGTTATCAATGACGGTGCTGTCATAGGTATACCATGCAGCCATCTCCTCCCTAAAGGAAGATAAATCGATGGACGCATACGCATTACTCTGCAACCTTAAACTATTAGTTCTTGGAAGATAGCCGTTTACAACACCATTTGTATTGAAAACACCCATTGTGACTGTATTGGTTATCAGACTTCCATCTCCCAAAACGGGTTTATATCTCATATTTGAAACCCACTTGTCCGCATCAGGCGAAGACATCGGATTCTGATGAGCACCCCATCTTGCAAAACAACAGTTGTCAGGATTTTGGAAACCGATGAATACCTCACCGGCTTCATTAAGTTTGAATACACCTATTTTGTCCTGAGATACAGAACCCGCCCAACACCTGATATAAATTAAAACGTTTCCTATATAATCATTGTCATTTGCATACCAAGAACAGGTAACTTTTCCACCTGTAGTTGTCGGTGGGGTATTGTCCCTGTAACTTGTCGCACCTTCATTCTTCAGGTCGTCGTCGTAGTAGTTTCCTAACAGAAGACGCTGATATTGAATGTTTCCCCCACCATCAAGTTTCGGTTGAAAATTCTCATCTGCGGCAACCATCTTAGCCGCATAATATATTTCGTTTGCGCCTGTCTTATATGGTGTGAACGAGAAAGAGAGAATCTCATTTATGGCAACACTATAAACTTCATCCTCAGTTATAAATGTACCGATGTCATCAATATCGTTAATTGTGGACAAAGCAATGCTTATGACATCAGAACTTGATACGGTTGCATAGAATATTACTGAATTGGATGTAAGTGTTTCAACCGTACCGGGTATTTTCACCTCACATTTTACCCTGAATGTATATGTGCTACCCGCCGTTGCATTTGGACAAATATTATACCAATATACTGATTTAGTATATGGTGTCGTAGAAGATGATGTGAATGTTTCAGTGTATGGAGCAATGCTTGTATTTCTCAAATTCTCAAAAATAAGGGTCGTTTCCGAATTTCGTATTGAATTCTTAACATTGATGTTAACCGTAGCGTTTCTCGATGCAACAGGAACGCTGAATGATGTCTTATCCATCGATATTGTTATGGACTGTTCGACAATGGAAACAGAATACGGAGCAACTGATAGACCATACGGGTCTGTTGCCGCAATATACAGTGAATGCGTCGTCTGTGTCTGAGAAATGCCTGTCACAGTCACGGTGACAGTACGTCCACCGTTTATATTACCAGTCTTTATGGACTTGTTGTCAAAAAGAACAGCATATTCAAAACGCTCGTTTGTCTTAGCATTCAATATTTGGAATGAGAAGGAGAATGAGTTGTTTTCAAACGTCACATATGCGATATTACTTGCATTTGGTGTAATACCTGCGACACTTATTTCAAAATTACTCGGTGTGGTACCCCCTCCACCGCCTCCTCCACCGCCACCATGTTCGGCAAGCCAAGAGACGTTTCTCCTCAATTCATTTATATCGTCACTAATGACGGTAAGTGTGTCATCAAGTGTTGTTTCTTCAGTGCCGTCAGAATAGTTGACATTCGTGACAACCACCTCAGTGTCATGACTTGGTGGCTCAGAGACCTCATATGGGAGGGTGATAACCTCCCATTGTTTTGTCTCCGGATTATATTTCTTGAAATATTTTGGCATAGCAAAAATTATTTCTTTATGATTATTTTTTCATCTGAATCCTTATACGGGTTCTCAAGACCATTTATTGTATTTATGGTAAAGCCCGGTGCATTTTTACGAACATAAAACTCATTCAATTCAAATGTACCACTTGTTGTGAACAAGCCATTTACCTTCTTGACTTCGCCTGTTATAGTATTGCCATTGATATTCCATACAGTATAGAATGGATATTTTTGACCGTTATTTGCCTTTGTGCCATTCTTTGGATAATAATAACGTAGCCAAGGTATATTGGTATTTGGCAATTCCTTATTAGACGTATGCTTGTATCCCGTTGCCTGTGACATTGCATAGACAGGTGCTGTTATTGCAGACGCATCACCCTTCAGTTCAAAACCGCAGAAGAAAGCCTCATAACTCGGTTTGTGTCCGTGTACATCACTCGATACAAGTGTTCCGTCGCTTGCAATCCAATTTGATGGGTATGACTTTCCAAATATTGGTAATGTATTATATGTTGTTGCGGTAATTTCAGTTAGACCATCAGCACCAAAATACTTTGTAAGGTCAGAAGGTGTTACCTGAATAATCGGCATCATAGAAGTGACGGTTCTTGTCGTCACACCATCAGTCTCTTTATATACTACATTTTCGAGCAAAGGCCACGTTGTCGCTTCTGTGTGTTTATGACCACCAATGACAAGTCTTATTCCGTTATTCTGACAGAATTCACTGAACCAATAATCTTCTCCGACACGGACAACAGTATTCAGGTGACTACCGCCTCTCTTGCCGTTTAAAACCGAAGTGCCACCATCAACATACCAACCTGCCATCGCAGAGTCCGTTATGATTGTAAATGGCATTTCGTGACAGTAAGCAATAACCCAATGGTCTGCATCAGTTGATGTTGACGAGCCGTTTTTAGCCTTGTAGTTGTCAAGATCCTGTTGTGCCCATCTCTTTATCTCTTTATTAATGAAACCATTATCACTTGTTGACGCAGGTAATCCATATACCTTCGATTCTGTCTCGTGTGTGGTTTCTGAATTTATGCACAAGAAGTGAACATTACCGTAATTGAAAGAATACAATGACGGGACATACACATTTTCAACCGTCTGTTCTGTTTGACCGTCTATTGTCAGACCCGTTATATTGAATATTGGTGGATTAGTATCATCGATTTCAAATGTATAGAAGAATGTTAGGTTTGTTGCATTTATCTTTTCGCTGTCAGAACCGAAACCGAGTACAGTCAAATCCTTGGGAGAAAGGTCATTGTTGCCAACTGTAGCCATCTCAGGCATATCAGTAAGACCCATCTTCGCATCGAAATAATCAATCCACTCATTGATTCTACTTCCGTTCTGAGTCATGTCGCCTGTATTTATCATAAAGCTGACATTTTCATTCTTGGCAATATAATCGGCTGAATATTTCCACATTTGGTATTCATCCCAATTGAAACCCTGTTGGTCACTCGTCTGTACAAATGTAAGACCACTTGTCACTACTTTGTCACTCCTTTCCACAGTAAATGTATGAACATCGGTACAAGCGTCATAATTAGGACTTCCGTCAGAATTTGCCCTACCCGCAAAATATTCATATGTGCCTACCGGGATATTATAGATAATCTGTTTATGTGCTGTTAAAACGGAACCATCTGAATAATCTTGTCTTATTCTATTATAGTAATATCCGACATCACTCCTTGTCAATGTGGTATCATTAAGCGACTCAAAACACAACCAATCGGTAGTGCCTGACTTACGAAGCCACAAATATTCATCATAATAATCCTTACTTACCCAGTTGAAACAACGTGTGGCTCCACTATGCGTTCTCCCAGTTACAGGTGGCAATTGTGAAAAATCGAATATGTTACCTGCAACACTACTTGCCGCAGTACCATTAATACCAAGTGAACAGGTTATAATTGTCGGCTTGTTATCATACAAGAGAGACTTGTTAAAGAAGAAATCCTTACCCGATTTTGAAGCCTTAGGTGTAAATGCCGATATACTTCTGACAATGTCACCATCATTCTTAGTAAGGTCAACGTAATACCACTGTGTGCTGTTTGTCCTCGCACTTGGTGCCTTACCTGCTTGTTTACAGGGGTCTAATGCAAGATATCTTGTAAAGAGTCTGTCACTTTGTAAGAATCTGAATGGACCCTTATTTAATGCGGTTCCTTCATAACCGGGCGTATTCTCGGTTGCACTCCAGAATGAACCGTCATCGAGTCCGACAAGATCAATATAACCGTATGGAACCTCTATCTTGCTTGTGGTTGCATTAAGATAGTACGGGCTTGAACCTGTGTATGGTGTAGTACCATAAGTCAGGAAGAACTTTGCACCACGTACACTGAATTGAATCAGTCCGTCATGTGCCGTTCCATCCGGATCTTCCCATAACATATCATACTCAGTAACCTTTATCGGAGTATTGGTATTCAGGTGTCCACACTGAGAACCGCGTATAAGGAAAGTTGAGCCTTTCTTTATTGTGCCCTTTAATGGAAGTACTTTCCACACTGTGCCGGCTGTTGCATATTGAATTGATAAACCACTGAGGGGTATATCATTCTTGGTTGTGTTAGATAACTCAACAAAGTTATGTGAACATTGGTTAAAACTATTTCCATCAATTGTTTTACCATCACCATATTCATTGTTTACACCACCGCAATAAACAGCGTTTATGTAAAGACCACCGCTTTCACGTTTACTGTGTTCAAGGAAAATTTCGCTAACGGTTGCTGCGGAAGCGTATGTCGGTCCGCTATTTGCAACACTACTTTCCAATTTTATATCCCATTCACCATCATCATTAATGGCTACATTATATTTATTGCCACTTGTAGCAACAAATCTTATTGATGCGATGCTATCGCCATTTTGTGTTATACCACTCATAAGTTCGTCTATTGTTTCTCCACTGGTGCTTCCGCTTGTATCTCCGCTTGTGTCACCTGTTATTATTGATGAGCCACCGCCATTTAATTTGAATATTCTTATTGTGCCATCGGCTGCTTTTGCTCTAATATATAAACTGTTGTCACCCTCACACCATACAAGTTCATTTGTACATAGATAACTTGTATTCGCTGTAAGGATAGCATAAGTCGGCACAGACTTTATTAAAAGATGTTTTACGTTCGGTTCGGAATATGAACAGTAATCGGGTTCCTCATTGAAACCGAATGAAAGTGTGTAGGACTTTGTAACTGTTGTTGCCGTGTTAGTCATTACCGCCGTAAGTGTAGTATATCCGCTTGTACTTGCAGAAAGTACACCCTTCGAATTGACAACAGCAACATTATCGTCACCGCCCGTAAAATATTCGACAACATTATCAGTTCTTGATGCTCCAGATGGTGCAAACACACATCGTAAAAAATATCTCTGATTGCGATATAACGATAATGTGCTTTCAGATTCCGACGTATATGCGGAAAGAGGCGTATTTGCTAGATAAAGGTCGAAGTCCGTTGCAAGACCCGTGCCTTCCCCTTCTTCCTCCGATTCGTCGCCATCCGTATCCCCACTGATAAGCCCGTCAATGGTAAGTTCCGGATATTCGCCAGCCATCATCTCAGCCTTCGCACTATTGAAAATGTCACCACTGTTCATTGCGTGTGTGAACGCATGTTCATGACGGTTGACAACCTCAATCAATGCCTTAAGCGCTTTCTGTAGGCTTTTGATATCACCCTGAACCCCTTCGCTTACAGTCTCTTCCGAATCCTGTATCCATATGGCATCATGATCATCCGGCTCAGTATCACTTTCAATAAGTTTAATGCCGTCATCAGGTGAAAGTATAACATCCTTTGTACCATCACCATCAATGTCCACAATATTCACAAAGACATCTATCGCCGTTATATTGCATTTGTCGGCATCATAGTACCTGAGCGCAAGAAGTTCACCATCTTGGTACTCGTCGAGATTCGAAAGGATTTCATTTCTCAAACCTGACAGGGCTTCTTCCTTCGAATTGAATATCTGCGGGAGTCCGTGTAGTTTTACGTATTTATGCGCCATTTATTATTATGATTTATTTATTATAAATATAACTTGATGGCGATATATAAACAAAAAAATGTGGACATTTCTGCCCACATTCTATATAAACAAAAAATGCGGACATTTCTGCCCGCATTCTTTTTAGATTAGTAAAAGTTTACTTTTTCTTTTTTATTACTTCATCGATAAGTCCAAAGTCAATTGCCTCCTGAGACGTAAACCAATTGTTTCTGTCACAAGCCGCCGTAATCTCATCGTAACTCTTTCCTGTGTTCTCACACAATATATTATACAATGTTTTCTTGCACTTCTGTACTTCGTTGTTTGCAATTTCGATATCAGATGCCTGTGCATATCCGAGACTTGACAACGGTTGATGAATCATAATCTGACTGTTTGGTAGTGCGAAACGCTTCCCATTATCACCCGAAGAGAGAAGAACTGCGCCCATTGATGCCGCCATTCCGATGCAGGTTGTGCTAATCGGACTCGATACATACTTGAACAGGTCATAGATACTGAGACCATCATAGACACTTCCGCCAGGTGAGTTGATATAGATACTGATTGGTTTCTCAGGGTTCTCCATTTCAAGGTAAAGTAGTTGTGAATTAATGACATTTGCAACGTCACTGTTGATTTCTGTACCGATGAAAAGGATACGTTCCATAAACAATCTGCTGAACACACTGATTTGTGTGGCATTAAGTTTTCTTTCCTCTATAATTGTCGGTTCGATGTATGTATCAACAACCTTTCGGTTATAATCATCAATAAGCATTGAACTTACATTATGTCCAAATGCAAATTTCTTGTAATCTTTCTCGATATTATTCATAAAATTCCTTTAAAAGTTCCTCTTGTTTTTTTGTTAATGATTTTGGTACGTCGTATATGACTTTTACAATGTGATCTCCGGATATATATCCATTCCTAAGATTGGATAGTCCCTTACCCTTGATACTGAACTGTTGACCGTCCTTTGTCAGTTTTGGTATCTTGATTTTGACCTTTTTACCATCAAGTGTCTCCACTTCCTTTTCGCAGCCAAGCCAAGCCTCCTTAAGGTTAAGGTGAAGGTCGCTTCTGATATTGTCCCCATCACGTTCAAACTTGTTATTCCCCAATACATGCACCACAACATATAGGTCACCGTTGATGCCGTTTCCGCTACGTGGTGGGTAGCCCTTCCCTTCAATTGTTAATGTTGCACCGTCGAAAATACCTGCCGGTATGTTTACAGAGGTCTTACTGTCTTCATTAACGAATCCACTTCCGCCACAAACCCTACAAGGATTTGTTATTGTTTTTCCACGTCCTCCGCAATATGGACAAACAGTCTCGTTAATGATATGCATACCATTAACGTTCCTTTGGGTTCTGATTCTTCCACTACCGCCACAATGCTGACATGTTGTTTCCTTGCCATCATCAGAACCGGTACCGTTACAATGCTTACACTTAACTCTATGTTGATACGTCACCTCCTTTACACAACCATACAGGACATCCTCAAGAGTAATGTAAACATGTGTCGCAATATCTTCGCCCTTTTCTTGTCTTTGTCTATGCATTCCGAACGGATCAAAATCCTCAAAAGGATTAAATCCGCCAAATCCGTTCATAAACGGATCTTGTCCCGCCATATCATATTCTTTCCTTTTTTCTTCATCTGAAAGAACATTATATGCTTCGCTGATTTCCTTGAACTTTTCTTCAGCCTCAGCCTTTTCTTTTTCGGATTTTCCGGCAAATCTATCCGGATGCCACTTCAATGCAAGTTCCTTATAGACTTTCTTTATCTCGTCTTGGCTTGCATCCTTACTGACACCGAGAATATCATAAAAATTCTTTTCTTCCATCTCTAATCATTTAAAAGTCCCCGAATTAACGGGGACTCTATCTTTTCATCTTTAGAATGGCAACTCGTCGTCGTCACTCTTTGTTTCCTCTACTGTTTCTGCCTTTGCTTTCTTGCCCTTCTTTACAGGCATAACAGGAATTTCGTCAGGCATTTCAACAGGTGCGGGGTCTGCCGTCACATCCTCTGGTGCCGCAACGGTTTCCGTAACAGTCTTAGTGTTGCCACTGCTGCTGTTCGAATTGAAATCCACACGGTCTGCATTTACCAAGAGGCGAAGTCGCTGAACGCCGTCACTGCCACTCTGAATACTTGCATCCAACTCACCAACAACTACTACGGATGAACCCTTGGTGAGATAGGGCACCATCTTTTCAAGACGTTCAACATTAAATGTCGTTACCTCATACCAAGATGTCTTCTCGGCATTTTGTCTACGTGCATTTACTGCAACGGTCATTGTCACGAAGCGAGAGCCTGTAGATGTCTCGCGAATCACAGCATCACGGCCAAGACGACCAATAATTGTAATGTTCTGCATAATGTTTAAAATTTAAAGTTATTAAAAAAATTAATTATTGTTATTTCTAATGTTCAATACAAATATACAAACTTTTTCTTTAATATCGTATACATTCGCATACTGTAATCAATGTGTCATCATCAAGCGGCTCTATGAATCTCTTGTAAAAATTCTTAACCCACTCAACTTGATCCATATTATCCTCCAATTCAACCCAACCGGTTTCTTCACTTAGAAATGCATATCCCCAAAAAGCCACATTACTGACAACATAATTTTCCTTATTGCCAAAATGCTCGAAATATGCCCTTCTATTCTTCATATTATTATATAAGGTCTCTTCCTCTTCTGTCTCAGGTTTCTTACCCTCCATTACTGAATCCCACACAAATTCATAAACCTCCGCATCTTTCATATGGATTTTGGACCAATCGACATCCCCCTTCTTCGCTGAGAATTTTTCCTTTCCATTTTTAGTTATCAGGGGCAATGACAGTTCTTTTCCGATTCTCCAAATGTCATATTTTGCATTTGGGTTATCATAGGAGTACGCATCACCTGTTTCTTCATCAAGATCAAGACCCTCTGTAAGGTCCAAATAATAATCAACTGGATCAAGTGATTCCATATATTCTATATTGGACTTTATCAACTTCTTAAAGTCATCATCCGTATCGGTTTCAAGAACGTCCTTGAAGAACTTTAGTTTTGCCTCATAATACTCACGAGCCTTTGAAAACTCATATACCTTACGCTTCTTCTTAAGCGGTTTGTTTGAATATGGTTTTGCTTGTTTAGCCGGATTGTCACCTGCTATGATCAACGTAAAATGTCTGTTTGCTTCCATTACCAATAGTATATTACTGCGGACCAAAAGAATCCCATTATTATTACCAATAAAATTCTCAATTTTGCATTGGCCAACTCTGTCTTATTGTCTTCAGCACTTGCATAGTGCTTGTTTACTGAATTGATACACTCTGCAAAAAGTAAATTAACCCACAACAATGTGGAAATGATTGCAACTGTTAAGCAGAAAAACATAATATAACTTTCTTTTTTATCAAATATACAATATATTTTTTATATATGGCTAAGATTTTACGAGAGGACGGTAGCACATACTACTATTATTATACAAAGAAAAGGGGAAGGCATAAGAAAACCGGTCCGAAAAAGAAAAAAAAGAAGCCCGGAGCAAAGAATCAGGATACATGGGATTTCAAAATACTGCAATTTGACTCTAAAAAACAAGTTGCATACATAGGCAAATACCATAATTTGGGTGAGGCGGATGCTGTTAAGCAAAAACTGCTCAAGGAAAACGACAATGTGGAATTTCCCGTCAAATATGTGAATAACGGAAAATATCGCGGACACAACGAATATGTGAGCGAATACCTGATATTGAAAAGAAACATTGATAACATCAATGGGCACTTCCTAAGAAACGAATACGGAAAGTTGACGGAGAACAAGATAACGGACAAGGATTGGGTTGTCTATGACAAATTTCCACATGTAAAGGAGGAAACATTTTGGGTATATGGATACAATCCGAAAACTGACAGGAAAACATTCCATTTCATTTATGATAAATTCATAAATAAGGTCATAGATGGGACATATAATCTTGTTCAAGTTTATATTTATAATAACAAGGTTATCTTCAGATATGATTATGACCAAATCGAGTTTGTGGTCTGTAAAAACACGTCAGATGCCATAAGAATGTACAATCTGCTTGAGGAGAAGTACAAGAAATCAAAACAGGTGTTCTTTACCGGCAGCACAACAGGAAAAGATTACAGAGCCGGTGAAATAAAACGCCTCATAATGGAGAAAACCGGATGGAGCATTAAGAAAATCTACAAAAAAACAACAAGCGACTAATGATTACTAAAAAGAGCATAAGACAAATGATTAACGAGGCGATGGATGACCTTACACAATCCAATACCCCAATTGAATTGCTGAATGACAAGAACTGTAAACCAAGAAGACCGGGCGAACCATATAACAGACCGGTGAAGATTGACGGGCAATTGTTCTATATATCAAGGTCAATTACTGTGTCGCTATATGTCTATTGTAAGAACAAGGAGGGTGAATTGTGCGTGTTAGCCAATCAAAGAGGACAAGGTGCGCAAAACGCCAATATGCTTTGGAATATCCCCGCAGGTTACCTTGACTATGGAGAATCAATAGAACAGGCGGCACAGAGGGAAGCATATGAAGAAACCGGTGTCGTGGTTCCACTTGAGAAAATAGAAATGATGGGTATTAACTCAAGTCCAGGTGGAAGAAGACAGGACGTGTCCGTCCGTTTCTCGGCTGTCTTGGACGGAACAATCGACGATTACCCTGTAGATATCAGCCACTGTGAACCAGGAGAGGTGGCAGATGCAGGGTGGATACCACTTTCAGGAATCGGGAGTAAAAGGTGGGCATATGGACAGCACCACAAAATAGTTCCACAAGCAGAGACGATGTTCGGCAATCTTGATTCATACAACAAAAACGGAAATGACCTGAGTAATATGATTGCGGAATTGAAACACGAATTAAGCGGAAATCCCAAAGCAAAATATCTCTTCAATAAGATAATAAAACTAATGAAAAAACAAAATGCGGGCATTTAACCCGCATTTTTTTTTATGGCTCATATATGTAGTTTATCGGTGGTAGTTTCTCGTGTTCCATCTCAAGAAAACTTGCTCCATATTGGCTGTTCCACACAGGATCATTATGACCAAGTGTGAGGACACGTTCGTGGATTAACCTGTCATATCTGTTCTTTAAAATCCAAGTTGTTCTCTGAATTTCATTGAAGCGCTTACTCTGTGCGGTATCACCGGTTTCTTGCCCTCTTTCGTTCGTCCCTTCATGTTGAATGTACAGAACCTTGTCAACCTTACACATTTTTGTGCTTAGGAATGTCCTTATAATCAAATCTTGATCATCCAACACGGAAAGTGTTATATTGTGTCCGTCAATCTTATGATACACATCCTTTCTCCATGACCTTATATGATTCGGTTGGGCATATATCGTCCTTATCGTTACGGCGTTGACATCGGGTGTTGCTGAATATGTAAGTTTTTTACCATCATCCGTGACAAAGGTATCCAGTATACCGTATCCGAAGCCCCATCCGTCGCCATATACAATTGGAATGCCGTTTATTTCTTCGAGACACTTTGAATAAACGAATCCGACGTCTGGGTGTAAAATGTATGCCTTATACAAAAGTTCAAGACAATCAGGTGTCAGTTCATCATCATGATCAACTTCTAACAGATAGTCACCGTCACACGCCATTGCAATTGTGCGTTTATTAAGACCGATATTTCCGTGATGTGATGAGTTTCTTATCACGTGAATTCTGAAATCCCGATAACCGCCTATAGTTTCTATCACAGAATCATTGTCGCTGTCATCAAGTATCCACCAATCCCATTCCTTATATGTCTGTTTCCGTAACGATGAGTATAGGCGGTCAAGATATTCCTTCGGGGTATTATGTGTACATGTAAATATTGAGAACAATTCATTGCCTACATTCTTATCCCTACTTATGTTCATCATAAATGTCTCAATTATATAATGCCCAATTAGTTGAGGTTTGTACATATCAGTATGTGTCCACTTCTTCCTTATTTCATAAGGCAAGTTCACCATTGGTTCAAATTGTTTGAAGTCACCAACTGTTATGATGGCATCAGGACACTTCTCTGTGTACATTGCATCATACAATTCACCCAAGTTACCGGGATTTTTCAAATGGAGAATATCAAAACCCTTTTCTGCATTTTCACCCCCGTATTCACCGTTTGTTATTTCGGAAACATCAATGTCCCCTTTACAGATTAAAATACAAGAAATCTTATTTTTCATTATTAATATAGTTTAAAATTTCATTATGGAAAGCGTAATATTCGTTACGATTACCCTCATCGGGCAAAAGTATAGATATTACGGCATCAATGTCCTCTTCATAAAGACAACGGGGATTACTGTCATACATAAACGACAACAGGTTCTCTGAAAAAGAATAATCCGGATTTCCTGTTACGTAATCCCCTAAAAAAAGTTCCGCCGAACCGAGATCAACACTTTTTGGATTTCTGCCACCAATGTAATCATACAATTTTTTAGTGTTTATCCATTGGAAACTACCAAGATAGGCCCATCCGTTTCTCGTGAAATCCTTTGCAAGGAACTTAAACGTTCCATATGTTATCGTATGTGGTCTTACAAGTATATCAGCCACATATTTTACATCACGCATATTCATCCAATACATAAACGTAATCCATTTTTCAATATTTTCTGTTTTTACGTTTTTGTTACCAAGATTTGTCGCACCCTTAAGATGTCCGAAAAACGTTATACCATCAATGGAATCCAACTTTGATATGACCTCATCATAATAAGTTACCGCCTCCCTTAACATCGGATTGTTTTCAATTACCTTAAATGAGATGTTCCCAATAAAACCATCACCGAGAAGACGCCGTTCATACGCCTTTATCATATCTTCGTTCTTGACATCATACGCCAATACATATTTTATGTCCGTAAAGTTATCACGGAACAAATCAAGACACCTTAAATGTATCCTAAGTATGCGCAGATAATTCTCATCCACATTCTCCGGTAGCCAAAAATGGAAAACCATATTGCGTCTGATTCTCTCATCCAACTCATAATTTTTCAATTCTTCTGGACTCATAGTTTTTATTAATGCTTCTGTTATATTTTTCCAAGTATATTTTTGACAGATTTTGTATGCCAAGTTTGCAAGTCTTGCCCTTTCGTCCTCATTTTTCAATAATTCAATCGCCTGTCTCGCAAGTTTCTCGGCAAATTCATCAAGTCTGCTCTCATCCATTAACCATTCGTTGAAACCAAAACATTCATCCCCAACAAAACCGTCATATCCGCTAAGTGTATCAGAAAATGCGTGTTTTCCTGCACAAATGATGGCATTCTTCGCTGCGGCATTCTCAACCGCCGTAATACAGAATGTTTCCCCAAGTTTTGTCCCATCCTCAAAATGACCGTGATTCGGATATATCCAAATTTTGCTCTCTTTTTGAAGTTTGGCTAAATCCGCCTTCGATAACCTTCCCCTAAGATTGACGCCTTCTACATTGAAATAGTCATCAGTACAATTATCCGCATAACTGCACACATCTATTTCAAAATCGGGTATCTCACGTCTAACTATTGGTAGTATCTTAGTTATCAAGTATTTGGCACCTCTTGACTTATCTGAAGACCACACCATTTTGTTTTTCTTCTCATATGTGTCGACATCAGAATAGAGTCCCCAATCAATTCCATTACCTGAGCGTATGAATCGGTCCCTTGTCAGTCCTTCATATTCTTCAAGCAGTCTTTTTTCTTGGAAAGTGGACAATGTGATTATTTTGGATACAAGATGCAGTTTCAAATCAGACAAATTATAGGCTTCAAGTATGTAATTGTCATGTGCGATTATGAAAATATTGTCACAGTTTATTGTGTTCGATACTATGCTTGCAAATCTCGATACAATGAAGTAATCAAATCTTGTTTTATTACATACGGATACGAACTCCTTATATGAATAATATTCCACGCCGTCACTTGAAAAATGGTGTTCACAGTCGGCAAACATTATGACATGAAATCCAAGTTTGGATAATTCTGAGGAGACGCTTATCGCCCACGTCTCGCTTCCGCCAATACCCTCATTAAGTGCTGTTTCATCCCATTCATGCACCAGTTCGTCAGGCAGATATAAAATTCCGCAGAATATTCCAATTATCTTCTTTTTTTCCATTAACGTCTATTGAACTTGTAGTCTTTCATATTCTTTTGATACATAAAGACACTGTCCCTTTGTATATTGTCAAGTCCGTAGAACTCATTGAAGTGTCTTACAAGGAACGTAAATTCACCGTTTCCCCTACCTTTTTCCGCATCATATACCAATCTGTTGAAATAGTTCTCATCGATGAACTTAGGGATATGATACCAGTTATCTCTTGTCATATCTCCGAGTTGCATCTCAACTATCTTGTCGCATATCCTGTGCATTTCATATGAATTACCGCCAAAGAACGACGTAATAACATATGTGTATGGCGTATCACTGTCAATGTATGCACCCTGTGTCTCGTCCTTCTCCGTATTATCCATTATCGTGGTGTTAACCCAATAGTTTCTTACACCCTCGTCAGGATGGAGATAATACGGATTTTTTGAAATCATAACACAACCCTCATCAAGACGGTCAAGAATCTCATCCCAATTATAGTATGGAACCTCCTTGAAAATGGTGTCGGCATCAAAATAGAAAGTGTAGTCAGCAGCCATTCTTGGTATCTCGTTTATCCAATACATCTTGTGGATGGGAACACACGGATAAATGAGGTTTGGTTTCTTTATCACCTCAGTGTAAATGACATTATTGTCATGAAAGCCCGCATATTCCTCCGCTCCGTCACTTATAATCCTGACAAACTTCCTGTTATTCGGGAAGAAATACTTTATACTCTCAAGAAATGGTTTTGTGTAATTAACATATCCGCCTGTGCAAGTGTAGATAATTTCAATTATCTTGTCGTTTCTGTTCATTCTTCTTTTCTAAATTTATTCCTAATTCATTTATTATTTTATCATAGAAAGCATTAAACTCATCCAAACCGTTATTTTCATATATGAGTTTTACATATAATCTTGAATTACGGTAATAATCACCGCCATTCATCAGATAACGGTTCTCATGTGACAATGCGAAAAAATCCATAGAATATACGTTTCCAAGAAATTCCTCATCATAAAACCTGTTTGTACAATGCGGAAGTTCTATGTTAAAGCGTTTTATGTGGTCATACAGAATGGCACTATTTATCCAAAAGAATGTTCCGATATACGCCCAACCGTACCTTATATTCGTTATATCGTTCTTTGTCAACATTGAACCATATGAAAAGGAGGGTCTTCCAATGAGTTTGTCAACAACCTCATCCATATAGTTTAAACTAAAGAAATACATTCCCGCAATCCAATACATTATGTTGTCCTTCCCATATTTCTTGATATTGGTAATTCCCTTGTTGTGCCCGAAAAACACTAATTTTTCTTCAGGCATCTTGTCGACAATCTCACGCTTGAATGCTTCCGTCTCCCTTAATTCGGTGTTCTTTGCAATACTGAAAGTTATTGTCCCCTTCGTATGCATCTGCAAGAGTTTATTTTCTGCCATTCTTATCAATTCAAGGTCATTAATATCATCCAAAGACAAAACAAACAACATCTCATCAAATACATTCGCATATGTCTCAATACACTTGAAATGTAGTCTGTTTACTTCACAATCAAATGTCTCCCTTGAAAGGAAAAGATTGAATACAAGTTTTTTTATCATAACGCCTCTATTATGCTGAAATAGTAATTATTATCTTTTGAATATTTGTAAACCGTTCTTTCAAACGAGTGTTCATCCATATTTAGAATAATCTTGTTCCCATTGTTAAAGGAAATGCTGAATAATACATTATACAACTCGTCATTAATGTCACAATCGACAAAAACAACAACATCCTTTCTTTTATAAAGTAATAAAATGCAATAGTAAAATAAAGCGAAAACGTTGCCTTTATTTACAACTTTGATCAATTTATAGTCATATGTGCTTTCAGCCACGCCGTTAAAATTATCAACATTAAGCGTAGATGACTGCACTAATCTGCTTATATCATACTTTTCCGTTGAGTAGTAACCGAATGTATCGAGATTTATCTTAAGAGATGTGCCATCAGGATAACCCCTCTTCTCTTTTTTCAAAAATTCCTCAAATGATTTCGTATAATAATGCTTGAGATAACACCTCTTGTACCTCAATGGCGTACCATACATATCACATCTCTGTCCTTCAACATAATACCCGCCATAAGATACATCAAAATCATTCCCATCCAACTTTACTGGCTTGTGCATATTGCAGGAAAAAGAATAAGTATCAGGAAGACCACCCCTAATGATACACTTTCCGTAAATGTTCTCCTTGCACATTGTAACAGGTTGAAACGGATATGTGAAACGCTCCTGTACATCACCATCCTTCTTAACCAATTCGCCACAGTTGGACATATTAAGCCAATTTACGAATAAACAGTCAAGTTCAATCGTGTCAAGAAAATCCTTTATTGACGAATGGGAATCATTTATCTCAAGAAACTCGTCACAATCAAAAAATGCACACCATTTGAAATTTGATGCCCTTAAAAACATATCACAAATCCCAACTTGGAAATTCTTAAAAAATGTGCACTTGAATATCTCTACACTGCCACTACTAATATAATCCGACAATATATTAGATAAGGTATCCTCATCATTGTTGTCACATATTATTATCTTGTCAAAACCAAGATTCAAATAATGATCAACCCACTCAATAATATATTCATCCTCGTCCTTCGCACAAGTAAAGACAATATACTTATCCCTGTCAGTGACATCAAACGGATATTCAATTAGTGTGTCACCATAAAAATATTGATATTTCCCATCCATAAAACAAATATACAAAAAAACCGACGGAGTTTTTATTTCCATCGGTTTTTTTTTGCGCTTTATAAAACGTATTAATGTTTAACCCATAATATGTTTTTCAAGTTCCTCTATTCGTGCCTTCAATTCCTGTGTGTCAGAATACAAGACTTCGAACGCCTTCATAAGTACAATCGACAAACCTGAGTAATCAACAGTCAACTTACCATCAATACCTTCGGAAACAAGTTCAGGGAAGTACTTGGAAAGTATCTGAGCTGATGTACCAATCTTCCTGTCTTCACCCATACTCTTGTCCTTCCAATAGTAGTAGAACTTAGGTATGGACTTGATTACATCAATTGAGAAATCAACTTCTCCAACAATATTCTTCAAACTCTCATCTGAATTCTGATAGAAACCATTTGCTGAATATACTCTTCCATTTTGTGCGTAGACGTGCTGATTGACATACCACGTGTCGGTGTTCATTGTTGTCGTATTATAAGAGTTTCTACCAACAAGATACATTGTCGTGGTTGTGGCGCTCGTTGCTTTATTCACATTTATGACAGCACCGTTCGGACCAACAGGACCAATTACACCTTGTGTTCCTTGAGCACCTTGTAATCCGTTCGCACCACCAAGACCTTGTGGTCCTCTTGAACCCATTGCACCAATTTTGCCGGTCACAATACTTGCCGTGCCCTGTTCGCCTTGATAGCCCTGTTCACCACTAGCACCCTTAGCACCTTGTGGTCCTCTTGAACCCTTGGCACCAATCTTGCCCTGTGAACCGACAGTACCCTGAGCACCGTTAGAACCTTGTGCACCTGCGGAACCCTTGGCACCTTGAGGGCCAATTGAACCTTGAACACCGAGTTTACCTGTCAATGTGCTTGCAGTACCCTGAGCACCGTTGGAACCCTGTGCACCGCTTGAACCTTGTTTACCTTGCGGACCGATTGAGCCTTGTACACCGAGTTTACCTGTAACACCGATATTACCCTGTGAACCGTTAGAACCTTGTGCACCGCTTGAGCCTTGCTTACCTTGCGGACCTATCTTACCTTGGACACCAAGATTACCTGTCAATGTGCTTGCAGTACCCTGAGCACCGTTAGAACCTTGTGCACCGCTTGAACCTTGTTTACCTTGCGGACCTATCTTACCTTGGACACCAAGATTACCTGTAACACCGATATTACCCTGTGAACCGTTAGAACCCTGTGCACCTGCGGAACCCTTGGCACCTTGAGGACCAATTGAACCTTGAACACCGAGTTTACCTGTCAATGTGCTTGCAGTACCCTGAGCACCGTTGGAACCCTGTGCACCTGCGGAACCCTTGGCACCTTGAGGACCAATTGAACCCTGTACACCGAATTTACCCGTAACACCAAGATTACCCTGTGAACCGTTGGAACCCTGAGCACCTGCGGAACCCTTAGCACCTTGAGGACCGATTGAACCTTGAACACCGAGTTTACCCGTCAATGTGCTTGCAGTACCCTGAGCACCGTTAGAACCCTGAGCACCTGCGGAACCCTTGGCACCTTGAGGA